TTGAGCCATCGGACTTCTGTCTCAATGGTCTCGGCAGTTCCGACAGGAAGCACAATCACGGGAATAGCACCCTTTGCAGCGCCAGCAACCTTATCAGGATAATCAACAATCATGACCATCTTGTTCGCAAAGCGCTTCTTCGCACTCAGCGAAGGTGGTGCAGTTTGGCGAATCTTCGCCATTGTTCCTACAGGAAAAGTAGGAACCGAGTTCATGTTGTCAAGCACTTTTTGAACGTACTTGTTTTCAACCATTGCGCGATACTGCTTTTCAGTAGGAATGTGGTCATCGTCGTTCAAAATACGATTAGCCAAGTCTGCAAAATATGGCGGATTATTCAAATAATAACGTGCAGCAATACACATTTTGTCGCGCATTTCTTGAGAAAAGCTATCATTCCAAGACTTTCGTGCAGCCTGCACAGCAGGGTCACGATTCTTCTCGATGCGCTGAACAATAGATTCTTGTTTGGCAGTCAAACTTCCGTAACGATTCACACTGTCCTTGACGGAAGCGAGAAAACTCTTTTCCCAATCAGAAAGACCAGCGCCATTAACAAGAACTTTATCAATGCGCGCAATAAGTTCAGGATTCGCTTTTTCCCTGCGTTGTCGCATAACGGCTTCTCGTCGGCTGCCAGAATAGTATCCCATTTTGATTTCCTCGTTTCGGGTACAGTTAAAGTATAGGAACGGTGTTGCTTAAATCAAGAATCTACATGAGAAATAATCATTAGTTCCCAATTTTCACGCTGTTGTACGCGATGAGGCTCATTATCTCCCCACTGCTTGCGAGGAATCGTTCGCGAAGGTCCGAGCCAATGCACCATCACATCAAAGCGTTCCTTCTTTTTTTGGCAAAGTAACTTGGCTGTGTGCTCACCGACAAAATGCTTTGTGGACAATACAATACCCTGAACCTTGGAATCTGGATGCCACGCTTCTCTAACGATTGCGCCTGGTTCTAACTTCTTTGCTTCTTTGAGGTTCACTAACGGCGGCCCTCGATGAAGGAGGCCTTATCATCCGAGAAACCATCTTCGATGGACCTTCGCTTCTCAGCGTTGATGCTCATTTGCTCAACGGTTAGAGGTTTTGTGTCAACATCATAAATAGCTTTTTCAGCTTGATAGACTGCTTCTGCTAGTTGCTTACGTTTATTGTTTGTAAATACAACTTCTGCCCTTTCCAGGTTATCTGGTGCCGTTGGCTCCGTCATTCCAAGGACATTATTCGCAACAGAAAGAAAAGTCTCAAGTGATTCGCGAGGAATCGTGATTAAATCGTCCATTAAAACCTCCGTAAAAAACTATAGGAACAAAATACTGAGAGTAAAACTACTCATCATCATAATCAATGCCATGGTACGAATAGGGGCGCTCTTTCTTGAAGTCCCCGCGCAGCTTTGCAGTGTTAAGGCAACACTCCATAGTCAAAAAATCTTCAGGGTACACCACATCAACCGGACTGGTGATCGTCATGGCAGACTCCCGGCGGCCTCTCTTGGGGTTGTCTTTGCAGATATCCTCAATGTCGGCGATTGAGCGAGGAAGCATACAACTATTGCGTCGACCAGTAAGTGTCTCAGTAGTAATCAAATCTATGTATTCTTGGTCGCCACCGAGCGCGGCATGATGTGTAATATACGTCCAGTTGACGCCGCTAACCATAGCCAACTCTTCCGCATCCCAGTTCTTTATCATTACCAGGGCCCCAACACCCAGCCCATGCTCAGTAAACCTATCGATAAACTTTTCACGGGCTTCGAGAGTCTTCGTGGCAAAGTTATTCATATCGCCGTTGCGATAGCTACAGGTTCTACGAGTGTGACCTTGCTCTTTACAATAAGAACACTTGCGATTCTTGCCACGGTTGACAGTCTTGTTCAACTCTGCCTTGTGGCGGCTAAGATTGCGCTGCGCGTAGTTGCGCTCCCAATCATCGGTGAAGTTATCGTCTGCGATTTCCTTTTCATACGCAGCAATCTGATCCAGATGACTCTGCTTCTTCGCCTTGCACGAACCCTTGTTGTGACCCTTTTCATAGCAGTGGCCACAAGTTACAGTGCGCTTCCAGTTTCCATTTTCATCAGTATAATACGACATTTCAACCCTCCGTTGTGTCGTTTACAGTATAAGTATAATTACGCAGCTTGAAGAGTCAAGAGTGCGTCCAACATATCTACAGTTTTTGGGAGTCCGCCGCCCACTGGATAAACCCAGCACTTTGAGCCCCATGGACTATAAATGTTTGTGTCCTTTTCACATAGGACATCCAAAACCTGACAAACCTCAACATCTTCTAAAATATATTTTGGGGTTTCGTCGGGCTCGTCTTGATGAATGTTGTAAGCCACTCCAGCTTCAACCAACAAAATCATCATATGCTCGGTTAGTTCTTCGCCATCGAGTGGATTGTCGGAAAAGCAGTTCTCCGTAAAATACTCGTGGCACGACGGATCGTCGATGATGGCCTGTATTTCAACATAGCCGTTTTTAAGTTCTATGAGTTGCATATCAACTCCGTTGTCATACCAACTAAGATAGTTGTGAGTGAAACAACGAATCACTTTCTCATAAATATCTTTGCTATACTTGGGCTTAAAGATCCAAGATGATTGCATTTTTTACCTTATGTGTCTTGTGTGCGTGTGTCTTGTGTGCGTGAGCAAAAAAAATGGTTGACCCGGTGGGACTTGAACCCACGACTCCCACCTTATAAGGATGACGCTCTAACCTACTGAGCTACGGGTCAGTAATCTGTCTACGCCCCAACTATAGGAACCAAAAGATTCTAGTCAAGACTCAGAAACAAGAAGTAATGTTTCTTCTCGTCGGCTGTGTTCCTCGCCTTCAAGTATATATAATCTAACGGATTTTCCATCTCGCTCACTTTCAATAACCTCAACAATCATCTTGGCTGGATAGATTTCTTTGTAGTTTGAGTAACTTGAAGGTATTACTAAATCACCGACTTTCACTGATAACCTCACAGCCTGATTGGACCATCCAACGAACTTCTCCGCTCTGGTCGATGGTTCTTACAGTCCCGCCTTCGTTGTTAATAAACAAAACAACAGCAATGCTCACAGGCGGGGGCAGCTTCAGAGGATTATACCTAATCAAATCACCGACTTTCATAGTGATATTCCACATCGTCAGATTCTATTCCTTCGATTTCTCCATCGGACCACAAACATTCGAGCCAAAAGTTTTGTTTTAAGGGTCCGTGGCCGGCAGGTATACCTGAAACATCCAGAATGATAGCAAACTCGCCACCACACTTTATCAAATCACCGACTTTCATTTACAATCTCCAGTTCTCCCGCATAAAAGTCGACGCCTTCAACTTCCCCAATATCATCGCACCACTTCACCAAGGCTCGGTGGAGGGCTGATTGTTGACAATCAGCCCAAATGTATTTGAAGGAATGTGTCTTACCAGATCACCTGCTTTCACTGACTAACTCCATACGAGGCTCAACCGTCCACACGGGAACCTCTCTTTCAGAAGTCAGAGATTGAACTTTCCACCAGCGGTTGCCAAATCCATAAGTTTTGTCTCTCTCAATTAAAATGTAATAACCATCTTGTTCAAGTAAAGTAACTAAATCGCCGGCCTTCATATTTTTCTACCAGCACCTACGATTGAGCTATCGCTTTCTTCAATCACTTCATTTGCCGGAATCCAATGAACTTTGTAATAAGGAATATCGGCCAACCTCAAATCAATATCTATTACGATTCCTATTTCCCAATCGTTTCCCTGTTCAGGCGTCCAGCCCTCTTCATTGAGGAGGTTCTTTTCTTCGTTGGCAGAAAGCTTAACTAAATCACCAACTTCAAACTTCACCGGAAACAACCTCAATGCATTGTGATGGTGTCCAGGCTTCTTGTGGGCCATATTCATCAGAAAACCAATAAATCCAAGCGCCTTCGCTGCTGCCTTCTCCATGCTTGACGTCATGCATGCGCAAAATAATCCCCGTGTGACCGTGGAAATAAGCTCGGCCGGACCTCGCCCACCTGACCAAATCACCCGGCTTCATTTAGAACCTCCAGCCAGCCGGCGAGCATACAATCTCGGTCCTCACCTTCTTTTGCTAGGTGTGCCGGTGAAACCCAACGAACCCACCAGCGATGAACACGCTGCTTGTGTTGCCGGTATACAATACCGATCGGGTAGTATTGTTCGCCTCCAATATCGTCTGGACCCCATGCGTCGACACTTCTTACCAAGTTACCTACTTTCATTACCTACAACCATCGCAGCGGCTATCAGTCCATCGTTTGATTGCTGCATCGATGACTTCCATGACGGCCTTGAAATCCTCTTCATCGTCTAGACACCGTGCGAGACACTGCTGTTCAAGCATGTGCTTAATCTCTTTTGCCAGTTCATGATTCACTTATCAACTCCAACTGTTCTTCTTCGTGAAAGGAAAAATCGTCGTTCCATTGAACCCTATACGACTTCCAGGCTCCAATACCGTTGGCGCCTTCCTCAATAAATGTAATAACGCCTGGTCCATAGTAAACACCGGTCCAGCGCCAGTTTTCCCTAAGTAAAACAATATCACCGACTTTCATACTTTCTCCAGCCAGCTACAACTGTTCCAAGATACCTCTGCAATACCCTCCGGAGGGTTTAACCAGTGTATCAAGTATCCTACTCGCCAGTCGTCAACTCGCGGTTGGTCGACCTCAAGTATAATCCCCAAATCGCAACGGACGTTGGCGTAGGTGTTTTTTACTAAATCACCGACTTTCATCGGCTACCTCCAACATAGATGCTTGATAATAGCCGGTTGCCGTGTACTTACAACACCATACGATTTTGAAGGAACCTCCGACATGCGTGTGAATAGCTATACCGAGAGGGCCTGAATCAATCGTATGACTCTTAAACTTTACCAAATCACCAACTTTCACTTACAACCTCGATAAACTTCTCGGCCATCTTGCCGCCGGAATGAAAGTTCGCTTTGCATACGGGTGCCAGAATCCATGTTCGTGAATAACCCCAAGAACTGTCGTCTGCTCCTTCGACTATAATATAGTAACCAATCTTCGCGGGTAAAACTTGTACGAGATCACCGACTTTCACTTACCATCTCCAGTTCGCATTCATGCCACCATCCAATCTCTTGTCTCCAGCAGACCTCGTAGTATAATATACCGTACTCATCTTCATGAGAGTCTAAAACAATACCGTATTTGAAATCAACGCCAAGCACATTGACCACGCCGGAACGTAATCGAACAACATCACCGGTCTTCACTAATTACCTTTAGATATTCAACGTCATAGTCGCTAGTGCGTCCAGTGTGCGGCCAACAAATAGAAACATAAGTACAGCCAGGAACCTTTGTCGGCTCTGATATCACAATCGCGATAGTGACGGGGTCGCCCCGATATAATACCAAATCACCAACTTTCATTATAACACCACGATTGCGCCGTCGGCGACGTCTGCTAAACTAAACCAAGAGCCGCCAAGTTGTCCATCAATAATATCGCAGCCCCACACGACTCTCCATTCTGGTCCGGTGTTGTCGACAGACGGTCTGATTTCGAGTACGTGGCCGATGCCACTGTCGATAGGGTCGTTCTTGTGTGCAACATATTGTACCAAATCACCTACTTTCACTGATTAGCTCCAATTCTTCTGTTCCGTGGAAGGAAAAATCGTCGTTCCAATGTACTCTGTGAGAGACAAACCCCTCTTCGGGGTAGTCAGTTATAGATGTAATAACGCCAGGACCATAGTAAACATATTTTATCTGGTACTCTTCTTTAAGCAGAACTATATCACCGACTTTCATTTACGACCTCCAAATGGTCTGGTCGACCAAACAACGATGCGCCATCCTTCCACAAGATTAGCACGCCATGGCGTACAGTAGCACAACGTATCACGATGCCTATTTGATCTTGACGTTCATACGTCGACCAAAATCCACCAGCAACCTTTACCAAATCACCGACTTTCATGCTCGGCTCATGACATGGAACAGAGCATCTTCAGTACAAAAATCTTCAGAAGTCCAGGGATCAGACAATATCTGGCCTGAACTCCAGGCAACCTCGATCATAAGATAACATTCATCATGGTAGCATTTTAACACAATGCCGACGTCGCCATCTCTGCAACCAATAATATCACCCGTCTTCGGGGTTTCGTAGTATAATGTATTCATCTTTCTGTTTTCGCGTCAGTTGTTTGAACCTATATTCGGCTTTTTGAGCAGAAGATCTATCTTTGAAGGTTGTCCAATAAACCACCTCAACAGGTCTCCTCGTCTTCGTATATTTTGCGCCCTTTGGCGAAGTATTGTGCTCATTAAGACGTCGCTTAACGTCGGTTGTCACACCAGTATAGTAAGAACCATCGGAGCAGAGTAAAACGTATAAAAACCAGTGTTTAATCAAGGGAAAAGATAAAATTTCGCAAAGATCTGCGAGAGGGCGAGATAACAATATGATGAAAGCTCTTGTTGATTCGCGAAACAAGACCAATGATTTCACCAGCTATGTTAAGAATCGGGGCTCCAGATGAGCCGGGGTAAGCCGGAATGGTGAAAACAGACGTTAAACTATCGCCGCCAGCAAAATGTCCAGAAACAACCGGAATTAAACCTTTTCCGGCTACTCCATCGGGGGCCATCATACTCCACACCACTTTACCTCGCGAGGGGCTCGACGTCGCTATAGGTATCGGATCGGCTAACAGGCTCCGGCCGGTCGTCATTAAACAAATGTCCCTTGAAGGATGAATATCCAATCCAATTGCGGCATATACATTATCTTTGTCATCGTGAACAGTCACAAGAACTTTATCAAGAACTTCAGATTGTGCTGCGTTATCAAGCATTTTACGAACCCCAGCACAAATATGCCCAGCCGTCAAAATTTTGTTTGACCTTACAACAGTTCCAGAGCCAAAGCCGGCTTCCAGTACACAAGTAATACAATTTGCCTTATAGCGTTTCACCTTAATTTGTACAAAAGAATCGAATGGAATATTTGGCTTTGTGTCCACATACACGCGAGTGCAGGAGCAAAAAATTATTGAGCATAATACAATTAAAAACTTATTCTTCATCAACTTTCTCCAAAATAATTCTTCCAGAAAAGCCGCCGCGACACTCTCTTTTGTCCATGGCGGTGCTCTCCACACCATCAATATCTAACTCATGAAGCATACACAAAGACCTGAAAACTTCAAAAACATCAGCGGCTTCTTCGTAACACGGATTGTCTATGAACTCTTGCATCTCTTCTTTCATTTTAGCAAAAAGACGCATCTCATATTCATCAGCGGTGGCCACATGATAATCACATTTTCTTCCACTTTCCTCAATGATACGAGGAATTAAATCTCTAACCAATTTCACCTGCCCTCTCCTTCTTTTTCTATGTGCCACTTATCGGACATACATTTGCGCCATCTAATTGTTCCATCTAGGTGTTTTACATAAAGATAATCTATTCCTAAGTGGCCATCATCGTCTGGGCTATATATGTAATCCGGTTGAGAGTCTTCCAAGAATTCAGATGCGCCAGTTTTTGGCGAAAAAAGACGATAGCCGCCTTTTGTTCCTGCGATAATGATATTATCATGTAATTCTTTAGGAGAACAATGTCCTATTTGTTCTAGCATATGTTCGGGATATCCGTCATAGTAACAAAAGACTCCAATGTAGCTTCCGTCTTCCTTTTCAACATATAAATTACTTTGTGTGCCCATTATCCACCATTAAAATTTAATTATTTCCCAATCACCATCACAGTTTGTATAGCGAACTTTTTTAATACCCGCTTCCTCAATATACTTGATACAATGTCGACATGGCTTGGCCATTGCCCAGCCACCAGACTTCTTAAAGCGAAGAACCTCCATTGTATCACCGGGTTTCGCAAAACGAAGCACATTCATTTCAGCATGCATACAGTGGCCCTGTTTTCCGTCAGGATAACGACGTCCAAAACGGGGATGTGTTTTGTGTGTATTGACCCCAACACGAACGACACTCTTGCCTCGTCGTAAGATAGCGGCCAAATGATAATGTTGGCCGTTATTCATCGCTTTTTTTTCAGCTTTGTAGTACACTGGACATAGTGTCCACCTCCTGGCTTACACACCTAGTATAATTACAGAAGAACACGAGTCAAGAGTCTTTTTTATTTTTTTTGAAGACCTGGCGTATGGCAGCGAAAGACAGCAAATTAATTGCCAAACACCCAAGAAATAATAATATTGCGTACCACTCCATTATTCTTCAGTTTCATATTCATCTAGCTCATCTAAAAGCCACTGGAAGTCGCTATCTTCTATCAGGCTTTCAAAATCACTGTCTTCCAAACATGAACTATAGTGACAACGTAATATCTTAACATTTGCCAGAATATTATTTACAAGATTTTCAGCAATTTCACATTCGTCATTCATAAGTTTGTACCCGCCTCAACTAATAGTTTTCTAATATTATCTATGCGAATATTTAATTTTTGTTCATTTTCAGTTAAAATTGCAGTTTTTAAAAGATACAATTGTTTTTTCGCCTCTTCAAGCAACTCGCCGGCTTTTGAGGGCACATAAACTTTCACTCGAACTACTCCTTTTTTCGTTTGTTAAAAATTTTATTGGATTTAATTTCTTCTTTCAATTTTAAGTTTTCTGCTAGTATTTCTTGTAACATACCGGTCAGCTCATCAATGAGATGCATCGCTGTAAAATCTGTTGCGAACACAGAGCCTTTTTGCATTTTTAGACTGTATTTGCGTGCTTTTTCTAACAGAAGAAGTTTTTTTTGAATAGCCATCTTCATGTGTATTATATGCTATTTTTACAATCAGAAAAGAAAATTTCTATATTACTAGCTAGTTGCGAAGTTATATAACTACACATTTCTTTTTCGTTTTTTAAATCAATAAGCTGTGAATTGTGATATATTTTCCATTGTCCCAATTCTCGCAATACATCCATTTTGCTGATAACAAGTTTATTAACAGAATTAAGGGCAATATTTTTTTGTAACTCGTCTAAGTTAAGCCAATTACATTGGCGCGGACGGCCGGTGGTCGCGCCGTATTCGTCGCCTAAATCACGCAGAGCTTGAAACACCGGATCGGATGGCTCGAAAGATTTGGCTCCAACATAGGTCTCATAAATCTTTGCGACACCCCATACATCACGAAGCCATCGTGGACTAACGGCATTCAAAAATACGCCGCCTAAACCACAGTGACTAGAAGTGACATATGGATAGTCGCCCCAATCAATATCCAAACCGAATCCTTGTGCTCCTTCGCATAATACTTTAATTGTTTTATCATTGTGAAATTCCTCGTATAAGTCTATGATATAAGATCGTAATGAAGCTACCTCGTCGGCCCGCATTCCTTTGCGGGCATACTTATCGCGATAAGCTGGTCCGTTACCACGACGCGTGGTACCAATCTTATTTTCTGCTGCTTCTTCAAGAAGATGCCCTTCGGTAATTACATGAGCATTCTTCGCAATAAAAAGCGTACCATCTAATTTAATTCCAGCATCTTGTAGCTCTCTTACTTCTTCAAAAAAATGTTTAGGGCTGATTACACATCCAGGTCCAATAATTGATTTAACCCCATAAAATACGCCGGCAGGAATATGATGTGTTACAAATTTCCTACCTTCGTGATAAATTGTGTGACCAGCGTTACAGCCTCCATTAAATCTCAAAACATGAGTATAATTTTTGTTCTTGGATAAGTAGTGTGTAACTTTTCCTTTGGCCTCGTCGCCATGTTGAATTCCTAATACTACGTCAGCTAACATTTTTTTCCTTTGTTATTTAGTACCCCCTGTAGGGATCGAACCTACGACCTGCGGATTAAGAGTCCGATGCTCTACCAACTGAGCTAAGAGGGCTTATCTTGGTGGTTGCTTTTATCCGCTAATCAAGAATAGTTTTCGCTATATTTTTGACTGCCATCCTTTCGTTGCGAGACAAATCCCTGTAAGTCTCTAAGCCCTCGGTAAAAGTAAATGGCCGGTTATTAACTCTTGTCATAAACTCTGCTTCTTCGCCCAGCTTGATATTGCCAACCTGTACAGTTTGTCCTAAGCCTGGAAATTCACTGTAATTTGTGCCATACAAGTGTGCGCCTTCACCACCAGCGGGGATAATTAAAACAGAATCTTGACAAAATTTCTTGCCGAGCATTATAATATTATCAATAAAATCAGAAGCTTCTGGTAAATTAACAACTATATAACTTTCCTCTCCAACTTCCACGGCTTGTGGGGTATCAAAATCTTCAACGTAGTTGCCGCCAACTCTTGTAACTCCATAATTTAATGATAGAAGTGTGGCCTTAAGATCTCGATTTCTTTGCTTGTTGACGCGAAGTTGGACGCCTGTTCTGCCACCTTTTCCCTTTACTTCGGGTGGTAAATCCTCTCCGCCTCTCAAGGCATCGTCTACACATTTAGACATATCGTTGGGATCGTTACGAAAAGCTGTCAATATTGCCGTCTCTGTCGAGTAAATAAACTTATGTACTCTTGAAAGCGAAGATTCATTGAGAAATGATTTCCATTTACCGAGCAAATCTTTCATAGATTTCTCTCTGCATATTCAGTACACTTCTTTAGAGAATCAACTTCCCGACTTGGTTCAACAACCACCAGTTCATCAATTCGATATTCATGATAATAGTGATCGCCTCCGCGCATTTCGTTTATAAAATCCATCGCACTTTCATACTTCTCATCGTTAAACCATTTTACTTTTGCAAACGACCAATTGTTCTTTCTTGCTTCCAGATTTGTTACCACGCCATAACGTCGTATGCCTTGATAATTCTGAAATACAATATCGCTAACTTTCACTTAAACCTCCTTCAAGTTTATGTTTTGTGACTTCAATTGGCTCAAACCACACTACAATATCCATGTCCCCTGTCTTGTAACGCGCACCTTTATAGTTTGATTCTTCGGGACTCAACAAGCTTTCAGGCTCGGAACCATATTTGGATTGTCGTGGTTTATTGGCCAAACTTCTCAATATTCTATCGTAATCCGGTGTCACTCGAAATTGCGACATTGATTTATTTTTCAGGTCCAGCGGATCCGTCGTTAAATCGTATATCTGTTCCGCAGGTACAGTTGCTGAGTACAAAGCAGAGTCTTGTTTGACCTGTTCTTCTGCTTGTTCTTTTTTCATATAGAAAAATACTCTTGGCATGTCTGATACTCTATAATCATTGCGGGAATAATGTTGTCTTTTTGTCAAAAAATATTGAGGATCCAGCATTAAGCTGTCTCCCTGTTCTTTTGAAAAGTGATATAGCTTGATATTTTCGTTAGAAAATACATAATCATTGATATCTTCCTGTAAAAGGAATTTTTTCCAATTTTTAAATAGGAGTTTCACAATTAATAATTAGTCTAATCCTTCTTGATGTTCTTAACCAATCGAGTTATAAACATATAATATAATTATAATAACAAAATACTAATTTGTAAAGAATTTAATTCCTTGTGGTACGTTCGACAGGATTCGAACCTGTGACCCTCGGCTTAGAAGGCCGATGCTCTATCCATCTGAGCTACGAACGCACAAAGCCCCTTGCGGGGCAGCTCTCAAATAATAACAATAAGTGCGATATAAGTAATGGCGCTAGATATCATGAGATTCTTGAAAAGACCATCACCGCTATAGCGTGAAAAACTATTCATATTATTTTCCTCCTTTTTGAATTGTATATATAGTAACTTCCTTGTGAAAGGAAAGTGTTTTTTTGAAGCCTTCTCGCGGATTTGAACCGCGAACGTCCACTTTACAAGAGTGGTGCTCTACCGTTGAGCTAAGAAGGCATACAATAATCGCGTATCCTTCTTTCAGATATATCAATATATTTTGTTTCTAAATCAATTCCTATAAACTTTCTATTCTCCAAAAGAGATGCTATTCCGGTACTTCCCGATCCACAAAAAGGATCGATAACAGTACCTCCCTCGGGTACAAAAACCTTGACCAAGTAGGACATTAAAGAAATAGGCTTTGGAGTTGGGTGATCGTTGTATTCTCCCCTTTCTTTGCGTGTTACGCGAGGAGCATAAAAATACTTTTGATGAGCCGGATTATCAAAATATCCAATTATATTAGAAGGATAGCGTCCAGCTGGGTTGGCATCTTCTTTGCCAAATTCTTTTTGGGTTCCAGTTGTTTTCCCATCTTTTCCAAAGGTAAGCCTCTGTAAACCGCCCTTTACCCAGCCGGTTGGAGGTTTCCCATCCCATGGAATTCTAGTATTTTGTGTATCAATTAGCCCCACATTCCATTCCTCATGATTCTTTTTCAAAGAACCTTTGAAAGGTTTTTGAGCCACAACTATAGGCTCGTGGGCCGGCTTAAGCTTATTTTTCTTGGGCATTTTAGTTGTCACCATCCATATAATTTGATCTTTTATCAAAAATCCACCGTCCTCGACGGCGCAGGCCATCCGATGATATAGTTGCGGACTACAAAAACTAAGACAAAAGGCACCTGGCTTTAGAATTCTCTTAACTTCGACCCATATTTCAGACGTCGGTACCGAATGGTCCCACGCTTCCATTCCCATGCCATACGGAGGATCAGTAACGCAGCCATCAATACTATTATCGGGCAACTCTTTCATCGCCCCCAAGCAGTTTCCTACTATTAACCTATGAGACATAATCAAATACCTTTTGTTCGCATGCGGTGCGCATAGAATGTAAGAAATAGTCGACATAATCTTTGCCGCCCATTTGATTGTACATCGCCCGCGTATAAAATTGAAATCCACGCTTAAACTCATCACTCTCTCTTAATTTTTGATTAAGTTCTTCGTCTGCTTTTCTTGCTTTTTCAAGATGTTCTCTTAACATCTTTCCTTGCTCACAAGAAAGGATATCCTGCCCTCGATAGACAGTAGTTTCGTCGGTTTTGTCAGAGCAAAAAATATAAATATATTTCGGATTAGGGAGACCGCTATTATAAATTGGGTAAACTCCTTGGGCGCTCTTACACTCTAGGTAATAAAGCTTGCCCCCAGACTTAACTATGAAGTCTGGACTTTTGTGAGTTCCGCATGGTTGCGGAATAAAAGAATTATCAGGTAGTTCCGAATGGTCCCCTCCATCTAGCCACAAGTCTCTTAGACCAGTTTTGGGCGCATGTGTGGGCATCGATGTTTCGACCAAATGATGTTTAACGAGCAGATCTTGAACAGCATCCTCGTGTTTAGCTTCATTGTGGACATTTCCACTTGACGCAGCATAATTTTGATAATAGGGCATTCGTTGAATATCCTTCATAATCGCGAGCATGTTGCTCATAATTGGTCTCCTTAAGGCTACTTGTAGTTTTTTACAATCCAGTCGTACATCGCAATACCAGAACTGGTACCAACATTTAAACTTCGTACAGAGCCGAACTGCGCTATGTTAACACAATAGTCACATTCTTTTAAGAGTAAAGGAGAAATTCCTTCTCCCTCCTCGCCGAAAATCATTAACGCGTTGGGCGGCCACTCAAATGTTTCCATCGGAACACAACAATCTAAGTTGTTATCAAGCGCAACAAAAACATACTTCTCTTTAAGTTTAAGTAACTCATCGAAATCATTAAGATAATTTAAATCAACATAGTGATGAGTACCAACAGCGCCTCGTCGATCCCAACGCTTGCGACCAATGTAAAACACCTGAGATGCGTTGAAAGCATTGGCGTTTCTAATCATTGTGCTGATATTAAAGTCACCTTTCCAATGTTCCATTAAGACTGCGAATGGATGAGCCTTTGAACATAAATCTTCTTTGATATCTTCGATGCTCCATGACTTATATTCATCAGTCACATTATATTTCCAAGCACTCAGTCGCTCTTTATCATTCATATTCATCTTGAAATGTATTCCTATGAAACTCTAACATAGTCTCAGCCGCGAGCAGCTTAGTTGCATGTCCATTCAAATTAGCTGAAGGATTGTTTCCAATTTTAACGATTGGAATATATGTAACAATATATCTTTCGCCCGGTGCCATTTTCAATGACTTATCTGCACGGTAGGGGCCCCAATCAATATTTCTGTTCTCTTTCAAAAGAGTAAAAATTTCTCCAATAAATATTCCATCATGCCAAACATTCAGGCGACCAGTGTGAGACTGCTTCTTAAAGACAAAATTCATTTTTCCTCATTTAAAATGATCAAAAAAAAGCGCCCGGAGGCGCACAAAACTTAAAAAAAGTTTTAGTTTTCTACGTCTTCTTCAACAGCAAGAACAACATCGGCGGTGTCAAGGGACACTTCTAGATCAGAATCAACATCGACACTTTCAAATGTGTCCTCAGTCACTTCTTCAACTAGAATATCGCCAACGACAACATCGTCGGTCACTTGTTCCAACACCGTTGAGTCATCCGTAGTACAGCCTTGGATAGCTGTAATCATTAACAAAATCATTGCAAATGTGATTTTCATAATATACTCCTTTGAAATCATGAAGTATAAATATACGCACCGATAAAAAATAGTAAATAATATTACTTAAAATCTGGAGTTGGCACACAAGTTTCTGGATCGATTGTGACTTCGTTGTTTTTGTGAGCCTCGATAAATTCTTGAGCTGCTTTCTTATTCTTGAAATTTGTAAGATAAATTAGCTTCTCATCTTCTTTAAGAAGAACCTCGTAACATCCATGCCGTGCGTGATTAATATCATAAACGCTGGGCCTCTCATTTTCTTTGAGTTTCTTGAAGTTTCTTGGTCTTTTGCAAAACTTCATCTTGTGTCCTTTCATATATCAATTATAATAACACCACGCTCATCGTCAAGATCTTCTTCTTCCTGTTGCTGTACATTTTCTTTAAGCCATTGAACATATCTTTCCTGCTCTTCCTGTGGTGAAGGTACCCGAACGTACAATCTTTCATATTCGCTCATTACTCAACTCCTCAATTATTTCTCTTAACTGTTGATTTTCGCTACCTAATTCATGAATCAACTCATTCATTTCGTGAACAGCTTGAACTAAAAGATCGTATCTGGTTTTCAGATCTTTTAATTCCTGCTCATGTGTTTTCACCTTCCCTGGCCTCGGTAGGGCTTTTTGCGACGTCGAGCGTTGCTCGGCGGGGTGCCGTCGCGATGGCCATTGTGAAATGTCTCACCTCCCGAATGAGGGGTTCTAGAATAAGTCCCATTTCCCTGTGAGGTTTTTTTCGGAATGCTACCGATGCTATACACAATTCCTCTAATCTTTGCCATTTTATTCTCCTTATAGTAATTAGGGCAAGAGACGTTTCAAACGTCTTTTTAAAAAAAAAGGATACCCGTTGGGTATCCTTTAGAAACTTAAGATCTTAAAAGATTACTTAATATTAATACACAACGGCTTAACTTCAGGTCTCGTTGGTACAACGAGCTTAAGCAGGCCGTTCTCAAATTCTGCTGTTATAGCATTAAGATCTAAATTGTTATCATAATTAACATACGTCTTAGAAAAGTTCCGGCGTGCTACGCGCCTGGAGCGTTCTCGTGCGTTGATATCCTCAGTGTTCGCACTAACTGTGATACTGTTCTTTTCTGGTTTGATTTCAATATTCAAATCTTCCTTTGAAAATCCAGCCAAAGCAAATTCCATTACAGTATCTCCATTGTCTTCCCGATAAATATCGGCTACAGGATATCCCTGTGTTGTTCTCTGCATCAACTGTGGAAAATCCAGCATTGAATCAAAGATGTCCTCAAAAACATTCCGACCCAGAAGGCTCGGACGATAAGTTGCAAGTGTTGTACTAGTCATAATATTTTCTCCTTTTAAAGCAAGTATTTGAGCGAGAATCCCTTGCAGGCGACACTCGCTATATCTAAACAATAAGCACGCTCAAGAATCAGTCAAGAAGAAAATATATTTTTTTAATGAAGGGACAAAGAACAATTTAATTTTAGAAGTTCTTTTTTTGTGAAGGCTCTTGCCAATATCGCCTGCTCTGTTAAAATAATATCTGTCTCATTTAATGCGATAACACTACCTTCGTTATCATCTTTCATAAGATTGGAGTTCAAGTTTGATTTTAAAACTCTCCATATATGATAGTTTGATGAGAATGAATCACACAATAGTGTCATCAGCCTTGAGTCTAGTGGGTCTTCCGAGGCCTTATCACTAATTAAATCCGCTAAAATATCAATTTGTTCATCGGCTATTTTTATCATCAAAATGACAATTGATTCATCTAGCGTATACAGATTTGGATTTTCTTTGTCAGACATATCTCACTCCTCTATATCCAGACGCTCAATCAAATCGGTATAGCCTCCCAGGAGTTTATAGGTTTTTTCATCAGTCACTTCAAATACCATAGGTACAGTCTGCCATCCATAAATATCTTTTAGTTCTTCCCAAACCAGTGGCCGCCAATCCAGTAAAAATGTCTTGAAATCAATATTTTCATCTCGTAATTTTTTTACTGCTTTGGTACAAAAACAACATTCTTTCTTTATGTAAAGGATAAATTTTTTATTCATTTTAATCTCGTAATTTTTCCAGTATTATCTCTAAGTTACCTATAATATTCATAGTATGTGAGCCATTGCCTACCCCCGACAAATGAATTTTTACAAATTCAGCTTTCTCGTTTAGGTTAGCCGGCCACTTCTTAAGTTTTATAAGTTTTTGTTTTAAATCATGATTTGGCTTAATAGCCACAATAAAGTCGCGATTAATCAAAACTTCTTTTATAGAATAATTTCTATTTTCATTAGATAATCTTTGTCTATCTTCTTGTATTTCAACCAACGATACTAATTTAAACACCATACACCTTTCTTTTTTCTACGTACCATACATCACCTTGAAAATAAACACCAAGGTCATTTTCCTGTTCTTCTTTCACTAATAAATATTTTGGCTTCTCTAAACATACAACTTTATTGGGACATCCATCGGTGTATTTCATCAAATTTGTATCTGAAGGAATATACACTAGTTTTCCCACCGTATTATTCATCCTTAAGGATTTCCTCTACTTTGTTGCCGGCTGTCAGCGAACTCAAATCGATATTCGGAAACGTTGGCAGCGGCTCGTTTGTATCAAAATAGTTTTCCTCAAGTAATTTATTATATGTGTTTTTTAAAGATTCGAGAGTGGGTAGATTTTTTGGAACTTCACCAACATTTTGTTGTTTCGGATCGGCCATAAAATCACTTGCACCGGTATCTTCATCAGGATTTTCATTCTTATTTTCTTTTGCTGTTGCTTGCTCAAGAGTCTTCTGGTACGCATAAATCAGAGAAGCGCACTCCTCAAATCTTGCATCAACTTGAAACATTCTTTTTCTCAAAAAATCTAAATTTTTCAGAAAATCATCTATTTTTGTGACATCGAGCGCGCCGGCTGAGTGTGATAAAGCTTTAAGCTGCTCGGTCGCTTGTAAGAGTATACCATTCGCACGAAAGGGAACTTCTTCAAGCTCAACTACTTGTTGTATTGTTACTTTCATTTATGCCTCCACTATTGCATAGTTTGTTATTATTAATATTGATGCGACCGAAACAGCATTTGTCAAAGCAATTCGAGCGACCTTTGTCGGGTCAACAATACCTGCCTCAATCATATCAACAATCTCACCATTTTTAAAGTTATAACCACAATTGCCCACTTCAGATTCAATCATGCTGACGACAATATCGGCCGACTCGCCGGCATTTGTGGCCATCTGTCTGATCGGCTCATATGCGGCTTTCTTGAGAATTTCAACACCTAGATGCTGGTCCTCGTTGTCTACTTCGACTTCTAAATCTTCTATTGCTCGTACAAAAGCCACTCCGCCGCCGGGAAGAATTCCCTCTTCCTGTGCTGACTTGATTGCCTCAAGGGCATCTTCAATTCGATGCTTCTTTTCAATCATTTCAACTTCTGTGGCAGCACCGATTCGAATTACAGCAACGCCGCTGGCAAGTCTAGTTATCCTTTCTTGCATCCTTTCGCAATCTTGTATGTTATCGTTTGCTTTAATTTGTTCCTTGAGGTCTTCGATAGTTTCCTCGACCTTTTCCCAATCTGCATTACCGCCGATAAAAGTAGTATTATACTTCAGAATATCAGCTTTCTTACATTTACCAAAATCAACTAACTTAACCTCGGATAGTTTTTTACCAGATTCACGATTAACAAATGTACCGCCGACAGAGAGTGCCAAATCATTAAGAATTTTGCGACGTTCAGTACCATATCGCGGTGCTTTTACAGCAACGATCTTCATTGTGCCCCTCACTGTATTCATGATAAGGGCTGCTAGGGCCTGTCCTTCAATATCTTCAGCAACAATTACAAGAGGTTTGCTCTCTCTGGCTACCAATTCTAGTATTGGAAGGATGTCCTGTACCTTGTCAATTTTGTGATCAGTCACCAAGATGTAGGGATCATCGTATTCAACCGATCCTCTCCTCTGGTTTGTAACAAAGGCATTCGCAAGAAAACCAGAATCAAAATGAAAACCTTCGGTTACGTCTAGGGTCGTTTCAAATGATTTGCCATCCTCTACGCTAATTGAACCATCATGGCCGGCCTGCTCAACAGCCATTGAAATAAGTTTACCAATCGACACATCGTTGTTCGCAGAAATGGCCGCTATGTGTTCTATGTCTTCTTGAGACTCAATGGGACGTGATATATCTTGTAGCTTAACTACAATCGCTTCTAGCGCCTTATCCATACCTCGTTTAAGCTCCACAGGAGAGACACCAGTAGAAATATACTTCTGAGCTGTGTTAAGTATTGCTCGGGCTAATATTGTCGAAGTGGTTGTCCCATCGCCAGCTAAATTTGCAGTCTGCGAAGCAGCTTGTTTGATTAGCTGTGCTCCAGCATTTTCAAACGGATCGTCAAAATCAACAAATTTGGCAACTGTTACGCCATCTTTTGTGACTATCGGATTTAATCCTTTTTTATGTAAGAGAACATTTCGTCCCTTTGGCCCAAGTGTTGAACCAACAACATCTGCTAATTTATTTACCCCATCTAATATTTGGGTCTGTAATCTGTTCCCGCTCTGATATTGCTTTGACGTTATTTCTTGTGTCATTCACACCTCGTTCTAATTCTGTGACTTTTGTTTGAAGCACTGCCGCTTCGAGCTTTAACTCATTATAAACAGCATCCATGTGGCGATGCATCTCGTTTATTTTACTTTGTAAATATATACCTATAATAGTCCCTAATAATATAAGACTAATCAATACAATTGTCAAGGATAAAGTTTGCATTTTTTAAATTATTCTTCGGCGGGACGTAGAGCATGCGGAAGAACTGTCGTATCCATCCGTGTTTCTCCTGTTCCTTTCATTTGCGCAACCGATTTTTCTACCGCACTTTTCAATATCATGGAATTCTGAATTGCGGCTTGGCCGTGCTTGTCTTGATTCTGCGCATCTCTTTTGCTGCACTTGTTTCCACCACAGTCGGTTAAGAAAAATCTACCAATATTATCAGTAAGTTCGGCCATAGCGTTGAACATTTCTGTCATCTGGGGGCCAACTTGATCAGCACCAAGTTGAAAAACGTCTTTAACCTTTTGATCTGTAATTTTCAAGAATCCAATTTTTTCTCCCTTGCCTTTGTAGTGAACAGGCGTAATATGGAATTGCTGATTTGTCTTGTATCCTGGTGCTTCGGTCGAAACTTTGGCCCAAAACTCATTGCGCGGAAGATCCTGGGCCAGACCAAGCCAACGAGACCGCTCATCTGGGCTTCCCCAGATCTTGTCAGTAGATTTTCCACCGAGACCGGGCACTTCTTCATAACCTTTTTGTAAGGTTGCCCCTCCAAAGCCGCCGGCAGTATACTGTGCCAAATCGACAGTATAACTTACACCAGGATCCAAAGTCCCCTCTCTCACCGGACCATCAGAACCTTGAAGGTTAACTAGCTCTGCTACCTCGGGATTTATAACGTAAATGCCACCTTTAGCTCTTTTGGCCAAGGCATACCACTCTTTAGTAGCTGTGTGCTTGCCGGTGACCTTTGCGTGCTTGACCAGAAAGCGTTCGCCAGTATTTTTAAATGGGCCTTTTTTGCCTTTTTCTAGAAACAATTTAAATTTTCTCGGCGCGCCTTTTTCAATTGTTTCGGTGTGTTTTAAATATCCAATCCAATCAAAGAAGGTATCATTGTTGATATCAAATTCATAAAAAGTAACAGCAGACACACCTTTGTTTTTACCACTCTGATCTTTAACAACAATTACATAGCGCATATTTTGGCCGCCTTTAGCGAAATGATTAACTAGATCTGTAAAACTTCCTTTGACGTCTCCGTCCTTATTAAGAATTTTGAGACTAATTGGCTCATCTTTACCCATCGGAGTATCAATACGAATATCAGCAATATCGTGTTCGCTGGTTGGAACTTGGCGAGATTTGCCACCAAATAGAGAAGCCAAAAATGGTTCCCACAAGAAACCAGCAACAGACGCATTAAACTCTTTCAGCATCCAGGTAAAGTAATTTAAAAACATCAAATAAGATAAAACTTCTGGAATACTTGAGCCTTGAATTTGGGGTCCTGGATTTTCAAAATACTCGCTAATAATTGTTAGTTTATCATTAACGCTGGCTTCGCCTCCAATATTCGTCATCCATTTTTCAAAGTCGGCGCGTTCGGCGCTAGAAGGCTTTTGTCCAACTGAAATTTCAGTCGCGGCCATACTTGGTAAACGAATAGCTCGCTGTCTTTCTTTGGCCCCCTCAAAGAGAAAATTACTTTCAGTAAATTCTCTCATTCTTGTTTCAAGCTCAAGCAACAGATTAAACGGTGTTGTCTTCTTGTTTTCTTTAATTGTTTTGAGTGCGTTATCGATGGACGCTTCAGTCATTTTAAATTCCATAACTATAATTAGGCCTCCAGTTCCTTAATACTATCAACAATTTCGTCAAGTTTTAAACCAGCTGTATCAATTTTATTTTTAGTTAAGTTATAATGATTGACAATACCTTTGAATTTATTTTCAATAGCTGGTTTGTAAATTGTCGTACATAAAAATCCATTTTCATCTTTTGGATAATCAAGTGGAATATCATATGTACTACACAAAAAGCGTACCAAAGCAGTGTAAGCTTGAATTTGAACTGGATAATATCCCAAATGAGTTGGCAGCCTGCGATTGTGAACAACACTGTTTGACAACAACGGCCTGGGACCAAATCCTTTCTTGGTGTAAGTATTGAAATATTTTGTGTAATATGCTGACGATATATCAATTCCTATTCCAACGTTGTTCGCGCCCCGGGCATGCCACGCAACATCATTTGGATCAACTAACTGAACAATTGTTCCGTCATTATCAATCACGAAATGTGTAGAAATATTTCTCTTTTCTAAGACTCTTTTACAGGAATCAGCAGAAGTACAAACATCCCAGTGAGTCACAATAACGTGTGGCTTTCTTTCTTTTCTAGATGTCTTGTAACAACTGGATGGTAAAAAATCACGCTTTACTCTGTGCCAGCCAATCGACTTTAGTTCACCATTCACTAATATTTTATTCGGTGACTGATCCGTATTTTCTTGTAATTCGTGCCATAATTTTAAACGCCGAAATGTATTAGTACCAACATAGCCATCGGGCTTTAAGCTATGACTTCCTTGAAATTGAATAATTTTTTCAATCAAATCACGATTAAAGTCAGTGGCTTCTAGCCATGAAGGAAACCATCCCAATTCTTTGGATGATTTTTTATTATATCTAATTTTTCTCCACATCATATTATTATATCTGCTATTCCCAAATCAACGGCTTCTTGAGCCGATAGATAAACATTGCTCTTTTTCTTAATTAGATTTCTTATGTATCTTTCAGTCATATTTGTTTCTTCCGCAAGCGCCTGTATGTACATCTTTTGTGTCATTTTGGCTTCATCAAATTCATTTTCAATATCAGCCAAGTGACCATGCTGACCAGATACGACACCATGTATCATCACGCGACAATATTTTCCAATTCGTCGTTCACCTTTAGTGCCGCCGGCCAAGAGTAGCGCGCCCGCTGACATGACTTTTCCTATTCCAATTGTATGGATAGGCATTGTTTGTTTAATCTGCCTCATCACATCATATATCGCAAACATATCTAGCGCGTTGCCGCCATATGTAGAAATATAAAATTCAAATGGTTCGTATACCTCTATTAATTCGGATTCTGGATCATCAGGATCAGAGGGTTCCAATTGTTTTCCAGACTGCTCCAATAACAATATTGAATACAACACTTCAGAGCATCTTTCTTCGTTAATGTCACCATATAATCCAGTTGTCCGTAGCTTTGGAGTATTTTCATTCATACTATCTCCCAAATTAACAAGAAAAGATAAATCTTCTACGCCTGTTTCGGGCTCTTTTACATTGTCTTTTTCTTCTTTCTTCTCTTTTTTTTCTTTTTTTGTACCAAACACTTTAAATTCCTATTTTTTTAATAATTGCATCGCAGTTCGCCAGTCTTTAAATTTTAAAATACCCCGAATATTTTTGGGACAACAAGAAATAATTGTACTTATAATCATTGTTCTCCAAAGTTCATGAGCTTGCAAATTTATGTTTCTAGCATTTCTCATCTGTTCTTCATCGATCCCCTCTTGACCTGAAAAATCTTGTTGTTTTTCGAGCACAAGAAGCATCTGTTCATCAGCTTTCTTAATCATAATTAAGGAGCCCATCATAGTTTGAGCAAATAAATTAGCCGATATGCTTAAGCCAAAAAGGTGAGCCCCAAACTTATAGATCAAGGCACCTCCCAAAAACCAAAGTAAATTTATCAACATTACATTCTCCATTATAACCTCATTCAAAAAAAAAGGCAAGGTTTAAAAACCTTGCCTTCAAAACCTCAAGTTTTAAGTATTAATTATTTTTTACTTTCCTTCAAAAGGCGTGCGGCGACGCGTTGAGTAACTTTCTGTACGATGTTTTCAACGACCATTCCCCCTTCTTCTTCTTCTTCTTCTTCTTCGCCGGGAAGCATCTCGCCAGATTCAACATCCTCGTCGCCCTCTTCTTCGCCGCCAAACTCTTCTTCACCGCCAAACTCTTCTTCACCGCCAAGCTCTTCTTCGCCGCCAAGCTCTTCTTCGCCAGCTTCGCCTTCAACCGAAATATCAACATTCGTGTGCTTTGAGATAATATCTACTAAATCACGAACCAAGTCTTCTACTTCTACTTCGGCCTCTTCCAGTACTTCTTCTGTGACGGGATCAGATTCAGTATACGACCCCGAGTCGGCCGGGCGATCCTCATCAATAGTTTCTTCTAGATTCTCTTCGCTTATACGATCGAGAAAATTTTCAGTAAGTGGGATTATATCCGCAAATTTCATAAATTTGCGAATTTCTGATTCAGTTAGAAGACTCTTTTTCATTGTAAAACTCCTGGAAAAATAGATATCAAAAATAAATAGTTTAAAAAAAACTAAAAGTCATCTTTTAAAAGATATTCAAGCAGCTGTGGGTTACCCAAATTTAACTTTTTTAACGCTTTATCCTCGATTTGTTTTACTCTTACAAAGCTAATGCCAAGTCTTTTCGCAACTTCACGTAGAGTTAGTGGTCGATTACCACTGCTCTCAATAGTTTGTAGGGCACAATTCAGATCTTCCGGAAAGTCAATCCACTGGCGGCAATCTGCATCATCGCAGGGTTTTTTTTCCTGGCGCACCTTCCTCAAACATTTAATACATTTCATAATTCTGGAAATTCCTCCGCAATAATATCGAATATATCTTCAATTTCATTTTCATTAAGAGCGAATTGTTTTTTAGTTTCGTTATATTTTTTGAGACCTTTTACAATTTGTTTGCGTTTTTGAACTCCCTGCGTCACATGCTTCTCTTTATATTCATCTAAATATTTGGTTATGTGTTCGTCTTTCTCTAGGTAGCCAGTGATCATTGCGCGAAAAAAATGAGACTGTGTAAATCCGTCTAATTGTAATCTTATTTTTAAATCAGCCTGTCGTTTTGGAGAATCCCAAAACATTAATTTTTTACGATCATCGGGCCTAGGCTGCGCCGGATCTCTAGCCATTAACTCCTCCTCAAAATGTGGGTGGAACTTTCGGATTGACCAGAATATGTCTGTCGGATGAAAGTTGCTTTACATCGAAGCTCTTGCAAGCTTCGTACGCCTGAGTAAGAGAGACCACTGCGTATACCCCCAGCAAGATCTTTAAGAATAGCATTAACACTGCCTTTATACGGAACGGTAGTCGAAATTCCTTCCGGTGCGGAAGATTTGCCCCGCCAATCATTTTGCGCTTCGGACGATGCCATGCCCCTGTAGACTTTGTATTTTTTGCCTGAGTTTGCTGTGAATATTTCACCAGGAGATTCCTTGGTACCAGCGAGCAAAGAGCCAATCATAACAAAATCTGCGCCAGCTGCCAATGATTTAATTATATCGCCGGAAGTTTTTATTCCCCCATCGGCAATAATTTTTGTATCATATTCACTTTTCGCGCAGTCCATAATGCTTTGTAATGTTGGTATGCCATGGCCAGAAACTAGGCGCGTAGAGCATATAGAGCCTCCTCCGATGCCAACACGAATTGAATCGGCACCCCAGGAGGCCAAAGCATCAAATCCTTCAAGAGTGGCAACATTCCCAGCCATAATATGAACTTCATCCCCAAAACGATCTTTGAGTGTTTTGAGGCAACGTTCCATCATAATATGATGTCCATGAGCAACGTCAACACACAATACTTGTACACCAACCATCTTCAATGCCATGGCGCGTTCTTCAAAATCACCAGTCATTCCAATCGCCGCACCGACTTTTAATTTACCATTCTCATAAAGTACCCGGGCAGCAATTCTCACTTGTTCGGGAATTTCATTATATCGATGAACAATTCCCATCCCACCGCACCTTGACATTGCAATTGCCATTTTATCTTCTGTGATGGTATCCATCGGGCTTGATATAATTGGTAATTTAAAACTTAAACTTTCATCTAATTTGCTACCAATGTCAACCTGATTTCTACTTTCGATATTGCTGTATTTTGGCACCAACAATACATCATCATATGATAATACTTCTTTCACTGACTCTCCTTTATTTTAAATGTCATATCAATTATATCCCGGGATAGGTTTGTCCATGATAATTATGGATCCAATATTAGTATAATTTTCGTATTTCCAATATAGTTCATTCTTTTTTAACAGTTGAATCACCAGGGTATGTATGTGTTTTGATTTACCAGTTATAATTCTAAACGGTAGGTCAAGAGGAAGACGATGATTAACAAACTTTATTAACTTTTCTTCCACCTTACTGTGCTTGGTGTTGTGTAGATCAAGAGTCTTCAACAAGGGTCTCCAAGTACCTCTTCAGGTACCAAATTGCCTTCTCAATATCTTGTCTGGGGTTCTCCTTGTGATTGTGTCTAGAGATATATTTAACTGCGTTTCCGCAATGGAAATCTAAATTCCAATCTTCTATTACATCAATGGTCTCATACTTGCCACCATTATAGTGTTTTGGGTGGTTAACTTTGGGATCGTATATTTCATCTCCTAGTTGTACACCTGGTAGTGGATTAATTTGTTCGCGGGCTCGGGGGATCTCCCTTAAGTCTCTTTCATGTAAATCTGCTAAGCCACTTATTCCGCGCCACTGTTCTTTGTTAATTTTCATTAGAAGCCGCCTCCGTTTTGTCCATTTAATGGGTGCTGCTTTTTTAGATCTGTGCTACCCAAGGCCCCTTCCCCTCGATTACTTATTGTAAGCCCTTGATTTTCATATAAATTCTGACCAATGCTTTTTCTAGGCCGGAAATGAACTACGGGTACTAAAATCAATTGTGCTATCTTGTCACCGTTGGCAATGATTTGTATCTCTGAGCCAATATTATGAAGATCAATAAAAACTTCTCCATCGTAGCCCGAATCGATTATATGTGCCCCGACAACCAATGATCGCTTTGCTCCCATACTAGATCTATTACACACTTGTAACATGTAGCCATGCGGAATTCCAAAACGTAAACCAGTTGGAATCATTTTGTTTTGCCCGGGCTCAACTTGAACTGTTTCTGGCAATTGCGCATATATATCTAAACCTGCGTCAGATGGATTACCCCTCGTTGGTGTTTTAACGCCGATACCAGTTGTTGTATACTCAATTATCATTCTTTACTCCTTGCGAATTCCTCAATAATGTTTTTTGCTTTTGTCCAACATCCAGGACAATAAAGATTCACTTTGTTTTCTTTTTTGCGAACTACAACATTCCAACTTTGAACTTGTTCTTTGTTTTTTTTATCAAAAGGTTCTCTACAGGCTAGGCATTCGTCACCTAGTTTGTCAAACATGAACATTTTTTCTTCTAGTTCTTTTTGTGCTCGTTTCTGTTTAGCGCGCTTAATTTTTCTTTTTGCTCCACTCATAATATCAAGCTCCTTTTTGCTTGTCAACCTAATAATACTAATTTATTTCTATTTAGCCTCAAGCTAAATCCCCAATCTTCACTAAAGCTTAGTTGGGCACCATAAGGGCGATTCAAATGAATTAAATCTCTGCGAGGATCAACACCCCAAACTCTAATGGTATTAACAGTTGAAGTACTATCGATAACCTTCAATATCCAGTATGGCTTATCATTTTTCGTCTTCTTGGCAATTTTTTCACGCGGAATAAACCAGGCTGCTCCAAGTTCTGGATCCCAATCGCCGAGCGCTGGAACCTCATATCGTTGTATTGCCGCCTTGACATCTTTCGAGAGAACAATGTCAAAAGGAAAAATTCCCGTCAAATCTGATATATTATTAATCTTTTCCTCTCGCGAGAATTCGCGCTCCTCGTGAAACTCCTGAATATTGTCTTGTAGTTTCTTTTTGTTCTTCGGACGATTTTGAACGCAGGCCATCCAAAAGTGTTTCATTCCCGTAAATGTATCGTCAACAATTTTATCCAGCGCGCCGGAACGACATAATACATCTAATGCTTTCTTGTTCAATTTGGAATAAGTAACTCCTTCTTTAAATAATAGATCTTCAGCATTTTCAAATGGACGATTATTGACAATCTGCTTAATAGCCGCAACGCCTAAGCCCTTGATAGAACTCAAAGGTTGAACTAAGGTTTTACCATCATCGCTAATCTCCCAAGAAATTCCCGCAGAAGTATTAATATCAATATCTGTTACATTGAAACCATACTGTTGCGCTAGAGAAATAGCCAATTCTTTACGTGATTCTGGTTCTTTATCCAAGAAAGCCGCAACCCAACATTCTGGATAATAATTTAGAAGCCAGGCACATTGATAAGATAAGAGACTATAAGCAACAGCATGAGACTTGTTAAAGCCATACCCACTAAAATACTCAAAATTTCTCCAGAGTTTATCGGCGGTGGCTCGATCAATTGACTTAGCAGAGCATCCTTCAATAAATCTTTTTCTGATTTGTTCTTTTTCTTCATTTCCTTTACCTGTACCTTTTTTTGTCAAAAGCTTTCGAAGCTTGTTGCCCTCATCAAGGCTGATTCCGTTGCCAAGCTTGTGTGCTAACAGCGCAATCTGCTCTTGAAAAATAAGAAACCCGGCGGTCTCTTGTGTAACTTCTTTTACTAGATCATTTACATATTGGATCTCAGAAGGATTTCGCTTTGCCTTTACATATGATCGATCGACGTTAGCACTCAGGGGCCCTGGACGATAAATGGAAGTAATAGCAGAAATATCAATGATACTAGTAGGTTTTGCCGACTTACAAAAGCGCTGTGCACCCTCATTTGTAAACTGGAATATCCCAATAAATTTACCCTTTTGAAAGATATTCTTGTAGACTTTCTGGTCATTTAAGTCAATCTTATCTGGATGTAAATATGTATTATAATATTTCTTAATGTCTTGATAAGTTGGATTCTCAACTCCTTTGTGGCGACGAAGAATATGTCCGACGCAAGATTGAATCATCTCAAGTGTTGAAAGGCCAAGCAAATCAAATTTAATGAAGCCCATAGGCTCCAGATGTCTTACATGTTGGCCCTCGGCCCACGGAGTTTGAATAACGCCACCTCTATTGATTAGAGGCATGTGCTTGTCCAAATCTTCTCCAATAACAACACCGCCGGCATGTCGACTAACAGAACGCACCTGTCCATATAGAGCCTCAATATGAGTCTTGATATGAGGATACTTCTCCAAAAAGACCTTCAAAGAATCAGAATATTTCATTAGCTCTTCAAAATCTGGAATATATAAACCAGCTTTAATACCTTTTGCTGCTTTTGCTTTTGGAGTAGCTTCTTTGGCCATTCGACCAGTTACAATGTTTACTTCTGTGAAATCGACTCCATAAAACTTTGATATATCTTTAATTAAAGATCTCAGCTGAAGCGTATTAAAATTTGAGATAGGCACAACGTTGGTGTCTCCCCATTCCTTTGCCAAAATCTCTTTCAGCCCAAAGGCGTCACTGACATCATAATCAATATCTGGATAATCTGTTGCGTCCGAGCGCAGAAAACGGCTAAAGAGGAGGCCGTGCTTAATAGGATCGACCTGTGTAATACCTAGAACGTAAGCTACAAGTGAGCCGGCCGCTGATCCGCGACCAGGACCTGAGAGCATATTCTCGTTCGCTTTATCTGCTATTGCTTTCATCGTAAGAAAGTACTTTGAAAAACCACGGTCAATAATGACATCTAGTTCGTGCCGTAGTCTTCCTGTATATACTTCATCGCCATCCAAATCAAGATTACGTAGCGCTGTGACAGAGATTTTTAGGAGTGCCTCATCTGCAGTTGCGCCCTCCGGAACAACAAAGCTTGGGAGGCGAACTGTGTCATCAGGCATAAAATCCTCAATACGCTCATTAGCAATGTAATGAGTTTTCACTAGAGAATCATAAATCAAATCATCATCATAAATTACCTGACACTCCTCTGAGTACTTCTTGTACGATTCCCACATTTGATCGCCATTTTTTGGATAGAGTTCCATTCCCATTTCATCGACATCAATAGGAAGTTCCGATGTTAACCATTCTGGCTTCTTTGGCCTGTTGAGATAACCCAGGCGCCTGTATAACTCACGATCCTTCCAGGCATCGCGAGTTGGGTAGTGACTATCAGCAGTTGAAATAAGCTCAATTCCAAATTCATCATGCATCTGGATGACATACTCATTTAAAGTATGTTGTTCTGGGACATTATTCCACTGTAGTTCCCCATACCAACGATCTCCAAAAATAGATTGCATTGTGCTGGTTGTTTCGCGCATTGCGCCTAGGATAGCATCAGGTCCACTATCACGGTTATCCCAATAATTACCAGCGTACACGCCGCCCAAACAAGCAGACGAAGCGATAATTCCTTCATTATATTTCTCCAATAATTCATAATCAACACGAGGGTAACGATAAAAATGATCTCCCTGATGAGTTTCAGATACAATCTTAAAAATATTGTTGAGGCCGGTTTGATTCTGTGCTAACAGCACTAAATGCCGGCGGGCCTTAATTAAATTACTCTTTTGTTTTGAGGCATTTTCATCTTCTGTTACCAGGCGGCCGTCATCTTTTTCAAGACCTTTCGCTGTCTTTTTATCGGTTTTAGCTTCTTCATAGGCCTCTTTCCATTTTGTGATAGAAGGCACAAAGTAGGCTTCAACACCAAAAATCGGTTTAAACTCTTTGCCTTCCGACTTCATCTTCTTGGCGTGTAAAACCTGATAGGATGTACCGTTCATGTTTCCGTGATCTGTTAACGCTAAAGCATTCGTACCATTTTGATATGCAAAATCCATATGATCTTGCGGATATCCAAATCCATCAAATGGAGAGCCCACAACACTATGTGCATGTAGGCCTACAAAAGGAATGCTTGATTTTATTCGTTCCATAATACCCTCTCTGTTTCTATATTATAATAATGAAAAACTAAGAGTAAAGAGATAAATATCTTTCACCGCGATCATGAAGAAAGGTGATAATCGCTCCGGTACCTTTGTGAGTTTTAGCACACTGTTCAGCCGCCAAGATATTAGCACCGGAGCTAATGCCAACCAATAAGCCATTTGAGGACAATTCTCTAGCCTTCTTCATCGCGTCGTCGGTCTTAATATAAACAATTTCATCAATAAAATCAGGATCTACTAGATAATCTCCGCCGTCTCCAATGCCCTGTATACCATGATTTAAGGCATCTTCGGCCGGCTTGACCTGTATGATCCTGAGATCTTTATTAATTCGCTTAAGGGCCCTTCCCACGCCCATTATGGTGCCTCCAGTTCCTGCACCGCAAATCAATACTTCTGGCTCTCTCTGGCGGTCGATAAAAACCTGTCTTATAATTTCACGAGCAGTTGTTTTTTCGTGACATTCGATGTTTAGTGGGTTCTCAAATTGATTTAGAGACCACCAATTGTTATTCTCTTGAACGGATCGATCCCTCAACGCAATTGCGCCTGGAAAATCATTAGGACCAACTTCAATGATTTCTGCTCCATACAATCTCATGAGCTGTTTCCGCTCTGCAGACATGTTGGAGGGCATTATGATTTTTACTTTGTAGCCTTTTATAGCACCAAGCATAGCGAGAGCAATACCAGTGTTGCCGCTCGTTGCTTCAACCAAAACAGTGTTTTCATTAATTAAACCTTCTTTCTCGGCTTGAGATATTATATATAGTACAATACGATCTTTAATACTTCCTGACAAATTAAAAGTTTCCAACTTAGCAAAAATATTAGACTTTAATTCAACTATTGGTGTGTTACCAATAAGATCTTCAATGTTCATTTGGCCTCTTTAATCATCGACTCCAACAGGATTAATCTGGTTAGCTTTCAAAAGACTTCGTGGAATAGGATATTGCACTTTTCCTTCCGAAGATATATAGTCAGAATATAAATCCCAAGTATCTATTCTATGATATTTTTCGAGATCAAGATACACAACGTTGTCTGTGTCGATTGTATTAAAAATTTGATCTAAAGTAAAAAATCTATATGAATATCTTTCTTTTAAAGATAATTTTTCCCTTTGTTCATTTTTAAACAACCCAGTTGATTTTTCTCTTACCTCGTCGATAAATTGCTGTAAATCTGATTGATTAAATGTGAACCCCAAGTATTCTCCATCCATAATAGTTTTATCACCGTAGCGATATAAAACTTTTTTATTTTGTTTTGTAGATATTTTATCGCGGTGGGGACGAGGGAACCAATGCGGATATACGCCATAGGGAAAAGCCACATAAAATCGATGTGGTGTGAGCCAAGTACTTATTGCTCGACTTATCTTATCTGCTGTCTTGGCACCATATAAAATTGACCACCCATAACAATCTCTCTTGTTTTTATCTCTTGGGTGAATTGGAACATATTGAATTGGAATAAATTTCTTTTTTTTACTTTTTTCTCTATCAAAATGTCTGTAAACCCAAACAGGATCATTCACATATTCGCCTAGGCGATATCTTATAAGCGGCTGCATATCATCATCACAAACAATCCAAATTGTCTCACAGCCGGCATATGCACACTCTAAAACAGCGCGCTCAATAGCAAGATAATCTTTCGCTATGGGCATCATACAATCATGCCATGGAAAATTAAAATCTAATTTTGGGCCGGCAACAGGAATAATACCAGCAAGATGAAATCCTGCACTCATCTAAACTCCCTGGTATCTAATATATAATTATCTCTTTTTTGTGTAATTTCTTCTTTAATTTTAAAGACTTGTCGCTCAATTAGTTCCATTTTAATTGGATACCAATAAGTTTTCGTATGTTTTGTTCCCAAAATGCCCACTTCTTTCATTGTTGAAATAGTTTTTAGGCGCGCCATTGTTGAAGTATAATCAACATGATTCAGGTTTTCTTGTGAAATAAAAGATTGCGAAACACAATCTTTATACTTTGGCAAAGTAATTTTAGGAAAAAAATAGATCTTATTCACAAAGTCATCGTCAGTTTCTAATAACAAATGGTCATGGTTCGTACCTGATGTAACCCGAAACCAATCACACACACAATAGTTTTTAATGTTAATTCTAGAAAATGGAAAATTTTCGATATTATCCTCATCAAAGAATTTGATATTTTTATAATTAACGACATATTTTCTAATTCCACAGAATACTTCTATTTCATTTTGGTTAATGCGAATAGAAGAAATCTTATCTCCGAAAGGAACTAGGCCTCGCAAAGATAAATCAGAAACAATTTCTTGCCACTTTTCATGCTCAAGATCACCAGAATTAAGCTTCTTAAACTTAAAAAAGGCCGGCTCTTTGTTAAAAAGAACTGGCCAATTCATTTCTTGGGCCCACTTGACAGCAGATAGCGTAGTGCCTATTACTACGTTATCCCACACAAATTCAGCAGCCATTCGCCCTTTTAATTTTAATATTTTTGTACCAACGCTTAAGTATACGTAGATGATTGGGTGCTTGGCGACATCGACCACCTATTTTTTTAGAGCGTATACCAGTCACCCAGGCAGCTACCCAAATCTTAGCATCTGTTTTATAGCCACACTTGCGTTTAATTTTGGGTATTTGTTTTACAATATGTCCCATCCAGGCCCGGGCGGCTGCTCTTGGATCTGTTCTGTCTAATCCAGGATACATTTTTTTATAAATTGGCCACATCTGTAATATGCCAATGGCCATTGGTGTTTTTTTGTTTTTACTAAACTTTCTATCGCCCCTGGCTTTAGGATTATATGCGCTTTCCTGGCAGGCAGCTGCCAATATCATTCCTCTAAGTTCGGGGGGTACGCCAAATTCTTTTTCAATTTCAATTAATTCTCGTAATAATTTAATATCAACCTTTCCCGGATTGACACCCCGACAATTATGAATTGCTTCCTGAAGAACCTCATCATATGTTGGATATTCAACATTATATGTTTCTAAATAAGTCTCTGATGGAGGTATTGTAGCCAATACCAATAATAGTAAATAAGTCATTTTATTTTAATCTCCCTGTAGGCACTCACGGCGCATGGCCACAAATCAGTGACCATCTCTAGTAGTGCTGTGGCAACTTTTTGAATTTCCCACTGAGCGCCTTCGTGTGTTCTTAAGTCTATAAATTTAAATAGATTATTTAAATTACAAGTACCATAATATTCTGTATATAAGTTCTGTGGTAATACACCGCGAGCCTGTTCGCGGCAGATACCATTTTTAATAAGTTTGTTGTAAAGTTTCAACGATTTTTTGTGGTGACTCATCACTAGATATGATGCCAAACTTCCCCCGCAAATATCTTCAGGATCTATCATCGGATTCTGAATATCATCCTGGTTGCTGGCTTGCCTGTTTGACTGATGCTGTGTTCTGAACGCTTTTGGCTCGTAAAAACGAATATCTACATCGGTATAGCGACGGCTAATTTCATTATAGGACCAAGTCCTGTGGCGATGATGCTGGCTGCGGATAAACAAAGGTACCACAAACCTAAATGTAGCAATGTTGTGTTCAAAGGTTGATGTATGTTTATGTTTAACCAAGTAGTTAATGAGTTTTTTGTCTTTTTCGTCAAGTTCATCTTTATGTTTTCCAAAGGAAACGCGAGCAGAATTGACAATCGTAAGGTCAGAACCCATATGATCAACTAATTCTACTGCGCCTATTCCATCTCCGTAAAGTTCAATTCGTTTCATGAATAATACCAAGTACATAGTTCTCTAAAAGAAGAAAAGACTCTTTTCCACCAAGAGCTACATTCTCAGTCATGCTTATTGAATATACTACAGTATCTCCTTCGCAAACATCAATATTACAATCTTTTGCTTTGCTGATTACAAGGGCGATTCCAAATGGATTTTGTTTCTTATAATCATCCGGCAATAAAATAGATGATTCTTCTAGTTCATCTTCTTCTAGGGGCTCAATTAGGAGATATCTGTTACAGGGTCTCAGCAGCATTCTTTCTCCTAACTAATCTTTTTTTGTAGCTTGTCAAAAATTTCGGTAAAATCATCAATATTTTCACCCTTCTTTAGCATTCGATAGGCGCGCAGACCCTGACTAATCTCTTGTTTTGATAGCCAGCCGTTCTCAACATAGTTCTTCTTAAGGTCCTTTTTGTGTTCCTTATAGGGCTCCATTTCCAGCTCGACGGCCTGAAAAGCCTTAAAATACTCAACCAAATAATCATTTGTTTCATCAGACATATCTTCCTCCTTGATGTCTCGACTATATTATACGTACTATTTTTATGAAGTCAATACTTTTCTACATTATTTCGCAAGAACCACCAGAACAAGCTAATTCACCCTGCAGGTCAGTATTATCCTCAAGCTCAACGACTTGGGTTAAATCAATATCTTCCAAAGAATCATATAACACTTGGTATTTTTCTTTCGAACACTCTTCAAATGGCGGTTGTACATAAGTGTGCTCTTCATAAGGTAACACCGAGAGACCGTTATAATAATCTCGATTTTCCCACATCCAATCGCCCACATCAACCCATTCATCATTTCTTATTGAAAGGGTAGCAGAAATATTATGAGTATTTTGGCCACGTCGGGTGCCCGGGCGCACCCATTCATTCGTAACATATTTAATTCTCTTAAGAAGTTGGAGGGCGCTCTCTTTACGCGTGACTGCATTTTCAGGTGCCTTCTGAGGAACTGTGATAACCGCAGTATCGTGAGGCCTGAAATATTCATCCTCTATCAACTCAGGGTGATGAATTAATAAGTGTGTATAGATTGATTCATTTTTTGCGACACGAATTCTTCGTAAATAATATTCGCTGTGCCACGGATGAATTCCACTGGAAGTTCCAAGAGCCAAAGAAGTTGTTCCGGCCGGCTTTACAGTTGTACAACGGGCCGCGCTTTTAATTCCGATCAACTTAGCAACTCTTGCATTTTCTCTTTTAACAACCGTTGCCGCCTTTTTCATATCAAGTTCTACAGCTTTTCCAGAGGCAATGCCAGTCATCGAAACACCAATGAGAGCCTCTTTTTCAGTTTGTTTCTGCCATATATCGCGAAGATAATGAAAATCTGTATACCCAGCCTGAAGAGTTCCAATTAAGGCAGCTGCTTTGGCCCTATCTTCATATTCTTTTTGGGTCTCAAGATCCGAAGTATTCACCTCCGTTAAATTACAGAACTGATAGGGGCGCAAAGCTATTTCACAGCAAGGATTGGTACCCCAATCTTTATCGTTGGAAAAATAAAAACCGGGTTCCCCGCAGCCACTGGCTTTTACTCGATCCCAAAGATCTATAAAATATTCTTTTGTAATTCTATGTCTGAGGAGAACTACTGAATTGTTGGCTCTCCCTCTTTGTGGGTTTTTTTCCCACCAGTTTCCGGTTTTGGCGGCGAGCATTTCATCATCATCAGCCGAAAAAAGTGATATAAGAGCAGCACGACGAATCCCCCCGGCAAGAACAGCATCAGCAATGTGACAAACAATATCGTGAACTTCAATAGGACGTAATTTATCACCAGTCTCCTTTTCGGCTAGAATACCTTCAATTTTGACAAGACATTCGCGCAAAGGTTGCGGGCCAGGTGCCTTGCCGCCACTAGTAACTAGTGAGGCGCCCTTCGGACGGATATCAGAAAAATCAAATCTTAGCGGGGTACCTCCAAAAAAATAACTTTTTATTAAAGTCTTGATAGCATCGGCCCAGCCCTCAATTGAATCGCCAATCAAATACCGTTTTGTTCTTTTCGATACAGGTTTTTGTATTTCAGGAAGCTTCTCAATATGGTGCTTTTGTACACTAAATCCAACACCAGTTCCCCCAAGTAAGAGAAACATTGTTTCACTGAAAGATAACCAATTATCAACAGGAAGGTAGGCACAATTATAAATACGGTTAGGAGCCACCTCGATAGGTTTACCGCCAAATTGCATAGAGCGCATAGAAGGGAGGACTTTTTTGTTATAGACATATTCATAAGCATTTTTAATCTCCTCTTTGAGTTGAGGGTATTTCTTAAGGTGCATATTTTTATTTCGTGTAACTAGTTCTTTCCAGGTCTCACGACGATTTTTCTTCTTTAAATAACGCGCATATTTCATGTAAATTGTAATATCTGATAAAATTTTTGATGATAGCTCCATTAGCTTAGTACTCCGTCTTGTCTGTATTTTTTATATTTATCTTTAAGTTTTTGATTCAAATCTCCAGGATCAGAAGCCGGCATGATATTTCCAATCTCAGTCTTGTCAATAATTTGTAATCTTACACACGACGTATCCATATGCATAGAAAATATCAGCCCGTCGGGGCCATTGCGATTTTTAGCAATGTACATTCTTGCTTGGTTAGAATTTTTATCTTTGATTGTTCTCGATATAGAACAAATAAAATCTGCTACAAAACATTTATTGAAGGCTTCTGAGATTGATTCCATAGTTACGACTTCGGCACTTAATCCTGAACGATTTGTCTGCGATGCTGTCCAGATTGGACATTGTTGTTCTTGAGCAATTGCCCTTAGCTCTTCATAAATAGACTCTAATTCATTCCTTTTCTCTTTGTAAGTTTTGGTCGGTCGGAGCAAATCAGCGTAATCTACTATAATCATATCAATTTTTCGATTTTGTTTTTTTAATTTTTCTAAATGTTTTCTTATTGTGTTGGGAGAAGCAGTTTTTGTTGGGTATTCTTTAATTATAAGAGATCCTTTAATATCTACAATATTTTCAAATACTTCGTCCTTTCTATCGAATAATTGTGACAATGGTACGCCTGTTGTACAACTATCATATCGCTGGCCAGTTACGGCTTCAGACAGTTCCAAAGTATAATGTACTATATCTAGCCCATTTTTAACAGCTGTCGATCCCAAGTGGGCCAGAGCCATCGACTTACCAGCACCAGTAGGGGCAATAATAACACCTAACTCCCCGGAACCAATACCTTTTCCTAGGATACTATCAATCTTTTCCCATCCGGTTGAAACAGGATTGCGCGCCCTAATTTCATATCGCGCCTCAAAATCTTTTAGGAAGTCATGGCCAAAATTATTGTCCATTCCTAGTTTCAAGGCTTCATCAATAACTTGTTTTACCTCATCAAAAGATGAATTACGAATTAGCTCTACAGACTGTACCAGCGCGCTTTTTAGCTTTTGTTTCTTACAAAAATCTAAGCTTGTGTCTTTGATATATTTCTTATCTTGAATATCACGAGCTTCGCAGCGCGCATAATAATCACGAACCTGTTTTTGTAAAGCAGGCGAATAATGTTCTAATTCTGTACGCAATATTGACGTGAATATATCTGTCGACGGATGTACTCCGTATTGCTTCCTATAATTAAAAACGCGCTCAATAAAGGCGCGCAAATACTTTAATTCAAAAAAGTTTATATCTAATACTTCTTCAATTTGATCACAGAAAGGACGATCTTCAAATATTAGCTGTGCTAATGATTCTTGAAAGGCCTTTCCATACTTGGAAAAATCCATACCCTCAGTCATTTTATCCTCTTACTGTTTCGCCATTCTCTGGAAAGCCTGAAACATCCCAGAGAAACTTACCTGTGCAAATTCATCTCGCATCATCATCTTCATAACATTCATTTTGCTAAAAGTCAAATCTGGATTTTCAATTACTTCTTGAATTTCTTTTTTGTGATCCAGAGACAATTGTGGAGCGTAAAGTTGCATCATCTTATAGTTTAATCTAATAACCCTTTCATTATCGACAACCTCTTTCCACATTTTTCTTTTACTAGTTTGTTGATTTTCGCGACAATAATCTAATAATTCATCAATTGTAATTTGTTGATCGCTATTAAATTGCGGAAAATCCTTTTTGATTCGGCCTTCGCCAACCCCAGAAATTCCCGGTAAGTTATCACTCTTGTCGCCAATCATTGCTTTTGCTAAAGCAAAATTATGAGGATGTATTTTAAATTCATTGAGAACGGTTCTGCTATTATATACACGATTCTTTTCGATTGGGCGCATCAATACTGTTTTGCCAGAAACTAATTGATAAAAGTCTTTATCATTAGATACGATTACCTTTTCACAATTTTCTAGTTCTGGCATTTGACAAATATATGCCACGATATCATCCGCCTCAATATTATCGAAACGAAATTGAATTACTGGCATTTCGTTAAAATATTCAATCAAGCGAAGCTCTTGAAAAAAACGATTCTGTTTTGCCTCATCTTCATCCAAATGATGAAAAGCTCGATTTAAACGCAATGGCGCTCTTCCTGCTTTATAATCTTTCTTCATTTGTTTGCGCTTTAATGAGCCGCCGGGACCATCCCAACAAATAACAATATGATCTGGCTTTATATCATTACAAAGTTTCTGTAATGATTGTAAAGTACCTTTAATGCCCCCAATCGGCCCCCATTGGGACTCTGATGGATTGACCACATAATTACGCAAAAACAAGTTGAGCTGATCAATGACCAACACCCTTCCACTAATTGACATTTTAAACCTCTATCTGTAAATTCGACTATAGTATTTTGAAGCCTTCACCGGCATAAAAGAATATACGCCTTGAATTTTTCTGGCCTCGGTGGACATTTTGCGAAGATGTGATTTGAGATTATTCTCTGATAAAAAGAAACGTACATTTAATGTTACTCGCTCAACAGCATCAGAAACAGGTTTTGAGGGTACCGTGACATTAACAATTGTAATGCCACAAACGCCACGTAATTTATCTGATATAATTGTTAGATTCTCGTCTCGTGAAAGTCTCATTATCACAGTTGCTTCAAACAGACCTTCATCGAACACTTCTTTTATCAAGTTTTTTAAATTCATACTATTATTAAATAGTTATAATCAAATATAGAAACTCTTTAATCTGAAATATCGCAAATATTATCTTATGCTTTATTTTTATCCATCGAATGCCAACCCTGTACAACAACCTCGTCCATTATCTGGAGGATTCTTGATCTAAACTTTTCATTCTTAATTTTCTCGTGCCACTTGGTAAATTGAAACTTTTCTGACGTTCCATCTTCAAATACCAGAGTATACCATGCGCCGTTACGTTGTAGGTGTTCAGATGGCTGAATCGCATCAAACCAACTTTCTTCATCACATATTCCAACGTTGCCGCCCCAAAGAATCTTAAATGTACATTCTCGACCTAGGGATCCAAAACGTGACTTTTTAATTCGCGCCTTGACTTCAGAACCAATCTTGTAGCCATATTCATCGGTGACATATGATGCTTTCGCTTTTCGTACAGTAAGCCAAATTCGTAAAGAATATGAATATGGTAACGCTTTGCCTCCAGGTGTGACATATGGTTCTGTCATCAAAGAAGCACGATCGGTTGTAATATTTGTCTTTAACTGGTTCAAAGCCAGCAAAGTACATTGACCATTAGCGAGCGGTATCGTCATCTTTTTCATTGCCTTAGATAAAAGACGTGCCTTATAGCCAATAGACGATTGCGGATCAAAATCCTCATCCAACATCTTTCTAGTTGGCGTTTGAGCAACACTATCCCAGACAAACAAAATTTTCTTATCAGTTTCGCCCAAGAGCATTTCCATGGTCTCATACACAAATTCAACAGTTTTTGCTTGCGTATAGACAATATCGGCAACATCACAGCCGGCCTGCTCTAAAAATGCCGGATCTAGCGCTGATTCTGAATCAAAATAAACAACCGAGATTCCCATCTTTTGAGCATTTGCAGCAATTTGAGCTGCCATATAAGATTTACCTGATCCTTCTAGGCCAGCTAATTCTGTAATTTTACCAACGGGAACTCCCCCATTTACGTTGCCCACACAAACAATTTTGTTGAGCCATGTTGATCCGGTTGGAATCCATTCTTTGACTTCTGTTGGATTGTCCTTCGTGAGATCATAAGCGAGAACTTCGCCTGCCTTTTTATTGATTAAGTCTCTTAAACTTGTCGTATCTAATCTGCCATTTGTATTCTTTTTCTTGGCCATTTATTCCCTCGGATTAAAAATTGGGACCTCTGTAAACCCAGGCCCCCCTGCGGTTGAGGGCTTTACCCGTTCAATAGCTCTTTAAAAGCGCGATCGGTGTTGCTATCACTGCTGTCATAGCGCTTCGATTCGGTTGAAACGTCTTCCGCATCATCCTGACTCAGGAGAAATTCATCAAGCATGGTTCGAACCTCTTGCGGGGTCTTGCGCTCAAAAACCTCCTCAAAGTTAGGAATGGAATCAAGCCACGCATGAACCTGATTTTCGTCCTCCGACAAAGCAGAAGTCTTACGACGAGGCGTAATTGACGTCTGCGGAAACTGTGCGCCAACAGGCTTGCCATAATTAATGACTAAATCAGTACCCTCGGCTGTGTCGGTAACATCGCCGTAATCGGGGTTTAATACTAGGCTAAGCAGCTCTTTGTAGGCAGTCTTACCGTAGCCCCAAATTTTAACGCCCTGGTCTTCCTGGCCCCTTACAATGACCGGTGTGAAGAAACGCTGGCGTGCGCCGAGCTTCTTCGCAAGTCGGACATTATCGTCACCGCCTTCGCGATAAAGCTGGCGGATAAAACTATCCAATGGATCTTCCTCGCCGAAGTTCTTCTTCGGGCTCAAGAATCCCGGGTTGTTTCCAACGTTGTAGTGAAACCAATACTCCTTGAAAGGATCGCCATCAGCAGTCGGCACCAGGCGAATGGTGGTTTCTCCGTCATCGGGGCGCCAAAAAATATTCTTGCCGCCTCGGTTCTCTAGTGCGCTCATCTTCTCGCGCATCTTCTTCAAATCAATACCCATGATAAACTCCTTTTTTTTTGTTCCGTTAAGGTATAGTCAGTCCGATTGGTCGATCGAACCGCTTATTATGTGTATATTATAGTAACGCTATTCTTCGGAGTCAAGAGAAAAATCATAATTTTCTTCTTGAATCATCGAAGCGAAAGAACAAGAATACACATAATCTTGATCATAGTTGTTTTCGTATACTGAATACGAAACTTTCATTTTGTCTGTCATGAAAGATCTAACTTGTTTCTTTATATTTTTGATCAATGACGCGTCCGACTCTAAGTTCTTTTTACATATTGAATAATATAGGTGTTTTTCCCTCGGAAACTTTAAATCATAAAATAAAGATTCTTTTCCATCTTTATCGACCAAGCCAAAAGTCGCTATCTTGCACATCTCCTGTGGACTTCCCTGTGTTTGTATAATTGGATCAATATTTTGATAAACGTTATACATATGAAAAGTCGACGCAATCAATTCATTGATTTTGCTAAAATAGCTCTTTATTGTTAAATCGCCCAAGGCCTCTTCACATTGAGAATTTGAAACAACAAACATCTTATCTAATAAGCTTGAACGGGCGTATTGCTGTAAAACATGAAACACCAAGCGTTCTTGTCTATAAGCCGCCTCAGACAATAGATCAATATCGGGCTTAATATATAAAATTGATATCTTTTGTGAATCAATTTGTTCCAAAAGTCGCAATATAGCGCCGGATATAGCGCCGGATCCACCAACAATAACGGTATAGGGATTTTTTGTACCCTCCAAGAATTCTTTAATAGAAGGAAAATTTTCTTCATATTTTTCAATATTTTCTTGTGCTTCTATAAGCTTAAAATTTTCTTCATCTCGACCTTGAGAATCAATATACAACGTTTTGTATTGTGGATATTTATTCAATATTCGAGCAATATTGCAGCCGGCGTTTCCTAAACCAATAATAGTTGACATTATATTTTTCTCATATCTCCAAAATTTCTACCCAATGAAACGTTTGTTTTAAATATTCCAAGATCTGTATTTGAAAATATTTCAATGATTTCATTAAGTTTATGTCCTTCTGACTTACAAACATCAATTATAATACTATCGTGTATAACAAAAGCAATAAAAGATTTTTCAAGAAGTTTGTTTATTTTAGTGGCCTGCTTCAATACCAGATCGCTGGTTGTGCTCTGTATAATATAGTTCAGAGCTTTTCTTTCTTCAACGAGAATTTTTCGATCATAAAAAGTATTAACAAACTCGCCATCGTAATAATAATCTAATATCTTCTCTTTGTCAAATATTTTTTCTAATTTCTTATTCGAAGCCTTCGTATTATAAAGCCAGGCAAATGTTTTTTCTTTGGATTTCTCTCTTGTAATCTTGTTGTTAAAGACATTTTCCAATATCCAATCATGAATATCAATTGTTGGCTGCTCCATCTTCAAGAGTCCAAATGCAGTTCTCAACTCTGCTGAATTGTAATCAAGTTCCAAAAATAAATCATTTTGAGGCTCGATTATGTTTCTACTTTCTTTGTTAATCGTTAATATTGGAAAACTACTTGATGTTGTGGCCAATCGTCCTGTTTTGGTCTTCCATGGATCATAGCAAATTTTATTGGGCATATGTGGCTTCTTTTTTAAAAGGGCCCTCGACTTTATATTTGTTGTTTTGATCGAATTCCAATTTAAATTTAAATCGGCACCCTCAATACCGGCAATCAACTCAACTATATCTTTCATTAAATCATAATTTTTAGGTTTCTCGTAATTTTCGAAAATCCACTGGCATATTTCATTTTTAATCTCGCAATATTGAAATAAAAATTTTTGAGGCACCAAATCATAAAAACAAACATCGTTTAAATTAAGTTTAGCAACACCAAAGCTGGTGTAGAAAGTACGTAATTTTGCCTGAGCTGTCTCCCACTCTTTTTCAAGGTGTTCCGGACATATTTCATCCAGAGTTTTTCCTAGTACATATATTTGTGCATAATCTATATTTTTATCAATTAATGCGGAATTTTGTCTCCAGGTCATAGAAAAATCTTCTTTTGCCTCGGGCCAAAATTGCTTTTTATGATAAAAGTTAATACAACCATTTTTATTATCAAGCGCTTGAAACAACATATAGTACATTATAGCAACGATTTATAAAAAATCAATAAGATTTAAATGATACATGGCTCGTTCCAACACTCGTTGGAACAATATTTTGTGAACTTTTCGGAAAAGTACGTCCAGAATTTAATAAAAACGCGGCTTCAGTGAGTTCATTTAAGAAATATTTTTTAATTCTTCGATTTAAAAACCCATAAGCATGATCAGGGCTTTTTGCCACATACAATGTTTTTGCTATCTTCATAGTATATTTTATATCTTCTTCCTTTAAATCATGTTTAAGTTCCAAAAGCCTGAATCTAAAAACTTTTTCCATCCAATAATCTTTATAATTGTAAACTACACTTTTTTCATAATCCGTGAGTTCTTTCCTGGGAACGCTTCTTCTTAGGAGACCACCAACGTTATTTCTACATACATAATAAGAAGATTCTGGATATTTCACTTTGTATTGGAGCAATGTTGTATACATCGCATACATATACTCTCTTATCAGGCTATAATCTAAAATAAATGTCTTTATATAATATTGATCAAAAAGATTTTTCGTACCATATTGATATGTTATATCAAAGGCCGGCTGAGCCATCATAATTTGCATTGATTCAGAATTTAAATTGGCTATTAAGCGCCAAGGAATATTTCTGTCGACCGCAAATCCAAATTTGTTTGCCAGATTTTTGAAAAAGCTAAAATTAATATCATTAACAAAAACATTTTGTTTTGGCAAATCATCTGCCGGATTTGCTCCAAAAAATAAATCTATTATCAAGCCACTAATGTGGGGCGGCACTAAGTTACTTGTAACATAAGAAGAAAACGTAAACGGAGATCCGTGCGCCGTAACATTGTCTCGAATAAATATAAAAAACTCTTCCACAAAGTCATCAAAATTTGAAACACGATACTCTATGTTCCGATATTCCAGATAAGAGGTAAACATATTAAGCAAACTAGTCATATATCTATGATAAGGTTGATATGCCGCACTGAATGCTTGACCAGGAGTAAATTGTCTAAATACTGTTTGGTTACTTGGTATTAGATTTTTTGCCAAATATTTATTCATTTCAATTAACAGTTGATTAAATGCCAATGAAACAAAATTTAAAGTATAATATGTTTTATTATCTTTTGCTTTTAGAGATCTCAGAAAACTTTCTCGCGCAACAATAATATTTCCTTTTCTATCAAGCCTGCCATATAAATTTCTATCATACCATAAATCAGCAGTACCAATTTCAGGTGGGCGCTCTGCTTGTCCCTTATTAACTAAAATATCTTTTTTATATTTCTTTCTATAGGCATATAGATCAAGCGTATCTGATGTATTTGTTGCTAAAGATTTTGGTGGTAAATTTATTGACATATATTAAATCTCTTTTATTAGTAAATCAGGTCCCAAATATCTCCTATGAGAGTCGTTGGGTCGTCGTCGGCTGCGGCGTGAGCTACGGTTATAGTCTTACAGCCGCTATGGGTCCAGCCCGGGGTATTCATACAGTCGTCATACACTTGTTTTCTCTCCGGATCCAAGCCATTAATCCACTCTCGGTCGACGGCTGCGCCCATCTCGCCGGCAGTCCCCGGTGGCGCCTCCGGTGGAGGGCCAGTTGTTGGCGTAGTAGCGCCGCCCGTTGATGGGGGGCCCACAATAGTAGCCGACGTTAGCGCACTGCCGGCAACCTCTTCTTCTGAATCAGCGCATACACCATTTGAGTTAAACATACACTTGAGCTTTGTAACATAGCCGGACGGACTCAATTGCCCCGCCACATTAAAAATATTATAATAGCCACCCAACCCTATTGTGCGCGCAACTTCCGAATCGACGCCCATAGTTTTTGGATCCAAAAAAACATATTGACCATTTCGAAACATTGGGCAGCCAAATAAATCTACAGTAGCATTAAATTTTGCGAATAATTGGCCTAGGCCGGTCTGGCCATCATAAATCGTTCGGGCTTCAGTCGCATATTTTAAATCAGCGGCTTCAAATTTTATATTTTTTACAATGCCTCGATCAAGACCAATGCCCAAGTGATATATGCCATCTTTCTCATCTTCTACTTTATTGACTTTTCGCTTTATAAGATTTCGGGCTGCGCCATGGAGTATATTATAATGAAGTATTTTGTCAGAAGAAACGCCATCTAGTGGACGAGTAAAAAAGTCTGATATAGGTTGTCCCCGGGCCGATAAAACTCCGAGTTGGGAAGTAATTCTAGGATATTTCCATTCGGCGGCCGGCGTACGAAGATCCTCTCCTTGTGTTCGAGGACCGTCCTCCAGGACTCTGGTACCCGTCGCTGCCCTAGTCATGCGCGGAATTGGCTCACATTTCGAAACATCGCCAGGATTATGGCACTGACCGGCCGGTCTGTATTTGGTAGTAATTGAGGTGGTACTCAGAGCCGGAACGGGAGCACCGCGACCGCCGATGCATGCGTCGCCCATGGCTCTAAAAAATAAATCATTCATGATGTCTTTGATATAATCTCCAACAAAATAACTCGTACGACCGGGTTTAATTACATGTTCTCTCCAGAACATAACAAATTGATCAAGTGACACCGGAATATCAGCGATGTTCACAGATTTGGGGCGTTCTTGAAAATCATGATAATCAATTTTTCCGGTACACAAACGCGAATTTGTTCCCGCAATAGTTGCCTGTTGGTTCGCCGCGTTGAGGCCAATATAATTTGGATTCATAAAATTAACGTAGTACATCCCCAAATCGAGAAGATCCCCCATAAATATAAAGGTAACAACGCGGCGGTTTGATTGTGCCATCGAGGATTGTATGAAACTCTCACAGTCGATGATCTCCTCGGCGTCCTCCGGCTCTTCGGCCTGATCAACGATAGGCTGCTGCGGATCCTCTCTGCCAAAATATTCGGATTCGCGACCTTCTTCGCGGGCTCGGTCCAGCGCTCGGCCGGCCTCTCGACTTATTCGACTAGTTTCACAATCAATGGCGGCGACCATTCCTCCTTCGGTACCGCGGGGGCCTCGGCCAATGCCTGGACGTCCATCAGGACCAAGCATACCAGAACCGCCCGTAAGGCCTTGGGTAGCCGGCGCGCCGTGGCCGCGCTTCGTGCGTCTGAGTGTAGTTAGAGTTTGATCCAAATCTTTTACTAACATGGCTTGCGTCACGCCATGCCAAGAAGAAGAGGTATTTGCGGCTTCGCGTGCGCTGGCATAATCTTTGTTCTTGGCTTCGATTTCGCCAGGCTTGATTTGAGAGCCTACAGCCGGGTCCATCTGATCAACTGCCCTATATTGCTTAAGCGTATCGTCCCTCACATAAAATTGATAAACTTTTTCGTGCGCCAACAGATCTTCTAGAAATCTTCTATAAAAGTTAAGCCTGTGTATTTCAATTATGGCTTTTGTGGTCTTATCGACTGACTGTAATTCTCTTTTGGCTTGTTTTTTTATTGCCTCTTTTGATAGTTTTTTGGTCGCGCATGCACCGGGGAGTACCCCCGTCTCAACTTGATCAATCTTGTTCGAACGTTCTTGTTTTATGCTTTCCTTTTTTTTGTTACCTCTCATGGTACGATCGCGGATCTGATCTTTTAATATGTAAAACATATCAGCAGTTGGCTCTGTTAATTCACCCTCAAGAGAACCCCTATAATCAATCGTTAAAGATACTGTTCCATTGTTTTTAAAATCCAAATTATAATTTATCATCTCTAAGAAAATATCAAGTTGTAGGTCTCTAATAAGATTTCGATCATCCTGAGAGAAAATAACGTCATCAGATGCTGGTGGCACTGCCCAGCCAACAGAAGCCTTAATTCTTCGATATTTTGGATTAAAAATTAATTCACTGTTTGGCTTATATACATCACGCTCCTCTTTTGCTGTTCTACAAAAATTTAATATGTTATCGCTCGTATATGCTTTGTTATAATCATATCTGGGTATCATTCTTTTGGTACGAAGCAACAAATCTAAAAATGCGACACCATTGCGTTTTTTGGTAAGAGCTTCAAAATTTGTAAATACTAATTCTAATCTTGCCTTAATTGATTTACGAGTTGTCGCAGGATCTTTACCATCAAATTCATAATCAAAACTTTTTAATCCTATGCCATATGCCCTTCCTTTATGATTTGTCATTATATCGTCGATGATATCGCTGCTGATATAGTCATCAAAAAGAAATTCTGAACTCGAAATTTCTTGTGGTAGTGGCCGGCCCTCCTCGCTCGACGCTGGATGATCTAGAACATTAGTATTTTGATTTTCATATTGAATCATAAATAATCTTATTTTAGGGATAAGAAACGATAATTGATGTGGCTTATATGTGAAGAACTTCTCGGCGCCTGGTCGGTGAGCCAACTTACTAATAGCTGCAGCCGGATCTCCGCCGATCGGAATTAAATCATGCCATCGATTATTAAGATCTCCCGGCGGAAGGTAATTACGTATTACATCTTGAAAATCAAGTAAAAGGCACTGATCTTGAAAAGCGGCGATACGGCGGGCAGTCTCAGCGGCTTCAAAAGTTCCTTCATCATCATCTTCATCATCATCATCGCCCGGGTCGTCGTCGCAATCCTCGTCGGCTCTGATGAAACAATATTGACGCTGTTCTATAAAAAGAGGATCTAATCGCTCTTCTATATCTAATTTATCAAATAAAAGCATTCATTAAATTCCCAAAAACTGATATACAACTTCTAAAGGGCCCGGGATCATAATAAGATTTCCTGTTTGAACATGGGCTTCGGTGGGCTTTTGATTAAACCATCCAATAACCCACCACGCAGCGGGATCATCATAATAACTTGATGCTAATTTCCAAAAACGATCTCCGGTTGTCCAGGTATGGTGTTGAACACTGAAACTACTCATTTGTTCTGTTGTTGGATATTGAAATCTTTTTGAGCCATAATGTGCTATAAAAGGCACATATCGATCTTTGAGTATTTTGCTATATATATCATTATTGTTCAGAAAAGTAATTCTTAATTTATCTCTTTCGATTGCCATAATATAACACCTCCCTGGCTATTGATTGTTTATCATATATCAAAATGTTTGGAATGCTTTAGCGACGCCAAACATTTGACCCACCTCTGAATCTCTAAATGATCCTTCTGGTGTCACAACTGCGCTATTTTGACATGTAGCATCTGTTGTGAGGCCTAGGCCGGTCACATAATCAGCTGCTTCACATTCTTTGGTCCCTGTTGCTAAGTCGGGCGGCCTCGTGGTACCAAAGTCACCGACGACGGCGGTACCGTATGGAAAATTTTGTTTTCTTCTTTCTATGCTTGTTCCAGATAATTTAAATCCCAGACCGTGCTCGTGTAAAACGTTAAATGAGCAATTTAAACTAAATTCCATTGGAATGAGTGTTCCCGAGGCCCCCTTATCATGAAAGCCGGCTTCAAAGTTTGGTGTAAAATTAATCCCATCTAAATAACCAAGTAAACCTCCCGTTACAACATCAGGAAGAGGACCAAAGCTGGCCTTCGTTATTAAATTTCCAAATTTCATCCTCAAGAGAGGGGCGCCCACAATTTGACTGGCGCTGCCACCAGATTGTTCCTGATAAACAGGATATAACATGGTAATTAATCTACTTAATTTATCAAAATTACCCTTGGCCTCTTTATTATCATATGAAGGAACGCCAAATGAAACATTAAGTCTACGCGTAGTATTCTCAAATGTAGCAATTGGGTCCATACGTCCATATACGGAATTTGGTGTCCATTTCGATGTATATTGATCGTCAAAAGCCGTTAAAAAAGCTTTAAAACTAACTACGAGCGGTTTTGATGTCCCTGACGCAACATAGAAAAAAGAAAGCTTTTGTTGTTTTCTGAAATACAGTGTATCAGTTGGATCAAAACTAACATCTTTCGCCGCAAGTTCAGAAGGCGGCGACGATTCACCACCAAATGCAGCCGCAAGGCCTGCACCTATAGTACCGCCAGTCCGAGCACCAGAAGCAATACCTCCTACGGTGTCTCCGATATTAAAATCATCAAAAAATGCCATTATTATATACCTTGTTCTTATTCATTTAAATCTCCTGTATTAGGATCCAACATCTTTTATCATCCCCATTAATCGTCCGGATATGTAAGGAAGTACCACTTCCGCCATGCGATAGCCATCAGCTTCCATTATTACCGTACGCGAACCTCCTCCTCCTCCGCCTCCTTTACCACCAGCCTCAAATGCCTTAGATAATTTAGTAAGTACGTGAATTAGTTTATCCATAAATTGTAGATTCTTTTCATCGACTTTTAGCTTCGCAAGTTGCACAGTATTTTTAAGAATACCTTCAGTTGCCACCGCTGCCGAAGCATCAATTTCAGATACTTTTGTAACCAAATGTGTTACCCGTATGATGCCAGCTGAATCTGGAACATCAAGATCAGCAAGAGCATCAGTCACGGTTAAGAAATTACTTACTGCGCTCGATGTCAAGCTGCCAATACTGGAAAATAAAAAACCAAGAGCATTAATTTCATCTTCCGGCAATAAGGCGAGGGACAATGCCAAAATGGCAAGGGAGCCGCCAATAGCCGCCATACCGGCGCCGAGGACGAGAGCACCGCCGGCCATGAGGAAGGCGCCGAGGAGGGTGGCTGCGCCGGTAAAAGCAGCTAACCACTTCAAGACATCCCATAATTTATCGGTATCAAGACCTTGCAAAGAAGAAAACATAAGACCAAAACCGCCGGCGAGGAGTCCGATGCCGGCAGCTGCTAAACCAATGCCAGCGCCTATTTCCAAAACAGCCACACCAAATGCTGCCATACCACCCGCAGCTCCGCCGGCTGCTGTTCCCAATGCCGCTACAGGGGGCCCCGCGAGTCCGGACGCTAGCGCCTGTGCTTCTGTTGCTGCAGCGACGGCGGCCGTATTTGCCGCTAACGCAGCTTGAATGCCACTAATAGCAGCTATACCAGCTTTCATAGCTGCCATTGCCTTGTATGCTCTTACTACTTTCCATATGATTCCAACGATACCACCAATGACGATGAGATAGGCTGCCCATGTATTATCCGATAACCAATCAACGACAGTTTTTAAGCCGTCCGCGAGCCAGGAGATCACTCTGACTAGATCATCTAATACAGGAGTGAGTTGGAGCAATAAAGCGTTAAATTTTTGACTCCAAGATAAGTTTTTAAAAGCTTCGCTGGAAAGATCTCTTAAGCTCATTTCGCCACCTTCGGCCAAAGCCTGAAGTTCATCGTAAGCTGATAAACTTGTATTAAATAATTTATTGGCCTCGGCCATATCTGTGATACCAGCAGCATTTGCAATTGCTTTTTGCTCAAAACGTCCAAGCTGATTGAAAGATTTTCCAGTGGCCGCAACTCCTTGTATCAATAATCTAACTCTTTCTGATTCTGTGGCAGTAACCATCTGAACTGTATCAAAATAAGCGCCGCCCAAAAGAGCGTTTAAGCTACCAACTTTATCGCCGGCGTCTGCAAATGTATCGAATCCTGCGACGGTATTCAAAAGAGAATCCATAGACATTGCTGTTGCCTTGGCTGCAGCCGAAAGATCTTTAAATTCTTGTTCCATTCTACCGCCATGAGCCATTAAAGTAGTAGCTGCGCGGCCATAATCTTCCATTATTATGTGAGGCGGAACCTTTAATTCCATCGCGAGGCCCCTAAGATTATTTATCAGCTGTTCTGACTCTCTGCCTGTTTTTCCTTGGGCCGCTGTCATGACGTCAAAAGCCGTAGCAAAGCTGCGGGCTTCAATACCAAACATCGCCATGGTTGACGCTGTTGTCACTACACTTTCTTGGACGCTCTGATCATATTGTAAAAATCTTGCGGAGGAAGTGCCCAACTCCTCATAAGTTTGGCCGACGTGCTCGGACGCAATACCAAGTTTCTTAACATTTCTGGTTACCTCGGCAACAGATCTAGTTATTTCTGGGCCCACGCCTAATGTCACCCTTAAGTCAGCGGCGACTTCAGAAAGTTTATTTACATAATCTAAGGCTTGGGCAACGATTTTTGTCATCAGAGAACCAAACATATTCATCGGATTCATTGTTTCCTTAATGTTCGAACCAATTTCAGACATTGCTTGACCGAGATTAACACCCTTGTCAAGAGCATTAATTAGACTACCAGTGAGGCCGGCCGCTCTCCAATTATTATCGATACCAAGAATACTTCCGGCCGTCTGACCAAATGCCGAACCAAGATCTCTTGCCGCTTCTGTGCTCTGCATAAGCGCAGCCGTCATATCAGCTTGAGCCTCAGTTCTGCGCATCGTATCTCTTATTTCTTCATCGCTAGCGCTCTTAAGAAATTTAAAATGCTCTTGTTGTGCTTCTGTAAGTTTTCCAAGCGCTTTTCTTTGCGCAAGAATCCATTTTTTACGTTCAACAGAGTCGGCAGCGCCGGATTGCATAGCGCTTATTCTTAGTTTGTTTTGCTCACGTAGAGCAGTAATCTGCTTTTCATACTCTTTTATCTCTATATCGATAAGCTTTATATTAGATTGCGTAATCTTAGCAATCTCTTTTTTAAGAGCAATCTCTTTTTCTAGAGAAATATTTGCATCATCTCGCGAAGCCATTCAGATAAACCCTTACTTAAAGGGCCACTTGATACCTGTGACCCGTTCAAAATTTCTTGTTGCGTTATTAAGCAATGCCTTACTATGATATGTACGTGGATCATTTAGGCCATACTGTAGGTATGCGCCCATATATTTTTTTTCTTTAACCAAGGTATCCAAAAAACTTTGGATATCTTGTTTTGAGCCCTTCACAGTCGTTGGCAAGCTAATACCGCCAAACATGGCACTCAGAATTCTCTTTACTTTTAGACCCAGGTTACCAAGTGTTCGGCCGGCCGCCTCATCGATTGTACTTTTTGTTAAATCAATTTCAATAATTTCCACGATTAAACCTCATAACGCTATTATAAATAGTATTTTAATGAAAATAAAGACTGTTAAGATAACGTATGAGTTTGTTTGCCGGAAGAGGCACCTTTACCACGGGCTTTCTCAATTTGCTCATGTTCATATTCTTTTTGTTGATTTAGCCTTTCTGTAAACCAATTTCTTAGTTTTACAGGCAGGTTATAAATCTCAATAAAGCTCCAATTTCCATGATATTTGAGAGCGAATGCTTGTTCGTATAAATGCTTTTGATAATTATGATCTAGGCCAAAAAAATTCCGTAGTAAACGGCACCTCCATATCTTGGGAATGTCCACATTCAAAACACTCAAAAAATTGAGTCAAGTCGACATTGGGTACTATTTTGGAATAATGATTACGTAAATATTTTGAATCAAAGGCTGGCATTACATTAATAAATTCTGCAATAAGGTTTCTATCCTCGACATCATTTACTGCTACAATATACGCCTTAAATTGATCTGTTAGGGTAAATTCATTTTTATTCTTTTTTGAACTTTGTAAAAGTCTTTTTTCATCGCGTCCGGTTAAAAGCCTGGTTTCAACAACCGCTTTTGATCTAGGAAGGGTAAAAGCAAATGTGCCACGCTCTGTTACTTTGGCTTCTCCAAGATCTAGATCATCAGGGGTTTTTGTTGTATTATCCTCTAAATTAAATGTAAATTCTTGTGCTGCCGCGCATGCTGGACATGTAACAGAGGCTTTATATTCGGCGCCATATGCCGAAATTCTACTGGCTACAATTAATGCATTCTTATCTCCAATACATAAATCTTCCAGTCGAACGCCGGCTGTAACGATAAGCGATTGAAGCATTCTATCAAGAGCGACGCCCTTTTTAAGAAGAGATTTATTAACTAAAATATCTTCTTCTTTCGCTGTCATTAATTTAATTTCCACCTCTTCTTTCATATGAAGTGGATGTCCTTGCGGATAAAAACGTCCCTTTGTTGGTAAATCAACCAGCTCAGTGGGTACAACAAAGTGTAAACCGCCAGAAACATCTGCTGCTTCAACGGTCTCATCTGTTATATCATTGTGGGGGACGTTTGGAGTAGGCGCCTGAAAGCGGGCGCTATTATCTCTAACTGTCATGAAAACCTCTTTTTTGTATTAGTTATGAAGACTCACCACCGGTATCGATAGTATTTGGAATGAATGCCGACCCAATAATATCTTTAGCGAGACCCAGGCCGGCAGAATTGTTAATAATCTGACTAATTCCATTACTCTCGCCGCCGGCTTTGGTCATGTAGGCAAAGTCATATTGAAGAGTCATACTAACTGTAGTAAGCTCTTCATTGCCATAATCCAGTGATCCAAAATCAACAGTACCTTGAATAAAAGGATTAATTAATCTCCATTGATCAACTATTCTTTGTAGTGGGGGTGTCGTAAGATCAAAATTTGGGGGAATACCAAGTTGCGAGATCGTAACATCGCCTAAAACGCCAACCATCGATCCTTTAGTAAGATTTGTTGCTGCTGCATTTGCGGCGACGGAAGCACCGCCGGCCGGCACCTCGTAACCAGCCAATCTTAGAAAAGACATGACTGTCGCAGACGAGTCAGTCGGACTGACAGGATCAACTAATGTTAAACTAATTGGTGACCAAGTAACGCGACCAGGATAATTAAAAGTATGATTAATGTACTGATGGGGAGTGCTGGAAACTTCAAATTTAGGTTTATCAACGGATTTAACAAGCCACTTGATATTATCAAAATTAGATATGCTGACAACAAATCTAAAATTTCTTTTTGGCTCAACTGCGGGGCTATCCCAGAAATTATCGAACGATCCCATTTATTTAAAGTCTCCCTGTATGATACTAACTCATTTATAATTAGTTGTTAAATTGTTTTTAATCTTCGAAAGATGCTCCACTGCGTGTAATTAAGAAATCAATCGCAATAAATTCAATTGCCTTGGCAGGTTTCAAGAATATTTTTGCGTACATAATGTTTCTATCACGCATTTCCGGAGTGGTCGTTGACTCATCCAAAATGAGTTTGTAATCTTCAAGACCAAATTTTGATTGAACATCTTTAAGAACCGGATTTGCTGCGCCGACGAAACGGGCCCAAGTTGAGGGAACGTTTTGATCAAATAAAACCAGGTTTGCAATTTGAGAAATTCTCTTTTTGAGATAAATCATCAAGCGACGAACATTAATTCTATCTAGCGCCGATTGCTCAAGCTGTAGTGTCTTCTGTCCAAAGACCACAATTCCTTCTGCCGGAAAAGAAGCAATCGGATTGATTCTAACATCATAAAGATCATCTCTTTCACGCGAAGTAAGTTTTCTGCGAACATTTGTTATCGGAATACCGGCAGCACCCTTGCTCAAGCCGCCTCGATTAAAGCCGGCTGGAGCAAACCAAAGTTCACTTCTTGCGGCAGAACTACCCATTGTTCCCAAAGCAGCTACAGAAGATGGAATCCACAACATTTGGCCTGTGCCCCCATCAACTGTCTGTACCCACGGGAAGAAGGCGCAGCCATAACTTGAATTTGTAGATCTGGCTCTCATACTAGCAACGGCTTGAGCAACATCCGGAACTGCTGGATATGAAGTTGAATCTGGATCACCTTCCTGTACTGGTACGTAATCATTTTCTACATCGATGATCGCCAGAGCATCGCCCCGGTCTTCACAAACTTCGATCAAACGGTCAGTAAACGCCGGCACGTAAACACCAGGTATCGTCGCAAGATTACATTCTACAACTTCTGGATCCGCAATAATATTGATTGCTCTATTCACCGAGGCGCGTGCATAATTTGTAACATCGGTGGTGCCGCGGCCTCCGGTGGAGGTGACCCCATCTAATACGGTATTGCGGAATGGATCACGATCTGTAATATCAAGACCATCAAAACCTCCATGTAATACTGTGGTAAATTTACTAATCTTGTTTGTATTGATCAGTGCGGACGAGCCGGACTTGGCAGTCCAAGACGTACTGCTGGCGCGGGAGCCGGATTCATAATACCAAGAATCACCATCGGCTTTTGTTGAGCTATTCTTGCCGCCAGAACCTGTTTTAATTAGATTATCTAATGTAAATACATATTGATACTTGACGGGCGTCGCGATGGTGGAGCCCGGGGTCCAACTATCAAGACCCATTGGCTTAGCTCGAACCAGATCTAAAGTGCCTTCATCAAATCTAGTTTTTGAGCCGGCTTGATTAACATTCACACCGAAATACGCATCTCGGGGGTCAATAAAGCCCATATCGCTCGAAGAACCAATAAGAGCCAAAGATGGGGAGGTAAAGCTGCCAGTCATGCCCTCGGTGTCGGTGCCGGGGGAGGTGGCGCAACGAATGTACGTTAACGGCATTTCATAGCCCTTGGCAATAAAGCCGGCGTCTTGGGTGTGAGGGTTCCGGCCGGTGGTAGCAATCTCAGCCGACACGCTCGTGAGCGAGCTGGAGACCATTGTCCAAGTCTTATATGTTAGCGGCCCTTTTACACCAAATGGCATGAGTTCCGCGTTCAAAGTACCAGCATCCACATCAGAATCCATTTCTACACGAATGTATTTGGAAACATTATTGTAGTTTCCATAATGTACGAGCCTCTGAGTTACTGAATCGTATTGAAATCTTTTATCGCCGATTTTACGTGCTATATAATTCGGAGATTGAGGATTTAAATTACAATTAGAGAAAGTCTCTAAAACTTTCGGACGTATATCAGTATCGCGCAATTGGCGAACTTCCAGCGTGAAAGAAGGGTAAGGATCTACTGATTTTTCTTGAGCACTTGGAGATCTTAAATCACGAATTGAAATTTTAATTTCTTTTTGTGTTTGCTCTCCATTTGCTGTCAGGCCATGAACTCTGAATAAGTTCTCCGTATGGACCGCTGGATTAAATGTAACAGCGGGAGCACTAGTATCTTGTGAAATAAACCAACCAGTGGCGGCAGCTTGAGGGCCTTTATCTGTCGTCGTAAGTCCCAAGAAATCTGCGCCATCGATTGAGCCCGAAAGAAGACCTAAAATTATACCATAATATCCGTCTGAACTTGACAATGCAGCAACAGCTTTTTCATAAGTTTCTCCTAGCCAATAATCAATTCTTTTTTCCGATGATACGGTGCCCGTATTTATTCTTGTTGGATCCGTATTAAAGGCGGCCCGAATATAATTTGAACTGGTTCGAACAAAATCAACGCTTTTTGTTTCCACAACTCCATTGGCGCCTGTTAAAGCAATCTTAAATTGTGGTGGATTTCCGGCCGTACCGACTGAGTTAATAAAAATTGCATTCCCTCGTTCGTTGCCGGCGGTACTGACAGCGCGAACAGAGCCAGATAAAACAGGAGTAGACCCAGTACAATAAAAAACCGCAGCAAGAGTACCAGTGACGGCCGTGTCGTACGAGGCCGATGGACAAATCCACAAACCATAAGCGCCGATGCCGTTGTCGTCACTGGATAAGCCGCCCGGTGACCAACCGGCTGCTCCAGCAGCTTTAGTGGCTCCGGCATTAACTGATTGTGCTCCCAATAAACGTACAAACGTTATTGGGCTGTTATTGGCCAGATATGCTTTTGCAGCATATGTAGCATACATGGGACTGGTGAAATTTCCGTTTCTCCATACATCAAGCGACGTACCTCCAGGTACAGTATCTCCAAATATTTGGACAAATTCATCATAAGATCTAATAACTGTTGGTACAAAAGCCGGTCCCATGGCGGTTCGGCCAATAATGACGGGTCCCTGAACCACATTTCCTAAATTTGGTACTTGAGATTGGTCGACTTCTGTTATGAAGACTCCAGGTGACACAAAACGATATTTATCTGCCGGCATTATTAATTTCTCCTTAAAAAAGCTTTGATGTGGAAATAGCTATAATAAATAGTAAATAAATAACCAAAAAGAATTTTATCAAGATTTATAGAAACTATCTTTGCCCGTAGGATTAGGAACTTCAAAAACAACTCGCTCGCGACCAATTTTAATTTCGACTGCGTTTTGCGTTTTGGTGATCTTGGGAAGATTTTCATTTGGGCCGGCGCCGTGGATATAACCAAGAACTCTTAAGCTCAAGGTCATTTTGAATTTACGCTCCTGTTCTTCTAAAGTTGATATGGTGTTATCTACCGCATAGTCAGAATCCAAAAAACCTTCATATGAGTGGCCATTGCGACTCAAAATAATATAATTTGATGCGTTTGTCGCATCAATCATATATGCAGCAATATCATTCATTTGTTGTTGATATTCAGTGAAACACTCAACTTCATAGTTGATTTCCATGTAAGACGGCGCCGGTATTGTTATTGTTTCATATACAACCTTTTTGTTAATACGTTTAAAATTCTTGTCGCCGGCATCATTGCTTTTACGGAAAGCATCTGCTGTTGCGAACTTATTTGTATCATCTTGTGCTATACGTCGAGCGATGATAACATCTGACTCTCCTGCTTGCCGCAATCTATCAAGTGGCGAAAATAACTTTCCTCGCTTGGTGCGATCTTTTGATATTCCTCTGCGCTCAATTGTTACTGCGGGATAGACGACGGCGCCGAGATCGTCACTTTTCGCAATAAATGTTTCATCGTCAGTCCAATTCCTGTCTTTTCTATTAAATGCGCGCTCAATGCCAACCCAAGAAACTGGAACCAATCTAAAACCTTCATTTGAATAAGTTGAAATATTTAAATTTTGAAAAAAATTATAAACAGAAAAATCAATATTTTCCAAAGTCGAAGGCATAAATATCTGCTCTTCTACCCTATCAGGCTTTTCTACTTCCGTATAAGAATAATCAATATCTTTTCTTCTATCTACCATCAAAAAGTCCCTTTCTCGCTCTCACACATTTAGCGGTAATTTCAAATCTATGATCAGCTTGTCCAAATAATTGTTTAGGTTCATTTAAAGTAACAATTTCATAATAAAATTTACCATATAAAACAAAATCACCTTCTCGAATAAATATATCTTGATCTTCTGTTAATCTTCTTTTGTGAAAATGAATATTTATCGTCGTAATGACATCCAATCCGTATTTATCAGTTGTCGTTTGTAATCCTTCCCAATCAACCAAAGCAAATACCCTAACCGGTGGTAAAAATGTTTTTTCTATCGCTTCACCATATAAAGAATGATAATCCGTTGTTGTAACATCAATCGCATAATACAAAACTTGTTGACCAATAATTCGCTCAACTAATTCATCGTTAACCTGCTTTACAAGATCACGCTCTTTTTTGTTTAAAAATAAAGGCGGGGGTGGATCTGCGGGTTGTGACCATTTATTACTATCTGACACTTACATCACCCCACATATACGCCATATGGTATAGTCTTTAGCATATTATTGGTCGATTGGGCCATAGTAGCCTGGTCTTCCACAATTTTACTATACGTTATTTCGGCCAATATAGTTTTAAGCTCTTCTCTCAGCTTATCTTGCTCTTCTTTAGCTTGAGCGGCCAATTCAGAAGCATTCAACGTGACTGATTCTCCTGGTATCGGAATTGTCGTAAATTTACCTCTTATTTGCGCCAATATCTCCTTGGCCAAAGAAAAAGCAAAGCGTCGAATCCACTGTTTACCAATTGAATTAATGTTTTGGTATGGAATATTTGCAAAAGGCAATGTATTCATATTATTGATTCCATTAACTCCAGTATCCACACTACCGGTAGCTTCCGTCCATGGATCACTCTTGATTGTAAAATCAACATACATCTTTTTAGGAGAATAATCGCCTGGACGCGGAAAGACTCTTATTTTATTACTCTTAATCTCATAAGAATAATGAGAATTTCTTGTATAAATTGCGTCTTCGTACGCCATAGATTGAAGTTTGTTTTGCCACGGTGGAATAACTTCAAAAGTAGAATCATCGGCGTACATGCCGTATGTCGACATATTACCAATTGCGTTAATTCCGCCATAATAGCCGAAAAATCTCCACATCGCGTGTGGTGTTTTATAAAAAACTCGACGAACTGTTACCCTATTTGTTCCTACTTTTCCATAGAATGAAGAGCTGGCATCGTTGGCTGAAGACGAAGCTATAATTTCTTGTAAATCATAATCTTGCTGACCACTTACAATTGCAAATGAGCCAGAATAAATTGGCTCTGTGCCGCCAATACCAACTTCTGTTGCTGTTTTGTCGGCAATTTGTCTTGCGTAGCCAAAATCAAATTTAGGATATTTTAAACTGGCGCTTAACGCAGCAACAGAAGTTTCTTTTATTTCGCCATCATGATCAAATGTGCCAGTAATAGCACCAAGAACCGATCCAATCGCATTTTTAGCCTGGTGTATATTGACTAGATATGAATACTCTAAAACAGCCTCTTCATAGGCCGCAAAAACGTTTTTTTGCGTTAATTCAACGTTTAGGACATCGCCACCAAGCTTTCGATAAGTATAATTAACTTGTTCGGCGGCTCCAGAAACGAAATCTGTATTTTCTACATATATGCCATACGGATAATTAGCAGCACTGGCAGCTGAAGTTAAAGATCCCGTCTCCGGTAATGTTATAGCTGGTGTTGTTGACGTCGGCGTTAATGTAGGTACAGCCATTCATTTGTTCTCCGTGGATTACTAATATAAATAGTATCTGCTGGGAGTATCAAACTTTTTTAGTTGTTTTCTCGGCCACAGATCTTGAAAGATCCTTTTTTACAGGGGCCTTTTTTACAGGGGCCTTTTTTACAGGGGTCTCGACAGTTTTTTTTGGAGGTGCCGGTGGCGCTGCGACAACTGGAGCTTCTTCAACAACTGGCGTTGCTGCAGCTGCTTGTCTCGCTAATAATCTAAGTCTTTTCTTCTTTCTACCCATGATAATAGGCCTCCTATTTCCTTATAAATAGTTGATTATAAAACAAAAATCTCAAAAATTGACTGCGAAAAAAAATTGACCAATTGAGTTTTCATAAAAAAACCCCGCCAAGGAAAACCAAGGCGGGGTATACTATAATAATAAAAGTTGAATCTAAATCTAAGCTGACCCAGCGCAGCCTTGAGAGCCAGTTACAAAAGTCCAAGCATAACCACCAGATCCAGACATACAAATATAAAATCTTTGACAATTTCCATCTGTCTGTATTGTCATTGTGCCCAGTGTATTTATGTTACAAGAACCAGTCGAAGCTACGGGAAATTGAGATCCTGACAGGCTTGTTCCGCTTGAGCCCGAAATTGAAGAGGCACCATAAGTTGTCTCTCCTTCGGATCCGCTAACAGTAGTCTGACTACCACTAATTGTTGTTTCGCCTGCTGACGATGATACGTTAATCGGCATCTTCTTCTCCTTCTTCTATTTCCTCTAAAACAAATTTATAAAGTTTTCCATTCTGATTATTCTTTATAGACAAATAATTACTTTCCTCTACAATTGTCCAATCACCTCTATCATTCTTTAGTTGTAAATCTTGTGTGTATATATTCGCAAATCTGTTATCGCGTGATCCTAAATTTGCGGCGCCGTTACTGGTTGGCCTAATATTTGCTTGTATTAAGATATCTTGTACTACTGCTTCTATTAGTGCTCGTATTCTTAGAGTACCGATTTTTTTGGCCATTAACTAATCCCTCCCTTGTTCCTCACACTAATAAGTAGTCTTCGATGTGGGCATGCTCTCAATTTTTATAAAAAAACCCCGATCTCTCGAAAGAAACCGGGGCATATCAAACTACGCTAATTGTTATTAGCCGGTGCCAGACTCACCAAGGAGTCCGCGGACAACAACAAGGCCATACATATCAGGTCGGACCATCTTCTTAGCGTAACGAGTCATCACGCCCTTACGGGGCACGAAGTCTTCGGTACCGAAGATTGTCGGAGTGACCTGGAGAGGTACGTACGGGGCATATACATAACCCGTTTCGAGGAAACTGCCACCCTTACGGCCGACAAGAACCAAGTTACGCGGGAAGTACGGATCAACCCAGAGGTCCCATTTCTTGGAAATGGATCCAACGTTGACAGCACCAACAGTACCACGATCAGCATCAGCTGTAACGTTAGCACGGAAACCAGCAGTAAACTCAAGGATGTTAGCAACTTCAGGTGAGGTCACCAAGAAGTTAGCTCCACCACGTAGAGTCTTTCTGTGGATCTGAGCGCTTACGTCATTAACGGTCTCGACAAGAGTCTCATACCATTCGCTGACCGTACCAGTGAAGTCAGGAGCAGCTGCGCTAGCACCAACTTCTAGACCAGTTGTACGATTAACGAAAAGTCCCGGGGAGCGCGACCAGTAGTATGTACCAGCTGTAGCACCCTGAATAAGATCGTTAACGATTTCGCGGTCAATCTCAAGAGCGATCTGCTCAGAAAGAATCTGAGTAAGCTCAACCTCGGCATCAAGGTTATGATAAGCATTTAGGTCTTGACCTAATTCCGGAGACCACTTGGCCTTCAGTTTCTTGGTCATCGCCGTAACAGCAATACTGTCGACTTTGATATCAATCTCGGGAATGGTATTCTTAACATTTCCATCAAACTCATTATCAGGAACATTGCCAGCACCCTCCAAGGGGAAGATATCGCCAACGACGGCGCCAACAGCAGAAGCTTGATCGTAATCATCAGCAACGGGATAAGTCAAAGCAATTGTACCAGAAACAGCATCAAAGGTAGCTGCAGGACCAGCCAGAGTAACAACCAATCTTTCAGTTCCGCTGACGGTAACAAGTTTAGTCAAACGACGAACAAGCTGAATGGTCGTGGAGGCGGGCGGGTCTTCGGCGGCATCTAAGACGAAGCCATTAATTGCCGAAGCCGAAATAGCAATTAAGTTCTTGCGATTAAGCGGACCAGAATTATTACCATCAGAAGAATAATCATCACTACCGGGCACACTCATTGTAATCTGCAGATAAGTATTAGTACTATCAGCAAGAGTATCCGGATCCCAACGAAGAGAAGCCAGCTGAGCGGCACCAGCCGTAGTACCATTAAGGTTGGCCAGGTCCGCCATCGTAGTACTAGCTGTTATCGGAGCCCAGGCAGACTGGCCGGCCGACGCCGTCAAACCGGGCGCGGCGACAGCGACCGATCCTGTCGGCGAAGTATAACCAGTTTGGAGGTTATAAAAACCACCGCCGTCTTCTGTAATGTCGGTCACGCCACCAGTTAACTCACTGCCAACCACGCCACCGCCGTAAAGTGACTCACCAGCATCTAGACCCGACCGTTGTTCGTTAAAAGTAAAGTCCATGAAGAAAATGAGGCCTGACGGGAGGCTCATCGGCTGAACCGAAACGAGATCGTTTGCGATCAAACCACCGAAAACTCTGCGGACGAGAGGAAACGCAACTGCTGCGAAACCTTGAACGTCGGCGCCGCCCATTGAAGAGGCCTCTTTAAGTAATTGAGCCGCCTGGTTTTCGAGCAAGCGAGCCATTCCATTTTTGGCACTGTCCGTATTAAGACCCTCTAAAAGACCGGTGCGCTCCCATTTTTCAATGATGGCAGCACCTTCTTTAGCAAGGGATCTGTCAACGATGCCTTCTGTTAATTTTTTTAAAACTGACATGTTAAAATCTCCTTATATTATTTTTTATTTAAGCCAGCCAAAATTTTCCATCTATCAATAGATGAATCATTTTGGATTGTTTTGTTTTCTCTGTCGCGGTTGCGATGAGAAAGGATCAATGTTGAAGTAGTCTTATTCATTGCTTCGCTCAACGATTCTGGCTTATTATTCTTAATGGTGCTGCCCGTTGCGCTTTGAAGTGTTTCATAAATTATTTTAGCTTCTTCAACACTTTCAGAGTTAGATAAGGCTTCGACAATTTTATTTTTTTGTCGCTCATTCAGAGAGTCGCTCATCAAAACTTTGTTTGTATATAATAGTTTGGCATTCGCAAGATTGGATTCACTTAATTTATCCTTCAATCTGTTTGTAACACCAAGTAATTCTTTTTTATCAGATGTCAATTTATTAACATCTGTCTGTAATTTGTTGCTCGATTCTTCAAGATTTTTAAGAGCCTTTCTTTTAGCATCCCACTCTTCACGAACTTTTGAATCCTGAAGCATTGCCAAAAGTTCTTCTTCTGCCAATCGAAAAACAGATTCCGGTGGCGTGCCCCAACCCGATTGAAGCGTTTTTATATCTACATCAACCGTTAGGGCCTCTTCAACAACTTCGTTTAAATCTTCTTCATTAATCTCTAAGGATTCACCATTTTCATCAACCACGTCGCGTTTCCAGCCCGAGCCCTTTATGGGCGGCGTGGACGGCGCAGTCTTCGACGGGATCCCCTTTGGGGCCTTGGGGTACGACTTCGCCGCCGGCTGGGTAGTCGGGCCGGGCCTTGGATCACCGACGTCCCGGGTCGGCAAGTCCTTGACGGGGACGGCCATGGGTTGATCCAGGCCCGGGATGGGGTTTTCAATGGGATCATAATCGAGCCCGGGGAGCATCGTCGACGGGTCACCCTCAGAAGCCTCGACCATCTGCGCTAGTTCGTCCAATAAATCTTCTTCCAATGTCATTTCCGTATATGTATCTTTGTTTGACATTTCTTTTAAAAAGCCTTCATCAAGCTCTAGGTTTTCTGGAATTGTTTCCAGGGGCCCTTCTTCGTCCCCCATTAGTTCAGTATCCTCTAAGGTGCCAGGCTCTTCTCCTGCCTCCAAATCAGACTCTAAACTCTGTAAATCAATATGTACTGTCTGTGTTTCGTCCGGACACGCACATAATTCTAGACCTTCGGCATTTGCTAGCGGAAGGTCGACTTCGGGATCTTCGGGATCTTCTTCTGCTTCGAGAGCACCAAATTCTTGACCCTCAATGCTTTCATCTTCGACGTCTCCAAAAACATCTTCTTCGACTTCTAAGATTTGCTGGACGGCTTCTTTAATTTGATCTGAAAATTTATCTAATACTGTTGCTTCTGCATTACGCAAAGCAACTTCTTTTAAAGCCTCCGCGTCAATAATAGCTTGATCAAGCAAATTTGACATTTATAAACTCCTTAAGCTTAAGTTTCTAGAATAAATAGTATATATATCCTTTAAATGACAAAATCACTTTATAAAGTATTTACACCAGAGCCAGAAATATAATCACCAGGCATTCGAGTTGATGGGATGTTTGTTAATTCAGCGAATATTTGGAAGGATGCCGTTGCTGCGGTGCCACCTGCGATGACGGCGACATTGATGTGATTAGTTCTCACTGTGGTAGTAAAAGTATTACCTGCTGTTTCGAAGCCTCCGCCCGAAGAAGATGCAAAAGTAACTGTAAATATATGACCTTGTGAATATTGGGTCGGAGGAGCATGCGCGTCGGCTGTATATCTTGAAGAATTTGGGTTTGTAATAAAAGTATCGTCGCCAATTTTGGAGGTTCCGTCAACAGTTATTGGCTCGCCAAAGAAAAAATGTATCGGATCGGATGTATAAAGTTTTGACCCATTGCCGTTGGCTGTAACCCATGAGTTCGGTATAGCCTGGACTGTAATCTTTTTAGCTACACGAGGAAAATGGAATGTTCGGACCGAGCCAGACAGAATTTCTGAGTTTATAAATGATGCGGTCATCCACGGAGTACCCGAAGATTGATATGAGCCTACGTGATTTAAACCAACGCCAACAGTGCCCGCTCGTATTGGGGAATTTGCATCTGTGCCAAATTGTGCCATTTTATTCTCCTACCTTATATTTAGTTTCTTATTTCTTTCTGCCTCGGCCTTTCTTGCGTTGCGCAGTTTTTTTGCTTTTTCTTTTCTTCTTTTTGTTGAAGGTTTTTCGTAGAATCTTCTATCTAAATAGTCTTCAAGTATGCGTTCTTTTTTAACTTTTTTCATAAATCTTTTAATTAGGCGATACGGATCCCCTTTAACTTGTCTTAGATCTATACTAACATTAACACTTTTCTTGGCCATCTTTATCCTTTAGATTAAATCTTTCCACTTACCATTAGCAATATTCATGATTCCCGATATATCAACGCCCGCATCGTGGGGAGAAACTCCAGATAATGCCGTATGTTGATTGCTTTCCGGAATAACCTCTTGCGTGCCTTCAAATACATCTACGCCGCCGAAAGACATTGTTTCATTTAATCTCTTGATTTTTTCTTGTCTTTGTTTTTCGAGCGCGGCAGCCTTTTTCTGCAACTCTTCTGAATCTGGAGCACTTTTATTACTTCGAACAGTCAGGCTCTCAGTAATAATTTGTTGATTGGCCATTCCTTTAGCGACTTCTGTAATGATTCCAGATAGTACGCCCTTTTCGAAGATACATTCTTTAATACATTCTTCGATAAGGGGCTTTAAGATCTTTTTAAGTTCACTTCTTTTCATTGTTAGCCCGCTAATATCTTCCAGCGTTTATAAATTTTTGATTCGGTGAGCGCTCGTTCTTCTTCTGGCTCGTCACCACCAGCAGCGCTGGTATCCCCAGTTGTAAAAGGTCCAGCATAATTCACACCGCCGGCCTTCAAAGCAGCCGCAACTTTATCGGGAGTAGCACCAGGATTAACTTCCGGATCTGCTTGTGGCATTTTTGTTCTAGAGGGGGCCCCTTCAACTTGTGAAGCAGCAGTTTTTTTAATCGCATTTTTAGCATATGCCTCGGCATAATCAACCCCTTTCTCTACCTCTTTAATACCCTTTATTTTCATGAGGGCAGCAACATAGGGTGCCACACCTTTAGGATCTGGCTGAAGTGTTTGTGGGTTGACTTTTCTTTCTGACGCGCCTAAATACTGTCGAATCTGGCCCGCTCCATCGGTAAATAAATTGCCTCCCTTTGCCTTTTTTGTATCAGCTTGGCCGGCGACAGCATATATTCCCAAATGTAGCGCCTGGAGCATGTCATCAGAAGATAAATCTGTCTTAAATCCAACTGTATTGATTTTTCCGTTTGGGTTGATCATCATGGCTTGTGACCAACGATGATGTCCGTCTAGTACAACATTTCCATCAGAGGTTTGAGCTATGATAATAGGATTTTTAAAGTCAAATACCGGTGATTTCTCGCGCATTTTTTCAATTAACCAATTGACATCTCCCCAGTCAATACCATCCCATGCCATTCCATCAATTCCTGCCATTGTGTTTCTTAAAGATTGGGCAGCTCCGACTTCATTTTGTGACGCCTTGAGATTTGAGAACGGAACAATGCCGCCGCCGGCGGCTTGGACTGCCATATCATCTCGTTCTGTGCCATCCTTCTGGCCCTTATCGATCAATTCTTTAGCAGCATCAGATAAGCCAGCAATCGGTGGAACTGGCAAGCTTCTCAAAGGTTTTCTCATCCAAGCATCCAGCTCTTTTCCAAGTGCAGCCTGATGTCTTAAACCTCCTCGTGCTCTGGGAGCCAACGGACGTTCATTTAAAATTTGAAGATCTTTAACTAATTCTTTTAATTTTGTCTTCATAATTTTCATCATTTAGTTTCCTGATCTTACAATTTTTTTAATTTCATCTTCGATCATATTCCTTAAAGACTCTTTGGTGAGTTTTTTATTCTCATCCCAGCGAAACTTTCGTTCTTTCCTTCGGGTCTTTTTTTCTGGCTCGTATAAACTGCCTAAACGACTTTGTCTACTAAGACCAGAAGCACCGTACTTTGGGGTGCCTCGCGCAGATTTCGATTCCCAACCATAGCGCTCCTTTTCCATCTCTTTTTGTGAAAAATCGCCTAGGCCACCCTCTTCAAGTTCTTCGCCTTCTTCAGGCTCTTTGTCGCGTTTCATCGGCAGATCTGTCGACCCGGGGTCACCAGAGTGCGGCGTCTCGGTCGACGGGGCCGGCTTGGGACCCGGGTCGATGGGCATGCCGTTGCCGATTTCGTCAAGCTTTGCTATTTCTTCTCTGATGATTTGCTGTAAATGTTCTCTTGTTACTTTCATATTTCTTAATCCTTTAAGATATCTTGAATAAGATTATCCAAGCTCGTTTTTTCTTTATTTTCATTTAAATAAGAATTAATGCCCGCATCTATTTGTGGAGTCGAAATAGAAATAGCGCCCCCTGATTTTAAATAGGCTCCAGGTGTCGAAGGTTCCGAAACGATATCAAAACAAATTAATTGAAAATCATCTTCAACCATTACATAACCCTGTGATTCCTTTACAGTTCCAAGGCCTCGGGAAGAAATACCCAGCTTTACGCCGGCTTTAATTAAATCCTTGAGAATACGACCGGAAGGTGTGCCAAGTACTTCAATCTTTCCCATAACATTGTCACCATCCCACCACATTTTTGCTACAATGTGCGCAGCATTCTTAAGATTAATAACACTATCATCTGGATGATCTAACTCTCCAAGTGATCTTCTTTCTCTAATTGCTTTTTGATAGTTTTCAACTTCTCTCTGCAGGGTTTCTTTTTTATAAATCCTGCCATTGCCATTTTTTGTGCCAGCTTTTTGACACACTCCCACAAGATAAACTGCTCCATCATTGGCAACGCGCTTTCTTTCCGATTCTGTTAAGATATCAAAAGCACATTGTCCATCAGGACAAAGTTCAAAGTATTCTTGTAAAAGCTGTTTTGACATTTAGTTATTTCTTATTTTTTTTGTCGCCGCCGCCGGTGCTGCCGCCTTTGCCAATCCACCAACTTCTCGGTGCAATATTCGCACCAGGTTTAACTACTTTTCCAGGTCCATGACCTGTATTCTTTTTGCCGTCTTTCTCGTCTGCCATTTTATCTTCTCCTTTTTAAAAAATAAATTAAAGCGAGGCTCACCCTCGCACGATATAGCTGCCTGAGCAGCATCTTCTAGTTTCTGGAATATTACGTTTTTTCATTTTCTAGCCTCACGTTTAAATTTAATCCAAAGTCTTTCAACAACATACTAAAAAAGTACGAAGTTCCGGCAGACAAGCAGCCGCACAAAAATGCTGTAAACAAACTATAATCAAAACTAAATAGTTCAGTTTGACCATTCATAGCCCATAAAAATATACCAATCCAAAAGCCTAGGCAAAGAGGACAGTGAAATAAATCTCCTAACTTACCCTTTGTGGGTCGAATAAAATTAAAAATTGAACCATATGCCAATAAAAAAGTTAACCCGTAGGAACAAAGAATAAAATGTAAAGTTTCCATTATTCCTCTAAACGGTACACTGCGGCTGTTTGTAAGCCATAAGGCATATGGCCCGGGTTGATTGAGCCCTTCTTCTCTGAATGATACTGTTCCGGATCAAATTCTGTGTATTCACCTGGAGGCGGCTCATTTAGACGATCTTCTTCTTGTTTATCGAAAGCACGTTCAAAGTCCATCAATGGACGTTCTTTTTCTATAAATCTTGAAATAGCCAACAAACTATGTTGCACCCCATTATACATTTTAGATTCTTGTATTTTGGCTTCCATAGAATTAAAAATATTTCCACCCTGGATGGAATTATAGTCGATAACCCCTCGTTTTCTTAAAAATGTAAATAATCTATTTTGTGCTTCGTACACATGATCACCATAATATTCTTTAGCAAAGGTCAAAATCTTGTTTTTCGAAGGCATAATAACAATATCAATGTCATCGTGGTCATAGATCAAAATATCGCCGGCCAAACTTTTTCGTGCCTTAAGTTCAATTGTTTCTTCAATCTTGTTTTGTTTAATTATTATTTTGATCGGCGGCTCTTTCGCACCTAATTTAATATTAATTGACATTGGTTGAAATCTCTTTTGTTAGTTGTTGTATTTTTAACACTTTCTCTAGAATATTTCTATTAATTTTCTTTTTTGAAAAAGAATTTAAAACATCTATTATCTGATTTTTTTTATCCAAAATCAATGGGCTATTATTGCCTTCTGTTATATTAAGCAAATCTTTCTTTAATCTTGCAATTTCTTCATTTAAGAATACTTTGAATTCTAAATCATCTGTTTCACAAGAAGAAACATAATGTTTAATTAAATCTTTTTGCTCTTGGAGCAATACATCTTCATATGTTTCATTAAATTTATTATAAAAAGTTTTAAATGCTAGCTTGCTTGTCGGCTTATATTTTTGTTTTTTAAGAATTTCGGAAGAAGCCTGGATCCTTTCTAGTATACAATCTTCTAATTTAATCTGCTCTTTCACGCTTACATTTTCGTGTAACACTTGATACGCAGTTGCCAGACTTTTATATTCAGAAATAAAATGTTCGAAAATATCTTTTCCTAAATCCTTATTAATTTTTTTTATCAATTTTGTCTGAGCATTAAAGATATCTTTTCTATTCAGACTTTGATGACGGATTTTCGTCTCATGTAAGACCTTATTAGCAAATTCATTATTCAAGTCAGCGGTCGACGTTAAGTTTTTGTAAAGCTCTAGTTCAGTATTTAAAATACTTTTTTTATTAAAAAATTCTTTTAAGATTTTAATAATTGTTTTTTTGCGAGATTCATCGGCCTTCAATGAAACAACTGTTAATTCGCGTACAAGAATTTCAAATAAAAACGCTGTATTTCTTTTTTTATTATGTTTATGTTTCGTCATACTTCGACTCCAGAAGCGCTATTAGATTTTTGATATCGGTGTTGGTCTCAAATAATTTTCTCTCTTCATCATTATAAGTAGAATCAAGATTTTCAGTAACACCATGCGCAAGACGATTAATTTCTATTCCAGGAAACATCTTTCTTCTCGAAGAACCTTTGTGCTCATCAGCCCAAAGACCTTTCATGTGTCTTTTTCGGGCGCCCATATCTCTTCTATCACCGCCTTTATTAGATCGCGGCTCATACCATCCGTGAGATTTCGAGGTTGTAGTATACGTTTTGCCATTTTCTTTTTTAACATCACGCTTCGGAGCAGCTAAGAGCGCGCTTTCCTCCTCACCGCCGGCCTCTTCGCCGGCGGGTTCTTCGGCGGCGGCTTCTTCGCCACCAAATTCTTCACCACCAAACTCTTCACCACCAAACTCTTCACCGCCAAATTCTTCACCGCCGCCTAGGCCGGCCATGCCGCCTTCGACACCTTCGGCTGTTACATCTTCTGCTGCTTTTTCTAGATCAGCAACCAATCTCTTGTCATGGAACATCTCTCTTTGAATTCTAGACATCTCTTCTGCCGAGACATTGAATATGTGTTCCGCAAGCCAGCGCTTACTGAAAAAGCCTTCTGTGGCCCCAGACGCAACTTCAAACTTAGTTCGCCAATGTTCTAATTCCTGAAGTTGTGCTAATTTAGAAGGATTGTTTAAACGAAGTTTAAAAGAAGTTAGATCTTTACCACGATATCCTCTTGTAAACAAATGTACAACTGCTATCTTTTCTAACTCTGAAATAACTGATCGTTGTAAGCGCTGTACTGTTCTGGCAAACCTAATATCTTTTTGTGCTAAAGTTGTTTTATCTTCATCGGCCCCCTCAGAATTTGTTAGATAAGAGGGTGGAATTTTAAGTGCGCTGAATAATTTATCTCTAAGATATTTAACATCATCAATGTCGCCAGTAAATGTACCTCCAGGCAAACTTTCAACCTTTGTTGATTCTCCGCCCCTTACAGGAATAAAATAATCTTCTTCGATTGACATCGGGTTATAACGTAGGTCGACGCGGCCGCTATCAGCATTGACTATTTGATTTCTTTTCATTTGTGTCATAACACGCTGTACATATTGTTCAACATCCTGTGGGGGGATATTACCTACATCAATATAAAAAACTCTTCTTTCAGGCGATCTTACAATGCGATATGCCATCATAGCATCTTCCAAAAGTGTTAACTGGCGCCAAACTCTACGAGCAGGCTCCAGAACTGATGTTCCATATGGAGCATATTTATCATTTCCTAAAATTCTAAAATGTGCAACCTGCCAATTTTCTAATGTAAGGCCGGCTGAATTCCATTGGTATTGAACATATTTGGGATTATCTTCATCTTCCCCCTCTAAACGTTCCACTTCTTGTGAAGGAAGTCCAATGGCATACTGGATTCCGTCTTTTTCGTCTATATCCAAATATAGAAAAAAATCACCAAATTTACAAAGAGACCTGGCCCATCCAAAAATATTAAATTCAATATTTAAAATATTGTGATATAAATTTTCTAATTCTATTTTAATTTCTTCATCGTGAGTTACTATATTTAATAGTGGTGTTAATTCAGTTGAAGTTGTAATTTCATCTGCATAAATATCCAAGGCAGAAGCAATCTCGGGCATATATTCCATTTGGTCAAAATCAATATATCGATCAGTTCGATTTTGATTAGACATAAAGTTTGCTGCAAAGTTACCCTTTTGCCCATATTCTGTTTTTTTAAATGTTTGGCCGCTGGCAGACTTAAACGTATTGGCATAATTGTCTAAATGTAATCGTCGAGGATGTCTCGTAGTTTGCTGTCTATACGTCGTTAAGGGACCAGATAAAAGCTTGGTTAACTTTCTAAATAATCCATGTTGTGGATTTCTTGGATTTGTATTTCTATTAGCCATCTATATAATTATCCTTTCAGCAACCAAACATGATCAGCATAATTTTGTTTTTCATCATCTTTCTTAACATATTTATGGCCACGCATACCTGGAACTGTAGTGTTGATAATTGTATCAGATTTTTTCATACAGTTTAAGAAAGCTTTTTTATATTCCATGTCCCTTTGATTTACCTCAAACGCAATATCTTTAACCCAACAACCAATCGCAAAAGCCATAACCAGGTCATCATTATATCCGCGCATTGCTTGCGGCTTGCTATTGTGCCAAATAAATGTCTTCATTTCATTATAGGTTCTTATTGAATACATCGTAATTAGTTTATTTCTAATGAATTCTTCCAACTTGGCGATAACCAGGGGACGTGTTTTTGAAGTCATCGAAAATCCCATAACGGCATTGTTGGCTCTTTCGCCAATCAGAGGGTCAACATATTCATGACTAGATTTATATGAGTAAAATATATTTGGATAACTAAATTCTTGAAGTTTATCAAGAACTGTCCAGCCAACTGTGTTGTTTTCGACAACAACCATACAGTTGCCATATTCCTTTCCAACTTCATTTAACATATTGGCAAATAAATCTGGCGTCGCTTTTCCCTGATATTCTCCAACAATTTCCATCGTTTCAATTTTAAATATTAAAAATGTTGAATAATCTTTGCCGTCTCCGCGGGCCACATCTGCAGATAAAAGATACGTTGAATCTGGCTGATACTTCTCCCAAACCCAAAAATTACGATCAAAGCCAGTTTTATATTCTGGTTCTCGTAGGCCACCCTCAATAATTTTCATATCATCTGCGTGAAAAACAGTTTCGCCAGACATATTAAAACTACATTCTAGCTCCTGTGCTATTTGACGTCGTGACATATTTTTGGTCTCATTTTCAAACCAACCTTGATCACGATCTGGATGAACATCCCACTTTAAAGATGTCAAATAAAAATCATTATTTTCTTGTTCGGCATCAACACAAGTTTGGTGAAACCAGTTACCTACACCATTTGGTGTGGACAAGGCGATACAGCGTCCTCCAGTAGATAAAGTAGGATATAAGCCGGTCCACAATTCTCCAAGACCTTCAATATGTGCGGCCTCGTCAATTACAAGTAGCGATAATGCTTCTGAGCGGCCGGCGTCTGTTGATGTTGAGGTGGCTTTGATTTGTGAGCCGTTTGTTAATTCGAAAGAAGTCCTATTGTCAATTGATATTTCAGAAATGCGAAGCCAATCTGGTAGATTTTTATGAATCGCTTTAACTTTTTTAACAAGATTTGAAGCAGTCTTAAACTGTGTCGCAATAACAAGAACGTTCTTTTCTTTATGGAAAAGCATTATCCAGGCAACGTAAGCAGCAGTGATTGTTGAAATGCCAAGCTGGCGCGCTTTTAAAATTACATTAAAGCGATAATCAGTAAAGTCTCTAACTAGTTGCGTCTGAAAATCATAAGTGTTAAAGGGTATTAAGCCGTGTTGTGGGTGTGATATCCTAGCATAACTATTAATAAAGTATACAGGATCTTTACCAGATTTTACAATTTCTTTTAAAATCTGGTCTCTGGTGGGTTTGTAGGGCACTATCCTTTGCCAAGGAATTTTTTAAACTTTGTATCTAGTGTATTCTCGCTCGGCTCAAGACGATCAGTAATGTCTTTCAAATTTCCAATTTTAAAAACTTTATTCGCTGTAACAAAAACTCGAACGCGGCTTGTTGACTGTACCATAGCATCAGCTTCACCTTCGGCAGTTAGAGAAATAGTTTTTCCAGTAATTTGTTTATATCTTTTACGAAGATACTTCGCAATATCTTTAAATGTTGATTCAATATCGTTTTCAAAATTTGTAGCATATACATCTTTGAGACGACAATCGGATTGATATGTTACAAGCAGCTTGGTTCCATCGATACGACACTTAAAACCATCCATTACTCTTGAATCTAGAACGGGATGGCCCTCTTCTCTTTTCAGGCCGACCTTAACTGGCTCACCTTTATCATCTAGCGCACCATCATATGAATCTGCAGCTGCCTGCATCAATCCTTTTACAACATCTAAATCTAATTGTGACATTTATTTTCTCCTGGTCTCCAGCCTTTCAGCCATCGGTCTTCGCGGCCTTCGACGTAATTTATAAAACATCTTTGGCAACATTCAAATTTATTATAATATATATCGTCTTTAACTGTTTTTAGTCTTTTTATACAAACTGGGCAAACTAAAATGCTAATTTCTCTAGTAAGTAGTTTTTTGTTAACTAAAAATCCATCAACCTCAACCTTCTCTTGTTGCTCTTCGAGCACACATTGAGACGCATCCAGTTCTTTTAGTTGCTCAAGGTACTCTTTTTCTTTGTCTTTGGACCAATTTGAATTTGGATTTATAGTTGCGTCTTCGCCATATTTTTGATTAATGGCTTTTTCAATTTTTGCTATGTGGTTCCAATCTTTGTCCATATAGTAATTAGTTCAAAAAGCACGAGGGCTCGGTTGAACCTATACTTTATAACATTAATTATAAAATGTTAAGTTTAATCAACTTGTATCTCCCAGAGGGATCCACTTATAAGTACTCCCACCAGTTTGAACACTATATAATATGATCCCCGTGGCGTTTGTAAAAGTTTTTGTTACACTGCCAGCTGGATTATTAAAAATTAGTTTAGGGTCGCCGCTAGAACTTTTGAGACCGAGAACAACCTTAAGTTGACCATGTAGAGATGAGTCAGCTAAAGTGCAAATATTATCTACACTAGCTGTACAATGAATAATACTAGTGGGAGTCGTTGTGGGTACTGCGGAACCAGATATCGTTAACGCAGTTCCGTCACCACCCAGAATCACTTTCCTGTACATTCCAAAACCATCATTGGTTGAGTCAACTTTAGCTGCAACGTTTGCGCCGGCTGTTAAAAATCGAAGATCAGCGCCAGCTATTTGAGCACCCAATTGAGGTCCAGTGGATCCAGATGCAATGGATAATAGATCAACATTATCTTTCTGAAAGACAACAGATCCACCAGAGGCATCAAGAGAAATATTCGCCGATGAATCAACTCTAACGCCACTACCAGAAATAGTTATGCCGGTGCCTGTGGCGACATCCATACGATTAGTGCTGCCTGTGCCAAAAGTAATATATTTATCGGCTGGTATTCGTATACCCGAAGAAGCAGTTATATATGAACTAACGCCCAATGTGGAAAAAACAGTGGATCCAGAAACTTCTAGAGATCCTGAAATACTTATGGTAGTGTGAGCTGTTATCGAGCCGGTCGTGCTTCCAGTGGCTGGGTGTAGATTATTTACGTAAAGATTACTCATGATTTATTTTCCTATATTAAATATATTTACGCATCAGAAAAGTCTTTAATTTTTAAATTACTGCCTGCTGAGATAGTAAATGATGCACCCTCTGAAATTGTTATCGGTCCATATAAAACAGCATTAATATTTTCAGGAATAACCGTAGTCGTATCTATAGTTGATCGATTGCCAAAACCAGCAGAAGACACAAAACCGGGCAGATCTTGGGCGATAGTCTCGGCTGCTCTTCTTAATTTTGCCGGTGTCCACGTGGCTATTGTCCCTCTTGACGTTGCCACTAATTTTGTACCTCCACTGCTGCGTAGAAAATACCAATTGATAATACAATGCCCGCAATAATACCACCAGCAAACCACCAGTGAGAATGATCGTCTATCTCATCTTTAATAATTTCATTTAATTGATTGATTTCTTTTTCTTTCTGGACCAATAATTGATTATGCATATTTTTTAAAGAATCATGTTGTACTCGTAGGAGATCAATTGCTAATTGTTTATTCGCCAGTTGAACCTCAAAATCTTTTTTTATTTTTAATTCAAGCTCTATGCCACAATATCTACTTTTTGCTATAAACTTTGCGCCGGCTATTGAATCCAAGAGAATGCCAGAAAATGGTGCTGGCTCATCAACAGAAATTGATGTTATGTTGCCTTCTTGATTTTCTAGTTCTTGAGCTGTGGCACTTGTCGTTACACAAAGAAAACAAATAATTAAAAAAATTGTAAATATTTTTTTAAACATTATTGGCCCCTAAAATATCAGCAATCTCCTTTGCCATTTTATCAGGATTATTATCAAATTTTTTGACAATAGCTTCAACTTCTTTTTTTTCTTTTTTTGGCAATTCTTTCATCTTGGTGTTAAAATCATTTTCAATTTTTACAAGATTTTCTTGATGACGCTCTATAGCATCTAGTGTTTTTTGTCTTTCCTCGGCATTATTTTTGTTAATGATTTCAATTTCTTTTTTATAGTTTTCTCTAGACTGCATCATAATATCAAAATATTTATTTTTGACACCCTTGCCAATAAAAATACAGGCTAACACCAGCACCAAAATTACTGGAATATACCAGTGATGCTTAATCCAGATCCAAACTTTTTTCCACATTAACACTTTGTTTTCATCCATGCTTCCATTTAGCAGCCAGATCAACTAAAGCTTGTGAGCCGACATACATCAACGTAACAGCAACCCAATCATCGCTTGTTACGCCGCCGGCCAAAACCAAATATGTGGCCGTTACCCATGCCAAAAATTTACGTGAAATGAATCTCTCAATATTTTTATCTAACCATGCTTTTGCTCGTCTCATTATTAAAGTCTCCATTGATAAATAGTATTCCGAAAAGACTTATTGATTTACTGAAGCAAAACCTTTTCTTTTCTCAATTATAATTTGTGTATCAACCGTATCTTTCAAAGAATCTAAGTGAGAAATAAGAAGCACAGTCTTGAATTGAGTTTTAATCATATCTAAAATTCTAATGAAACCTTCCATATTTTCTTCGTCTAAAGTTGTACCCGGCTCGTCCAAAACAAAAATATCACCTTTTGGTAAAGTTGATACATTTAAAAGTGCAAGACGAATGGCCATGGCCGCAATTGTTTTTTCTGCGCCAGAGCCCATTTCAATTGGGCGTGGATCGTGGCCGGGATGTTTAATTAAGATGTCAAGTTTTTTATCTTCATTTTCAAAAAAAACTTCAAAGTCAACAATATTGGCAATAACCTTTGAAATTTCAGCATTAATCAGCGGCAAGCGCTTTTTAATAATATCGTAAGAAATTCCATTAGCATGCATACAGTTCATAAACAAATCGTAAGCAGAAAAATTATTACATAATGTTGTATAATCTTCTTTATCCCGCTTAATCTTTTCAACTCGTTCTTCTAGCGTTCCATCTTCTTTATATAAATTAAGAATAAGTTTTTGACAACGATCATATTGTTTGCTTAATTTGGTAACTTCTTCATCAACTTCTTCTTCAGAGATTTGTAAAGTTTCCAAGTTTTCAATAAGTTTCTTGTTTTGATCATAATATTCCCTTTGTTTCTCAAGTTCTATTAAGTATGTTTTAATTTTAAAAGACTCGTTTTTATTTTTTTCAACTTCAACATTCAACAATTGTAGATCAACTTTTGATTCAGATAATTTATGCTGAAAAGATCCATAATCCTCTAATATTTTTTTATTTTCTTCTGGTTTTAAAGCATTTAATTCTGCCTGTGTATTGTTTTTTATAATAGAAAGCTCCTCCAGTGAAACGCCAGATGAACTTATTAAACGTTTTGATTTGTGGGCATCTTCAATAAACCTACAAGTTGGAAACTTATTACCACAAGGAACTTCATCCAATAAATCAATTTTCTTCTTCTGTCTTTCTATCTTCTCTTGTAGTCTCTGTATGTCACTTTCCAAATCTTTAATTTTTTCAACCCTTTGCTCAATCTCTTTTTGTTTTTCTTTAATTTCGTCAGCTGGGCATTCTTCCAAGAACTCTTCTATTTCAAGAACATGCTTTTCCTTTATATCAATTTGAGCTAAAAAGTTAACTTGACTATGTTCATACTCTTTCAGCAATCTTGTTCGTTCCTCAATATTCGATATCAAATCTTTGATATCAATTATATCGTCAGGAATCTCTTTTAACTTTAGAGAAATTTCTTGTAGCTCATTTTGTTTTTCAGTTAAACTCTCTTTCAAAACAACACATTCAAGATCTTTTTGTTCTCGTTTAATGTTATTTTTATTAAAGATTTTTTCTGCTTCTTTTATTTCTTTATCAAATTCACGATCGTCGTCTCGGCGAATCAAAACTTTCATATCTCCAGCCTCGTCTTTCGCCATTTTGAACTTGTGTTCAAAGACTTCAAGATCCAAAAATTTGGCGAGAATTTCTTTGCGGCGGGTCGAACCTTCACCGATATACGAAAGCGAGCCGAGCTGTGATGCCATTGAAGTTAAAAGAAAATCTTCAAGACTGCCAAAGATTTTTTTAATATTCTTGTCGGTCTCAATTCTTGAAGTACCATTCAGGCTTTTTTCTTCTTCTAAGGCATTATCGTAAACGCTGAACTCTAAATCAGTTTTTGCCTCTTGCGTTACGTTGCCTCGAAGCTTTTTAATATATTTTGTGCTAACTCTTTCAATTTTATAAGTTTTTGTTCCAATACCGATTTCAACGTAACCTCGACAATAATCTTTATTTTGATTAATGACATTGAGGTTTTTACGATTATTCTTTGATGTTGTATTAAAGAGTGTGTAAAGTAATGAATCGACAATGCTGGATTTTCCAGAAAAGTTCTTTCCAAAAATCCCAACAATGCCGTTTAAATTTTCAAAATTAATAGAGTTTTTTTCACCATAGTTGAATAGATTATCCCATTCTATTTTCTTGAGTCGCCAGTTGATATTCCGCGAGATTTCTTCCTCTTCCTCGACTCTTGTTTTATAAATGCGATTAAGATTGAGTATCTTTTGAGTCGTTTCGGTATCGACTTGATACTCTTGTAAATATTCTTCAATTAATTCCTCCTGAACATTGATGTCGCGCAAATCTTCTTTTACTAATGAATTGGTCAAATCCTCGATATTAATTCGATCACCTTGCGCACGATTTAAATATGTAATAGCCTCTGGTTTGAAGCGCGTTTTTGCAACATCAATTGCGCGACGAATTATGTCCAACGGCAAATGATTTTCAGATACGAGACGGAGGCGCGCCCCTTTTTGAACTTTAACTTTCTTTGAAATTCTTCCGCGAGGCGTCAATTGAATTGTAATAAAAGGTTTTGGATTTTTTAAAACAAAATGCTCACAAGTAAAGTTCTCTTTATCTTTAATATCCCAAATCAAATATCCTTTGTCGCTTGTTTCTCCGTGATTCTGTTGGATCGTCGAGCCAGGATAACGTATCTTTCCTTCTTTGTCCAAGATTTGATTGGTTTTGTGTATGTCCCCAAGAAAACCATAGTCAAAATTATTAAAAATGCCAAGATCATTTTCCCCCCTTTCCATTGTCCACCCCAAGTCTGTTTGACAATTTGAGATTGATCCATGATATAAAGCAATGTTTATACGATTTGAATCAGACGGATCCTGCCAATTGTCTTCATCAAATACAGACAACACATTCAGCGAGAAATTATCCCTTAAAGGCATCTCTCCCGAATTTCGTAGTAGGTATAGGCTCTGATGTTGTAATGCGTTTACGATAGGAGTAAGAGCGTCCTGGCGGCTTGAGTTCCGTAGGTTGCCATCGTGATTACCGAGAATAACATATGTTGGTGCTATATCTGCTAGATTCTTGAGGAAATCAGAACACATTTGAACATACTCGGGACTAATTTGAGTCTTCGTATGTGCGATATCCCCACAGTGAATTATATAATCTGGCTTCTGTTCTCGAAGGCTTTTATATAATTGGCTAAAAACCTCTCTATATTCTTTATGATATTTTAAATTTCGGATATGAGTATCCGATATGTGCGCAAAACGCATATAAACTCCACTTATACAAATCTATTATACTAACGCTTATCGTCTTTGTCAAGGGAATTCGATCGCGATATAATGAACGGATGGCTCGGTTTTCTATCTTGATATTTAACTCGCGTGCCGACGACTCGATCAACCCACTCTGTTGTAATTCCCCAATTGGCATCTTGATCTTTTCCCATATGATGATCGTGGTGCCAGGGTACTTTTTTCTTTGCCCATTCTGGATCTAAATGAGATTTCTTATGAACATAATAGTATCTAAAAGCACCTGCTAAAACTCCAACATAAAATACAGCTGATACAAAGAGGATAGGTAAGTGTAATATTATTAAAAATATCAAACCACTTTTCTCTCTGCTCGTTGATTCGTTCCACCCTTTCTTCTTGTAATCATCATCATAGAAATCATTTTGTCTAGATTTTTTATGATGTATGTGCCGGCGCGAAGACCAGCTGCTTTTTTTATTTTTACCTAAACCATGTAAAATATATCTATGTAAAATCCATTCTAATAAATTAGTGTACAACAAGCCTAAAGCAAATGTTGACGCATAAAAGATTAATTCTACTACTATCCCATTACGTTGTTAAATCCTCAAAAATTTTATTCATCTCTTGTTGTAGAGTTTTTGCTAACTCTTTATCATCATTATTGATAGCTTCAAAATAATATTCACCTAATTTTTCAAAACGTTCTTTCAAAAGTTTTTTTAAATTTGGATTATTATTTTCAATCAAAACAGTACGATTTGCTTCTTCTAAAATATGATATCGCTGAATTTCTTCATTAATAATTTGATTTAATTTTTGTTTAGTAATCTTCATATTATTCTCCTATTCATCAAAAGCTGTCATCGCTTGACCAATTTCTGTCATAAGAACACCAGGCTGAAGCAAAAATTTAAGCTGCTCAATTACAAGTTTTGTAGCAGGATTATCTGATGGTGAAGTCATAGTTTGAAGTTCTTCTCCAGCGGCTATAAACATCTTTCTGGCCTCGTCTCTGCCCATATCATCAGCCAATTTATATGCATCACTAACCAAAGAGGCCATCGAAGAGCTTAAAACCTCGGAACCTTGCTGAACTCTATTTCGATGAGTTTCCTCTTCAGCAGTGGGGCCTTCATATTCTGGGCGTCCCTTCTTCCAATCTGTACCTGGACTGTGATGCGGATCTAGAGACATCCGCTCGCCTTCTTTAACCAATGCTAGCTCTTCTTTAATAATTTGTTTTAATTGTGATTTTGTAATTTTCATGGCATATGTCTCCTTTATGCGCCTAAATCTGCGGATGCATCATGATGCTGCTCTTCTAGTTCATCAGCCATATCACGAAGTGCCTCTGCTCGATCCAGATCAGAACGCGTTGAACGGCCGATTAGTTGATCGATAAGTTTTATTTTACCCGATCGAATGAAGTCGTCATGTGAGCTTCGCGCCCGACTTCTAGAATCATCAACAACTTTGTCCAAAGGATCGGGTGGCCCACCTTTTCCTTGGCGGTGGTGAAAAGCATCTGATGATATATCTTTGACCCATTCTTCAGTCATACTTAACTCTTCTTTAATAATTTGTCTTAATTGTTCTTTTGTAATTTTCATAGGCCAAAAACTCCGTGATCTTCCATACATTTAAGATATGCCGGATCTTTACGATTGCGGCCTACACCACGGCACTTGCACTCTGCCCACATCCAGAGACCCTGATCATCGCCAGGCGGTACGCCACAAGGATCTGTTTCTGCAGCTGCCATAGAAGCTTCTTTTTCCCACCATGCTGCGTCTTCTGGGGAAATTTCTTTTAGTACTGCCGAAAATTCCTCTTTAATAATCTCTCTTAATCGTTGCTTTGTAATCTTCATATTAATCCTCTAATATTAAGTAGTTGGTGGAAGTGCCGGGAGTCGAACCCGGGTCCTAAATATTTCCAACATATTGTCGTTCACAAGGTTAGTCAGTTTATGAACTCTGACAAACTTAAACGCACCGCGCACCATCAGTTTTTTAAAGAAACTGAAAACTCTATTTTGTAGTCTTGGTTAACAAGGCGACTACAACCCCGTGATTACGCCGCTAGGGCGTATTCAAAGTCAACGTTATCGTTGGCGTTTAAAAGTTTGAGTGTTTTTACTGTGCCGCACTCACACAGCCTTGCACATTATATTTTCAATATTCAGTCGATACCAGTTCACCCCCGCATAAGTAATTCATTAATTAAATAGTCATAAGACTTGATAAATGTTGCCTTTGTTTTCCTCTCTAAAAATTGATCTCGTGACATTTCGCCGACATCATTATATGGAAGAATATCAACTTTGTGAACCTCAATATCATACTCTAATAAAAGTTTTATAATCTTCAAAGTTTTTCTGTCAACATCCGGATCCAAAGCAATATAAACTGGCGTATCGTTTTTCACAATCTCTTGGAATAATTTTGAATGTTCCCTCAAAGTTGAACCAAGAATTGGAACAGCATTATCTCCTGCTTTAATCGCATCGAAAACGCCCTCGACCAAAATCAGATCTTCATCGAAGTCAAGATACAACTCATTGAAAATGATATCTTTGCTGGCTTGTGGATTTTTATATTTTCTCCAATCATCTCCATAGCTTCTGGCAATAAAGAAATTTGCTTTTCCGGCCAAACCAAAAGAAGGAACAATGACGCGAGATCCAAATTCGCCGTCGTCACAATATCCAATTTTCCATTTAATAATATCTTGTCTATAGACGTCGCGACTTTCCAAATAATTTAAAGGATACAAAGAAGTCTTTGGAAGATTTTTATTTGCGAGAGATACAAATTCTTTTGGTAAATCAAGAGTCTGCTCTTCTTCAACGATTTTATCATCTTGTAGCAAAGCTTCTGTAAAAGTTGAAATATCAATTTGTTGTGTAAACTGAGCCCATTCTTTGCGCTGTTCGTAATTTCCATAACGACGAATTAAACGATAGACTGAATGGCCGGCATATTCGCAAACCCAACATTTGAATACATCGCGCTCAATATTAACTGAAAGTTTATTTTTGTGATGATCACATTTTGGACAAGCGAAGAGAAGTTCATTTCCAGCTTGATTATAATATCCTAAAACATTTCTTAAAATTACGCGCTTTTTTCCATCTGACATAAATACCCTGCTTTTGCAATCACCCAACTATCTGCTTTATCAAAACAGTGCGGTTTTGGATTGCCGTGCTTAGTATATTCTATAAGAACAGATGGTACATTGTCAAGAACATATTGTATAACAACTTGTTTTGCTTTGACACCTTTTGGGATTTTGATGCCACATTTTTTTCTTGCGGACGTCGCAGCAACATATTCTGGCTGTAGTTCAAACACTTCATAACATAGCCACGAAACAATGCCGTTAAAACGAGATAATGTAGATAATGTCTTTGCCGATGAAAATCCAGATCGAAATGATTGAAGTGACTGTTCTATAAAAACTGAAGAAATATTAAATTCATCATCAATCTGTCTAAGTAATTCTTTGATTTCGCGACCTTTGTGAAAAAGTGTTGGAAAATATTTTTTGTTTCGAAAGTCCCAAGCCTCATTAAAAACAACTTTTCCGTCATTGTCGATAACTGTTACGCCAGTTATGCTCGTGCTAATATCTAAACCTAAAATCATTCTTTAATTATATCAATAATCTAGCTTAAGTTTAAATGTATAATCATCACCTTCTTGTTTTCGAACCGGTGTAGCAAGTTTGGCTATGGCAATCAAATTTTTATTTTTATCAAAGATTCCTATTTTCGATATGAATGTTTGTTTTTTGAATGTTTCATTGTAACCACTGAATGAGCTGCTAACTGTATTAATCAATTCTATATTTGAAATTTCAGAATATTTTCCTGAAGATGTTACATAAGTTGTTGAGCTGTCACTAGCTGTTGAGCCGCTTTTTTGTGCATACGTTGGATTTGGTGAATAATTTAACAAGCCGGGTTGTGCATGTGCGAACATCGTAATCATATTTGTTTTTTGAACACCCTGTACATCCAAACTATAGCTTGATGAAATAGTTAGATATGTTTTGCGTGCGTACGCATTCCACCTGGGCGCAATCGTAGATCCACCATCTGATACGTATTTCTCTACATGTGCGGCATTAAGATCCCATGATCCCGTTAAGATGATAAGCCCTTCATTATAAAGGACCACGCCGGCCACTTTATCATCATTAGAAGAGATCGAGCCTGATGACTGAATCAATTCACCATTTCTATTTTTATCTGTTAACTTGCCCTGAAGAGTACCAGATACATAAAAACGCAAATCAACAGTTCCTTTCTTGATACTGCTTCCGTAGAAAATCGATGGAAAGTCAACCAAAGTCAACCTTTGTGTTCCTTTATCTCCCAGCGATGAAGAAAAAGCATAATGAGCGCTATAGTTCTTATAATAATCTAAAACATTCTTTAGCGCATCAATTTGTGATCTAGTCGAATCAGTGTCATGAACCGCTGTTTGTATCGTTGCTGTTAAGGGATAGCTGCCAGTTAATAATGTTCCGGAATCAAGTACTGCGAACTCACTAGTACTAATTGTTCGGAACATCTCAAGCGAAGAACCTTTCGGCAAGAAAGGATAAATTAAATTATCTGTTGCTCGATTAACGTTTAATTCATATAAGCTGATATTTCCAGCAGGCGTATTAGAATTTACAATTGATTGATCTAGATTATTATAATAAGCAGTTGGACCATAAATAAAAAAACTACAATATGGATTTAATTCAATTGTATTGGTTAATAAATCACTTTTTTTAAATTTATAATAAGGCATTCTTTGAATACCTTAATAGTCTAATCTAACTCTAACTGTGACCTCATTTGACGGATCTTTACGCAACGGTTCAGAAAGCTTGGCGGTTGCCAATAATTCATTATCTGCGGAATATAATCCTACGGTTGTTAAATATGAGACCGGCAAATCAGTTGAAAATGTTTTTGTAACAATTTGGCTAGCAGACAAATAGGTTGGATTTGAACTATAATTAAATTCGTTATTATTGAGTCGACAGAAATAAATTGTTGAATTTAATTCTGTTGTATTATTAAATTGAATACTTTCAATTCTGTGTCTGATATTGTCGCAATTTCCAGAAATAGTAGAAGCAGTTAATGCATTGTTTATGTTTAAGCCGGCCGAATCCATATTAATTTCTGAAATAACAGGTGTTAAAGCAGATCCAGAAACACCTAAGCTAGAGCCACTCAGGAATATTGAAGCCGTTATAACAGCGATGCCGGCTTGATAATAAATTAAGCCAGCAGAATCTGTAGTTTTTATTGGAGCCGCTGTATCGATCGGTGAGCCAACCAGATTAGAAGCATATAGCACGCCATAATCACCAGTTGGAGAGTTTACAAAATATCCATCTGATCCGGAAGAATCATTTAATCTAACTTGGGCTGCCATCGGTACACCGGAGCCAGAAAAAACAGAAGCCAAGCCTAAATCTAAGTAAAAGGATCCTTTTTTAATCTCGTCTTTGTTGAGAAGGCGAGCAAAATTAATAAATATAACTTCATTCATTTTACCAGTGCCATCGGCTAAATTACCGTCAATATCGAATCTTTGAATATTGCCATTAACATCGTGGCCTACTAAAACTTGAGCCATTTGGTTATATATATTAATCTTATTTTTTCTTTGTGTGGCATCTTGACTTGCGCCGCCCGATAATGATGAGGCTGAAGAATAGCCAACTGCTAAATCAAGAATATGATTGGCCGACGAACTTAAATATGGATAATCATACACTGACTGGAACATGCCGTGAGAATAATTTTTAATATTACTCTCTGCTCCCACACCAAACACGCCTAAACCATAAGTACCTGATAATATTGTACCTGTAATGGGAATTGCTTCATGAAGCAACGTTCTTGTTGTTGTTCTATCGTTATTTAGAAATGTTTTAAAAGTGCTTGCCATTTTTATATCCTATTATATTAAACTTTCTTGAGAAAGCGAACTGGAACATCGATTCTATATCCAGTTGTTATGCCAGTAATTCTTACTGTAGAATCAATATACTTGAAAGTTGGACTGGATGTTGTATTACTCATCGTTACAGTACCTCCAAGTCGATCAAATAAACTTTCACTGGTATTTAATTCCAAAGAAGCTCGAATTGCGAACCACAAACGATTGCCGCGGGGTCCGGCGATAACGGAAGTTGGGCCGCCGCCGGTGCCAGTTACAGTACCATAAGACGAATCAAATAAAGCACCGTTGGTATTTTTTGAAACATAATAGCTGGCTATTCTATCATCATCCACAAAATTCTGTCCTACCAATTGCATTGCTGTATTACCTTGATTAGATGCTGGTCCCGGGGTTGTTATCTTTCCTAGGCGATCATCAATTTCAATCATATATTGATTTTCAATCAAGTCAGCATCCAAGGAAAATGTGTCTGGAATCTTGGCCGTATCTAGTCCTTGATCTAACGCTATTAATGTTCCATTCCCTCCGACGCCAGCACCAGCAGAAATTCCATCACCCTTTATTATTCCTGGAATGCTAGTTAGAGGTTGTAACACGGGACTACTATCAGTTCTAGTAACATCGCTCGTATCTTGATCAACAGAAATCACATACATTCCAGTCGAAGAATCTGAAAACGGAGAAGAGCCACCAGTGAAAGCTAGAGAAGCAGGCAGAAAAGCGCTGTTCACCAATTTAATTACTGGCAAATAAAGTAAATTATTTCTCGGAATTGTCATTAATTTATGCTTGCAAGATCCAATATTATTTGTAAACGCCTCCAAGACGGGCGTTGTCAAAATATCTAAATCGTAGTAAGCTGATCCGGACGCATGATTTTTATCATATTTGCCATAATCAATTTCGTCGTCGGCGGCAGCAAATTTTGTAATCTTGAAAGATCCATCACCTCTAGCTAAACGTTCGCGGCCGAGGTCTGTTAAAACGGCGTCTAGTATAATATCGCCTGAGTTATCTAAAAATCCCATTTAAGTTCTCCAAATTATAAATGATTTTACCATAAATAGTCTACTACTTTAAATAGTCTTTTTGTTTAATATCGACTATTTTTCTAATGCCGGTTTTTTAAATCTTAAATTAATATCAAGTTTACGTCCGGTTTTTCGTGATACTAATCGTACTCTAAACTGATTATATTCATTTTCAGAATTTGGATCAAAACCAAATATACTATGCTCTTTTGTTCCCAAAGGAATAAAACTCGCATCATCGTTGAGATCTTCTATATAATCTTTTATCGACGATTTAATCGGCGGCGCTTCAAAATCAATACCTCCCATTTCAGGATCATCATTGATAAAGGCCTGCTCTAGACTTGGCTTTATCATTAAATATTTTCTAAATGATTTTGTCAGTATTCGATCAGCAATTTGTTTTTGCTTATCAAAAAAACTTATATCATAAGTTCTCATTGTGAAGTAGATGGCGCCGTCATTATTGATTGTTTGAATTTCAAAAATATTTGTTGGATTTGAAAAATCAGGAGCGTTTGAATATTTATAAATTGGGCCGACGGCCACGTTCTCGGATTGAGTAAGACTAAGTCCATGTTTTTCATCATTGGTTCGAAATGCATACCAATATTTTATACCCGGATTTATATCATCTATATACGATGGAGCACCATTGGCCATAGACAAAGTAACTTTTTTGCCAACACCGGTAATGCCAAAATCCAGATAACTTGATGGACCATTGGGGAAATCAATTTCAGATATTCTAAACATATCAAAACCGGTTATATCTCCTTCCGATTTAAAGTGAACTTTTCCTGATTGTCCAATTTCAGCATTTTGTATTTTCTCAATATCCTCCGGAAAAATTGGAATATAATCATCATAGTAATCATCCATACTAGAATTTAATGAAATCATAACTTGATTATCTTTGTGTCGATATGGGATGAAATTAACATCTGGAGGAGTGGGAGGTAATTCTTGTGTGTACACTGTCTTCGGACTTGTATAAGGAACCTCAAAAAGCATAACAGAAGCATCATCTGTTACTTCTATATCAGTTCGCCACCGTATATAGCCGGAGGAGGAGGCCAGAGCGTCGCTGCTGGCAAAACGATCCGATTCATATTTATACCTATTTCCAACCACCAATTGAATCGCAAAAATTTGATACGAATATTTTTTAGAATATATAATTTGTGTATCAATCAGCGTTGCTTCGTCTAGCTGAGAATCATTCAATACATAAAAAGTTTGAATTAAATTGCCGTCGGCATCTTTCTTCTTTATCTTATAAAAGAGTGTTTCATTATAACAGGTTTTTCCACTTACAATATCGCTGTATAGGCGCTTATTTTTTTTAATAAAATCAATATATAATGATTGAAACATGCTTTTATAAATTAATTGTACTAGAGGATTTTCAGCAAGAAATTCAATTTCCGAATCAGAATACGTTTCTGATCCTACAGATATTGAATGCGCAGCTGCGTTTTGTATATTCTGTACTAAATTGCTACCTACGTGGAGATTTTTTATTCCTACAGCATAATTATTAAAATAATATTGGTTTACATCAACTCCATTTTCATTTAACGGAAAATTTTGAGTTTCAAGTGCCTCATAGTTGGTACTTTGTAGGCCTTCTGCTGTTATTTGTTGTTCATAAGCAGTTAGAGATGTAGTGCGGGAAGGAATAGATTCTATGACAAGCTCATCCTCACCACTAATACCACTCGGCTGTAAGTGAGATATATCTGGATCAGTAAAGGCAATATAATCAGACACTAAAGGTAAAAATAAATTAGCGGCATGAAGAATATCGGCCACCTTTGTGTTAACATCAGTATTGAATCTTATTTCATTATAAAACGGAAAAGATGCTTTGAATGTATTAATATTTTCATTTTTTATAGCCTCAAGAGGAAATATAATATTTTTAAATTTGTGGACGGCCATTCTATACATGATACCGCCGGCGGCATTGACCGTGAGAAGACTACTTACTTCCTCTTTAAAGACCCTTATCCATTCGTTTAAATATTCATTTCCAGATACACCAACAATTTCTGTATAACCCGTGGCATTATCTGTTGTAGCAAACGGCCTCAGTATATTAGAAGGAAGACGGCCCATCATTGTTGTATGTATCCAGCCAAAAGTATCCGCTATGGCGTCGCCGAGGTCGTTGTTTTCCGGATTCCAACTATTTTCTCTTTCTGACAACACAATATTGAAATTGGGTAGATATAATTCAACATGCTCCATGGCCATGCCTTCGTCGCCGGCAAGAGATGAAAACGCTACGTAGGTCTTGTCAAGATCAAAAGTTCCAGCTTCATATTCTGGTTGGGAAAAGTTATAAACTGGTTTTATATTTGCAAATAAAACTCTAATATTCGCTGCTGAATCTTGTAAACTTGATGCCGCAGGAGAATTAAAAACAAAAGCATGATCATGTAAATTTCCTGGCGGAGTCATTAACTTAGTCTCGTCACCAGAAAGAACGGGGAAAGGAGCTACGCCCAAGCCTTGAAATGTTGCCAATGATGTACCAGGAATACCCAAAAAACTTGGGGATGTCATACTATAGATAAAGCCTCTCCAATCGTCATACGAGTCCATACTAATCTGATTTTCTGGAGGCCAAATGTCATCTGGACCTCCTAGCAAGTACATGCGCCCGGTGCCGTTGGTGACCGAGTCGATGTACTCAAGAGACATAAAATATACTTGAATAATTGTATTATCACGAAATACTAAGTTTGTATGAAGATGTTCATATTGAGCAGTAGTAGATGGAAAAAAATTAGAACCAATATTATTGCTATACACTCCAGGGTTCAGTTTTTCATGAGTAAGTTCCAAATCTTGACCCTGGACGTGATTTAAAGGATTAACAAAAACAGAATCTCCTACTACTGCTGGATTATCCGGATTGTAGCATGAAGAATCTGGATCACTACATTCCTCCGGTATCCGGTAAAAAAACTTTCCTAAGTTATAGCGCAAAAAATCAAATTGCGCAGGGCTTGGATCTTGAGGGGTTGCTCCCAGTTCGGCACTCTTCTCTTCAAAATTAAAATCCTTATAAGGAACATTCCATGGAGGAAGGCCTAGTTTATAGGCCGGCCTTTGAGTTTCTTGAGTATCAACAAATAAAGTTGTATTCCCTACAAAGGCGGGCCCATCCTGCGGGGCTGAACCGCCGGGTGGAGAAGCTGCATTATCTGTGTCGTCACTTGACATTATTTATACCTTATCGTAAATATATAGAATTGTTTCATAATTTAAAAGTAATTACCACCAATATCGGGGTCTTTATCAGTACCATCAGCGCCCATATCAGGTGTCCCGGGGAGACCAGTTGAGGTACCATCGCTGCCGGCAGAGGGCGTTCCTAAACCTGAAGTACCACCAGTGGTGCCAACTCCACTAACTCCTGAAGTGCCCACACTGCCGACACCGGTCGTCGTTGGTGACCATGTAGTTCCTGGAGTACCAGGACTGTTAGATTCCATGGGCATGCCCATGGCCCCAATATTAAATTTAATAATTGGATCTGCCGGGTTGTCGAGGCCGCCTATTTTATCCTCTGGGGTACTGAGTACAAGCTGTTTAAACAAATCAGGAGGAATTCCCAGAATGGTTTCTTTTTTGCCGCCAGAGCCCATGGGGGGCATTGGTGGTGTGGTAAATTCCACATCATCAATAGTTGTTGGCGGTGAAACAAAAACCATTGGATTAATAATAAAATATTTATTAAAAAGTGGCAGCTCTAAAAATTTATTATTATATACGCCGTATAGACGATCTTGTATACGATCAAGTTTACATACGAGCGCCTTGCCCGCTGATGCAACTTGAGTAAAAATATCCGCCGTTAAGCGAGCCCAAACAGGATTAAATAATTTATCTAAATTTACTAAATATTTTACCTCAACAAGATTTGAATAGTTGAACCACCACCACCCAAAGGTTTCTAGACTCAAAGAAGATTCTTCGAAAACATCTTTTTCAACTTGTAGACCATTATTTCGCAGCGCGGGCTTAAAGAGATCGGCCTGGCCGGCAAGGGATTGATCAATAAATAATGATTTTATGCCACTGGCGCGCTGTGCCATGGCCGACTGGCTCGGCACGTCGGCTTCTGTTAATGAATAAATCGTTAATTCTTTATTATTTTCTAAAATAATTTCATTCAAAATACCAAATAATAAAGAATCCATCTCATCAGTTAGGTTGATGTCAAAGCCAACTTGTGGCATTGGATCTCCAGTTGGGGGCACAACGTTGTCTTCATAATAATCTTGTCCCTCGTCAATGTCGATAGGCGTTGCAAGACCAGTGGTGGAGAGCGGCGATGACTGCTGTTGTGTATTGTCTTTTTCCGAAGAATCTACAAAATCATCCATATTGGCGTCAGGATTACTAATCGCGATAGCATCATTTAAATATCCTAGTTGCTTTTGTATATCATTCGAAAACAAAACTCCATAATGAGAAGCTATAGTTAATAATTTTCTAATTTGATCTAAAACTTCTACGCCCTCGGCCGATTTTTGATTATACTTTGAAATATAAAATTTTATTATATCTAAAATAATATTCTTATATGTATTATATTTTTTCTGATATGGGAGCAAAGGTCCATCAGTATCATAATCGGTTCTAAGTTCTTCATCCTCCAACAATGTAAATAAAGGCGTGAAGTATGATGTTCTATAAAGAGAAACCGCAAAATAAGCATCGGCGTCGCTAAATTTATCACTTGAACGATTAAAATATTTATCAATTTCGCCAACTGCACGGTTTTCAAACTGCTGAGAACTTAATTCGCGAAGTCCGGTGCCGGATTGAGATTGTGCGCTTGAAAAAATATATTCATATCCAGTTTTATTAAAACTCTCCAAGTCGACTATGTGAGGTATATTCTCGCTCAAAGTAATTGTATCATGCATTCCAGAAGAAGATTTTGAGTATACACCAGATGCATCATTCAAAGAAGAAATAGAGCCTTCCGATGCTTTAATTGTATCAAAAACTATTTCTATTTTGTCGTCAACAATTGTTGTTTGTGTAAAATTAAGGATATCTTTTTTTATACCAGATATTTTTTGAAATTTTTGTATGAATGTATCATAAACTTTTGCACATTTAAGCAAGCCCTGATAGTTGCCAAGCTGGGGGCTAGCAATAAGGAAAAGTTTATTTGCTAGAGTGCTCATACCACTAGCATTAAAATCAAACAACATAAATATGTTTTGTAACGCGAGCGCCGCCTCCCACTCGTGAGTATACCAGGCAGTGGCGCCGCCTTGCATCCACCCGGTGCCGGCCACATATATCCAATCGCTTTCAATCGCACTAACATTAAATTGATCAGTCAAATCATTATAATATCTTGGTAAATTACTATTAATAAAACTAATATAATTATTTATAAATTCACGATTACGATACAAGTCTGCTAATCTTTGTTGAAGATATTTTTTAATTCCATCCTCCATCACCAGTTCAACATAATATTGATATTGTCCTTTGTATTTGTCAACAAGAGATTGGTCCTTAAAAGATAGAAATAAAAATGATTTTTCCAAAATTTCATCATTAGAAAAATTTAAATTACTTATTTTTTTTATATTAGAAGAGCTGTCTGTTTCTGAATATCTGGCTATTTGTATCGGTATAGCATCTTCATAAGAGTTTTCTATATCAGCATCAAGAACAAAATTTATATAGCTATTTTGATCTTCAACGCGTGTGCCTAATTTGTTTTCACCAGTTTCATTTAAGCTAACTCTCTTCCGAAAAACATTAATTTCTACTATTTTAGATAAGTCTAGCACTTCCTTAATTATATTTCTTATCGTCGCATTTTCAGAAGCAACACTAGCAGGATCTATTGCCATTTGGATCTGGATCCAGGCCACAGTATCTTTTATATTTTTAGCAATTGTTTTAAACAAAGAATTATTAAATAATATTTTAGATTTATCGAACGCAATAAAATAGCCGGCCCCGCCGTCATTTAAACGCGACATAAAACTAAAAGTATATGCTTCTTTTGATTCGAGGCCGATACTAGAATCTGTTATTCTTGGCTGCCTATGAGCTTTGTTTAAGACATCATATTTATCTTCCAGCTGATAGAGATCTTTTAGAAAAACTTTTTCAATTTCTTCATCATCTCTTAAATCAACAATTTTCATGCTGGGCAACAGAAGGGGTTTTAAGACAACATCGCGGTCGGCAGCTGCTATAGAGGAATCTCCATGTGTTAGACCGGTCATAAGATGAGCAAGGGTTTCACCATCTGATAAATACATCGCATGATAATCACCAAACCAAAATTCATTATTATCAGCACGTTGAAGTAAATAACTATTATTACTTAATACACCATTTCGAAAAATAATATCAGAAGTTATTCCGATTGAAGAGGGATCGGCAGCTAGTTCACTTAAAGTATCTTGAATATCACTTGTGATGGTAACTTCACCAAGTGAAGAAGCTAAATGATCTATTACGGCCTCGGGATCAATACTAGTTCTAACAAAAAATCCCAAGTGTGAAGGATTTTTATTTTCATATATATAAGGCTCTAGCCTAATTGGTATATTATATGTGGTTGTTCCGTCTGCTAAAGTACCTAAATATTTTTCTTTCTCTCGGCCTTCGGCGGCGTCAAATTTATTTAATTCTGTTGCAACATTAATGGACGTTACCCTGGGTGAATCCCCGCCGAATAATGTCATGGACGCGTCGTGGTCTACCTGCCAAATTTTATTAAAATCACTTGCGAATATAGGACCCACTTTATTTAAAATAATTTGTATTTGATTATTTGCGTGAGCATCAATCTCATAAACTGTAACCCTAACCATGCTCATCAAATCAATTTTATTTAACCAAGAGGAAAGAAGCTTGTTGGATGTTTTGCTCTTCTTTTTATAAATTCCCTCTATAGACAAAGTTAAAGTAACTTTAAGACTTTGATCAGTACCTTCCACACTTGGAGATATGAATTGTCCGCCTTCACCAGGTGGAAAATCAAAATGAGGATCTTTCATAAACTTATTGGGGGGCGCGCCAGTCTCAAGCAAAATTTGTTCTATTTTTGCTTTTGGAAGTCCGGATTTAATAAAATCGCTTAATGTCTTGATATTATTTGAGGCCATTATTCACAAAGCTCCGCATCAGGATTATCTGGAATATCATAAATTTCTGCGCTTGTCCCGGGAATAATCAGATCTTGACAATTAAATATGAACTTATCTGTGTATGTTGCAACTAGCTTTTCTTGTCCTACGGCCGTACAATAATAAAAATCAGGAATTTCAGAATCAGATAAGATATCAAAATAATATTCTACAAATTCTGGATCTTCTGTTCGGTCTCCTGACTCAGAAAAATATAATCTTTTTTCTTCTCCATTTTCTAAAAGTTGATACATTTCAATATCAACATTTTCATTTAAAAATTCTGTATTATTTTCTATTGTTTTAATAAAAAATGGTTCCTCTCTTATTGACAAATAAGTGCCATCTTCCGTTATTGGTGAAGCAAAGTTACTATAAAAAGGATCTTCCGTTATATTATCACCATGTGATATTAACGAATCTGATAGATCTGCTAACGCAGTATCAGGATCTTCTGCTTCATCTAAAAGTGCCGGAACATCAGATAGTTCAAAAATTTTTATTTTATATTGTATATCACATTGTAGACGTGGTATTTTTAAATTATGACTTCCAGTTAATATTGTAATTGAGCCGGTTAAAGGAGCTGAAAAAAAATTAATATCCCAAGCTGGTGTATAATTGGTTGTATATGCCATGGTTCCCAAAGGACCAAATTTTTCTAATTCATATTGCTTTTTTTCAAGTACTTCTGGCCCGTATTCTTCTGTTAATTTTTGAGATCCTTCCAAGCTTACATCTTGGAAAAGATTCTCATTAAGTGTAGCAAAATCAACACCATATGTATCTGCTGTATTTTTATTAATTTTTTCTTCGGCAGAATATAGATAAACTTGTTGTTTCAGGCGTGGTGTCTCTTGTATGCGTGTTTCAATATCATTTTGTGCTTCATTTAAGCCGACATATGCCGAACCATATAATATGTCATGATCATAAAAAGCATAATATATTGGATGAAATTCGCCCATCTGTAACAAACGTTTACCCAAAGGAGTTATTTCAATATCTAATACTTCTTGTTTTCTATCAAAAAATTCCATTTATTTAACCTCCTTTGAATAGTAGTTCATCATTCGGCAAGTCCTGTTTCTTCGGGTGTAGATTCCGAGGATGGTAAATCCGGAATGTCTATCAACAGATCTGTTTCTATTTTCGCTAATTCTACCAATGAACAATAATCATAAGGCCAGTTATAACTATAAATATGATCTTTGTTTACTTTTTTAATCTTTGAATCATCGGATATATCTTCAGTAATATTCGCATAAATATTTTTTGCTCTTTGTTTAACTTTGAAGACCATCCACCTTAGTTGATTTAAAGAATCTTTTATGAATTTTCGTTCGACATTTGCATCTGAAATCTTAGACCAAAACTCATTCATTAATTCACCTTCAGCAACTGGTACACTCAATGTAGAGGTTTCTGGTACAACCTTCATTGATATATCCGGCATCACACCCTGCCAAATATCTGCTAATTCCTGGCGCGTAAAGTGATGTTTAAATTCAAAAGCAAACATCACAAATTGAGGCAAAGCAGTATCTTTACTATTTTCAAAGTCGTATCTAGGCGGAAAAACAAATTTTTTCATTTTTTTTCTTAAGTTTATAATAGACTCTTTATCATGAACTGGATCTTGACCGGTGCCTTCGACGGCGCCTGGTGGTATAAATTCTCCCCCAAGAGCAAAAAAGTATTTATCATCATCCGCAGAATAAACACAATCAAAATTATCAGTGATAGAATTGTTGCCTGAGTTGCCGGCAAAAAATGGTATTGCCACGATACATTCAGAAATCGATTTTTCATAATCAATTGGTAGTTGGCCAATTGGTTTTGAAAAATCAACTGCCTGGCCAGCAAAGAACATTTTTTCTACTAATGATCCTTCCGTTACTCCCCCAGCTGCACTAAATAGCGCCGATGGATCCGTGTCTCTTAGTGTAATTCGAACTCCTTCAGAGGAATAATTTGGTATATTTCCGTAACCATTCCACATCCCACGAGCCTTTGTATCGTCTGTGTAGTGATTAAAGTTCAGAACAGGAGATTCAAATTTTGTTGAAATTACCCAACGCTCATAATTCGAAACATCTTCTGACTCAAACTCAGTTACCACCCCTAGGGTTTCGGATATAAGTGGATTAATTACCTTGCCAAACAGCTTCAATGAAGAAGAAAGATGCATCATAGTGCTAAGTCCGGCAGATGCGGTCTGTACATAATGACGCAAAGGCAAGTCCGAAGAGCCGGTATCATATGAAGCAGTTGGAATATTATTGAAATTATTTGAATAAGAGGCCGTCATATTATTAAAAATTGTAGCCAAAGATGGTTTCGGCGTATCATCTACTGTATTGGTATACGCCAAATCGACGGTTGCCTTGCCATAAAAATATGGTGGCGTGTATGGAGCAAATGCCGGATCTTGTCTCTCTAAACCGCCGGCAGTTGAGCCTGTAAAAAATGCAACTGCTGGTCCGTAAATCGCACCTCTCTTATTTCTCCATCTTCTTTGGAAATTCTTACTAGTAAGATTATCCATATTTGATCCGTTGATCATTCCCTCTGTCATAACAGAGCCAGTAATCATTTCAAGATCAATAGACATTCTATATGTAACGCCTTCTTTAAATTCAATATCTTTCATCGGCTTAGAAACAAAAGATGTCAACCTTGAATCTTTGATAAATAAATTAACAGATTCAGCTAAAAAGTTATTCATTGCGCGTTCATATAAATCATCATTTCGATTACCGTTCCATGTAAAAAAAGTATCCGTTTCAAAATTTGAAGCTGCATAAATTTTATTTGCTATGGCTGATTTATTGACATCAAAAATCGGTAAATTTGAAAAATCATATAATGTTTCAAACGGAAGACGATAATTTGAGGCACTAACAATCCATTGTTCACCAGTAGTTATTGCGTATGGAGAAGAGCCAGTATAGGCCGGCCAATCAACTGCAATTCCAGATTTAATCGTATTGTATAATATACCTGGTGCGAAAAATGGCTGTAAGAAAGCTGCTTGTCTAGCCACCAAAGGATCTGTATAATCTGCAATACTGGCTGTTGGCCTCGGCCTCTGGGTGCCAGAAATATGATTAGCATAGGATTGTGATAACAGGGTAGCTAGCTGTACGGTTCTCGTAACAGGATAAAAGCCATTATAGGGTAATAATTTTTTCAGACCGTAGCATGTCATTTGAATTTTCTTTATATCTGCAACATTTTTGTGATCGTCAATAACAATGTCAAAATTCTTAAGAAAATCTGAATGTGAATATTCATCATAGAATTGTGTATTGGTGCTTGCCGAATTATTAATACCTTGAATATTAAATTTCTCTGTTGGCAGAGTTGATGTAAAATCATTATTTCGTTGTAAAACGTACAATGGCATGTGATCAGATATATTAAACTCAGGAATTATTGAATAATCTTTTCCAATTTTGCTTAAATCAGCTGAATATTCTTCATATGAATCATACCATGGGTTCCTGCCCGAATCTATATTGGTTGTCCAATTTATATTGGATGATGCTGTAATATCAGTTGTATAGGATCCACCAGCCTCGGCCGTAACATAATCTTCTGAAGTTCCATAATCAACACCATGATACTTACATGATGCTGTCAGCCACTGTAAGTCAAAATATTTTGTACTACCCGTGGTGGTCTGCTGAATAATGACATTGGGTCCGTTAAATAATTCTCCAGCAGCCTTAGATCTCACAACAATATAACTATCAGATGGAACAGCAGCAGCATCCGCAAAAGAGCCAGTCCAGCGACCTTCAGTTGGCCAGACACTTAAAGCAGAAGCAGAAGATGGATAACTAGTGGTGTTGTTTTTTAAATTATATCCTTGGCTATTTAATGCAGTTGTATCAGTTCTTAAACGATCGCTGATAAATTTTCTCCAAAATGATCGATGAGAAATTCTATCATAACCATTTGATCCCAATCCGGAAGTTTCAGTATAATTATTTCTTGTCCTAGTTCTATTCAGAAAAGTATTTTTAGCTCGTGGCCAAACAACTTCTTTCATTTCCAAATAATTGAAACCTTTAATTGGATTAAGTGCCATTAATTTATCAGCAAGATAAAGGTTCGCTATTGATTTATAAATTTTTGGAGCAGTAGTACGAGCAGCATATAAGTCATTATAATTATTTGAAGTAATGCTCTTAAAAATATCTTCATTAGCAAAATATGCCATACTATTGCCGTATGTAAATTTAAGATTCTTTTGACTTTCTTGAGAATCCGGATCTAATACGGTATCTTTGGCTATGAGAGACAAATGAATTGGTTTATACTTATTTGTAACAACAGTTTCGGTAAGATTTGTAATTATTCCACCGCCGAGTATGTCGGTATCTTTAAACATTAGGGCACCGCCATTTGCTGATGACCAAGGTACTGGTACAGATGTATAATTTCTATTGGCTGTACTAAAAGTATTTGTTAATCTATGATTTCTAACGACTGGATGACTACCACCTCGAATTTGTTTCCAAGTCGGCCAACCATATGGGCCGCGGCGGTGATTTATTAAACTATTTAAAACTTCTGTTATGGCTAAAGTTCCCAAAGATGTATTTCTATATTCTCCAGTAGAAGAGCTTAAGAAATTTGTTGCAGCATCCAGCGGGTCATAAATTAAAGTATTTAAATTATCAAAATCAACATTAAAATTTCCGCCTTTCTTCCCGACTGCAGATATATCACTAGCAGTCACAAAAATTATATCTGCTGAAGATGTAGAATATCCAAGTGGCGTCTTGGTGGCAGATTCTGTAATCCAAGAATATTGACGCGCACTTTGTGGAATTGGATGCTGAATGAAGAAGTTATCATAATTTGAGCCAGTTATTATACTAGAACCACTAGATTCCATACGATAAACTCTATTACGATTAACTTTATGGATAGAAGCCGTTGTTGTTAAAAAGGCATCATAACCACCGCTCGTCATATAATCACGATGTAATGTATTTAACGGAGCATCGGTTCTTAATGTTCCGAATAACATATCTTGATAGCCAGCGGAATCCGTATGTTGAATTCCAGTCTTTGCTAAGCGAACGGTCATATTGCGGTAGTTTATACCGTTATAGACGGAGAAGGTATGTGAAGCAGGGTCGAGATAGCCTGGTGATATAGTCTCCGGAGAACCGGGCGCAGAGAAGCGGTCAGCGACAGTGACACTTTGAAGAGAAGAGCCAGTTCTAGCAAATGTATTGAAATTCAAATTTCCACTAAGATTCAAAACTTCTGGCGTTAATTGTGTTACAGATCCAAAATTATCTTTAAGCCAACCTCTTTGTGTATCCGCTCCAACTGTTTGAACTATTTGATATTCTTTGGAATAATTTCCAAGATATAGAGAACTCGTACTGGTTTTAATATTTTTTATAACAACTGGGCGCTTTGCTATTTCATCTAGAAAATATTTTGATTTTGGGCTGATGGCTGTGCGCTGAGATAGAGTTATGTTCGAAGGATTGATAGCTAAATTATATTCTTCAGCACGATCATTTGTTGTAAGTGGAGTAACCTTTCTTGATTTTTTACCTCCAACATGTATCTTACTAAAGGGGCCCTGAAGCGGCTCTTGTGTTTCGGTGCCGTATACATCGCGATGATTATCATTAATTTCAAGACGAAATAAAAACAGTGGTCCGATATAACCGCTAGAAATAGAAGAAGAGTATGCTGCGAATGGAGCAACCGATCTTCCTTTCAAAAGTCTGCCGTTAACATTTGCTTGAAAATCGACTTTTCTTTTAACTTTAAGCGCTTTGTCATCATTACAATCTTTAAAAGATTCTAAATTTTGAAGAATAATACTTTCAGTTTTGTTACTTGTATCTAATTCTGTTTTTGCAAAATTTAATTTGATATTATCAATATTAAAATCTTCAGATCGATCTACAGCAAAACGATATGGTCTAGTAAGTTTTCTTAAGACATATGTTGATCCGGAAACAACAGAATTTGCGAAACGTTTAACAGTATCTCTTTCAGAATCAACATTAGAATCACCAGAGGTTATAACACTATTTGTTCTTTCAGCTCGGTCTTTCCAATATAAACAATTGTTAGATTGATCACTAGATACAGGAAAATATCCATGTTCCCAATCATATAATAATTCATTAATTGCCTTTATTTGACCAACTGGTTCAGGCTGATTTAATTCAAGAACCGGGAATTTAGTTTCAATTTTATTTCGTTCTAGAACATGACTTTCAATTACTGTATATACACGATCTGCAAAATTAGCAGTTGCCGGAACCAAAGTCGTTAACATATTTGAAATAGAACTATCGATCCACTTATAGTATCGAAGGAACTTATCTAAATCTGGTACATTATTGACCCTTCTAAAAAAGACTTCTCGAAATTTCTCCATTTGTTTATATTCTTTTCGATATCTGTTGACAGGATCTCCAACTAAATTATGAAAATCTTTGATCGTCGCAAATAAATTAAGTATTTCATCGGAAATATTTGCGTACATACTTTTCTCAAATGAAAAGAAATGTTCGGACGGCCTTGTTTCTCTGGTGAAAATTTCTCCTTCAAAATCGACAATACTGACCATCTCTGATGAATTAATTTGATCAAATGGTACCAATTTTGAAGAAGGCATATATCTTCTATCAACAACTCCCGAAGAATCTGCTTCAAAGAAATCGCCCCGAGCGGTATGTTGTCTTTGCACAACGTTGGAAAGCTTGTAATCTGATAGACTATTCGATCCACTTGAAAAATCTGCTACTGTAAAGCGACCACTGCTGTCACTACCTGTAACTTGTTCAAAATTCCAATCTAAGGCCAGAGAGGACATTTGAGGCATTTCACTATCGGCCGGGCCTCCAGCGTCTTTTCCTTCAAACAAATATGTATTTCTATAAGGAAAATCAGTTCCATAAGAATCGCCAAATCTAGAATGTGCCTTTATGACATCATTGCTTAAATCTGTATTCCACAATCTCAAGTGGGAGATGTAAGCATCAGAATTTGCTAGTACAGATCCCGTAAAGTTTGTACGATGTGCACCACAATATATTCTTTTCGGTGTTACCAATAATCTAGTGGCGGCGCTGGCAGAAAAAGTTCCTGTTAAAGTAAATTCATTATTCACCGCATCCATGAGCATTTCAACACCATAAAATTCTACTGTGGCCAAAGAATTTTCACCCGAACCACTAACAAAATTAACTTGTGGATAATTTTTATGTTTAAGGCGAACAGCAAAATTCCATTTAGAGTTATCATATACATCTCTAAAAGCAGATGAAGTTAACTCACCAAACGTACTACCGGTAAGCATGAAATACACTTCAGGATTATCATCAAGTGCTTGAAGTTGTTTTCGAATAGCATATACTTGGAATGAGCCAGAATCATTATCGGCCCATGTCATATCTGTAGTTGATGTGGCCGACGGCGTAGTAGAATCTGATCTAGCAGAATGCATTCCGAACAATGAAGAAGTGTAGTTCGTATATTCTTTAAAATAAGGTTCGGCGCGTGATAAATATTTTGGAAATACAACTTCACTTTCAATTGTCAATGAAGTGTGTCTATCAATGCCGGTAGTTATATCATTGCTTCCGGAAATATAAGAAGTGGAATTAGAATTTCCAGCATCAAGGTGTCCGTATACATTAGCCTCGTTATTATTATAAAAATCAGCATATTTGGTTTTCAATGAAACCATTCTTGTATTTGTTTGGGCGCGCCAATCAGTATTAAATCCATACACATTGAGGCGTACTAATTCTTGATCAAAGCCCATAGCATGCATTAAGTTATTGAATGATTTTTCTGTACCCTTTGTTTTATAGATGTAAATTAAATTATTATATATATTTTTATAAATTTGATTTTTTACATTATATAATTTTTGTTCGAACAAACGATCATCATCGCGTGTATTCGCGTACGCAAACAAATCCACATCTGTTAAAATTTCTTCAACATCGAAGCCATATTCAACCAATAGTCTATTATTAAAAAAGTGAGGCTTTGCGCTACTGCTGGCATAATTAATATTTTTGATTGTTGGTAAAGCTTCTATCTGAAGATATAAAGTATCTAAATAGCTAGATAAAATTTGAATTAATTTATGTAGTTCGCCCGGGCCCTTGGCAAGATCATCTTCAACAATCCAAGATGGAAGACTATTAATCAAAGAATTTGAGTTACTAAAATCGTATAAATCACCTTTAATTTTTAAATCTGCTAATGTTGATTTAACCGTTGGATGAGACGAATAAATAATCGGATCTTCAAATTCTCTAGTTGCCTTACTAGATAATACAATTGCGGAGCCTGTGGAGCGGCCGGTACTAGAATCATAACCAGTCCAAATACCATTACTAATCCTTCCGGAATAATCTAACACTGTAGAATCTACAGAAGAAGTTTGGGTTATGCCTTCATTAAACTTATAATAAACCCCCAGTTTGGTATTTGAGGAGTCAGTGTTCGTACCGCCATTTACCTGATCAATATAAAAACGACCGATTTCTTTAGCATTTCTAGCAGTTTTCCAAAATCTAAATTCATCAATCGAGCCGCTAAGTTTACCCCACCCTAAGCCGCCGGCCGTATCTAAGCCGGCCCTTCTGACTTGTGATCCGATTGTTGCAACATAAGCACCGGTGACGGCAAGTATTTTTGTGTCTGGTATACTATTTTCACTAGCAATCGCACCATCAACATAAAGCTTAGTATTATTAAATGTACCACTATTTTGTGTTACCAGCGCATAATGATGCCAGCTCCCATCAGCAATATCGCCTAATCCAGTATCAAAGCCGCCTTCACAGTTAGCAAAAGCTGTAGGACAATAAGATGCTGATGCTGCTCCAGACTGGATTAGGGTATAAATTTTGGTTGGTGACGCGCTATTAACATAAATTGAAAGCCTACCATAGTCGCCTCCGGAACCAGAATTATCTACACTTGCACTATTCCATAAATCAAAAACATATTCAGTAGTTCCCATGGCACTACCTGTTAATTGAGCATGGTCATTTATCCACTGATCTTTCTTGAGCCAAAATTCTACTGTATTTCCATAATAAAGATCTAATTTTAAATTAGATTCTCTAAAGCTTCCAGTATCGTATACGTTGGCCTTCGATAAACCCTTAATCGATTGTCCCGGGACTATTTCTGATTTAAAGTCTTCACGTTGGTCGGCGTTTGGGCCGCCCTGGAGGTAAATATATTCTTTATCGGTAGAATTATATACCCTGTGATATACCGAATGAGTGCCAGTTAGCGGCGTTTGTACGGCACCAATTGTTATATAACCATTAGTTCTCGGATAAATATTCTCAAAAATATATTTGTCTATATAAGTTGAGGAAAGGTTCCATAATACTTTTTCTTTTTGAGAACCATCGTAAGGATATTGATTATAAGTCCTAATATAAGCATCTTCATAATATTTTGTTGCAGATCCAAATTTTGCAAAATTAGAAGGAATTGAAAAATCGATTTGTGGTACAAATCGATCTTCCATCTGACCATATGCTTCGAGAAAACGACCTGATTCTATATCTTTAGCAAATGACGCCGTAGTACTACTGCTTAAAATACTGTTTTTGTACATTCCGACAATAACATCAACGCCAACAGGGCCATCGAGAAATAAATCTTGTAATCCTTTTGAAAAATCTTTATCCATTTAAAAATTAGCTATCCTGATTTTTATCTACTCTAAAATTAAAAACTCGATTAAATTCTTTATATCCCGGCTCATGATAATAGGCCAACTTTAAGCCGTACATATATCCTGGCTCCAATAAAGACATATCTAAATCAAAGTAGGATCCAGAAACATCATAAGATAAACGCGTATATGAGCCGGCCGTTCCAACAGCTTGAGGAGTTGTACTTCCGGTACCATATGGTATTATGTCAGAATCATCAAAAATACGTATAATTTTGTAATACATATCATTAATAATAGTATTCTCAACTTTAGCAGTTGCCCTGGAATATATGGTTGGTTTCCAATCTTTAAGGCGTGTAACAACCCTAAGTCTAGTTTCTTCTGACGTATCATAAGAGGGCTTTAGGTTTAAGATGTTAGCAACATAACTACTGGGTACATTTTGATTCGAAGCTTTCAGCGTATTTGGATTTATTGATCCTGTGTTAATTTGGGCGCCGAGTTGATTGGTGCCATCCAAATACCATACATCAAATATTTTTGTTAACGGCGTAGCGTCGGCCGTTAAAGCAAATGACGCTGAATATATGCCCGTTGAAACATAGCCTCCGGTAACAACAGTTGGTACAGCTGTGTCGACAAAATCTGTTGTAGTTACTAAACGCATTGCCAGCCCAGAAGGTACTGTATTATTTGAAGATCCCGAAAATATTTGAACATATATTTTAGACGACGCATCTGTTAGACCTGGAATATTTTGTAAACGTCCATTAATATAGTTATAAAGATAGATTGTATTTAAATTATTTGCGGCCGAGGCCAATGAACTACTATAAAAAAGATTTCCACGATCGTCTTGTTTTGTTGAATCCCAGCGCGCCTCGATTAGTGGCCTTTTGAAGAAAAATTCACTTGTTCGAGCAAAAAACTTTTTTGTGTAATATGAACGAGTGGCGCCAGAAACATTCTGAATTATAGAGCCATTGGCAAAGCCACCGACAGAACTTGAATAATATGCCTCTTGACTAGCCGAAAGATGTATTCCGAGTCCATAATTTGGAAAACCTCCTGCGGCAACGGTACCCTTTATCCAGCGCTCAACCGTATCGGTTATATCTAATTCTAAATTTTCTGTTCCTTTTTCAAAACTTGCTGTTACTCTTAAATCTCCATAATCATTATTAGTTGATGCCGTTAAGTACGTACCGCCAACTGTTGCCCAGGCAGTTGAAGCGCTGCGCATCATCCAGTTCGAGCCCTCATTACCCTTTGTCAAATCTTGATAATTTTCCATATCTAATCCAAAGCCTTCTTGCCAGGATGAAGAAACTGGTACAACTGTCAAAGTCATGCTCTTAGGAACGGTTGAGGCATGCTTAGCATTATATAATTTCAAATAAAAACTAACATTTCCAGATATTGGAATTTCGCTATTTGTTCTATCTGTCGATATATCAGTAATTGGAAATTGTACTAATATTCTAGATAATTCTTGAGTTTGATTAAGTCCGTCGGCCGATGAAGAATTAAATGCTTGTCCATAAATTGAAAATATCTCTAAAACATCAGAGGCGCCCATATTTGATGCTGTGCCGCGTGTAGATAAATTTTGTTCAAACGCATTTGTTATTGTATTATCTTTGTCGGCTATATATCTTTTGATACCCATTATCTTATAATACCTGTAAAATCTGTTCCAAACTTAAATTCATAAGCCATATTAAACGGCAAAGAAATATATCTTCTATCTGCCGAATAGCCGGATTCTATAAAGAACATCGTATCCGCATATAGGGCGCCCGTTTTTTGAGTAACCTCAATATTAACAGTATCTGCGACGCCTTCAACTGAATTTAATAATTTATAAATTTGAGCTATATCTAAATGTTCGCCTAGATCCGGAGGACTATTAAAATTATTAATCAATGCTTGAAAGCATCTATTCAAAGTCGCTGCTTTATTTGTTCTCGACTCTGATAATATTTCAAAATCTATTCCAAAATTAACAATTTGTCCATCTAAAATATCAATCGTATCATTGATCATCCTATATCTATTCAGCCAAGTCTTTAAATTATATTTTAAAGAAGGATTAGCAGTAGTTAAAAATCCAGATGAATTTTGACATAAAACAAATAAATTAAGATTTCTTTTAAATGAATCTTGATCTTTCACCAATGTACATCGAGCGATAGAGCCATAACTAGGGGGCATTGAATAAATTAAAGTTTTATAATCTTGTAATGTAACGGCGCGATTTTGAGAATGAAATGATCCATATGCTCTTTGCTTTATATCATCTGTAGATATATTAACTTGATCTCCTAAAATCGGACTTTCATTAATTACTTCTAAAGATCTTCTTACTGCCCTCATTTTAGTGCTGCTTAAATCGTTAGGATTGTCAAAAACAAATTTTCTTTTTTGAATAGTTGCTATTGTTCCGACCGGTGCGTTAATCGCATCGCCCGTAGATGTTCGATAAATAACAGTCAAAATCGTATTTGATGGGCCTACTCCTAACTTATCAGAACTAATCAAATTTCCTGGATCAAAACTTTTATCTGTAACATAGTCGCGGCCATGTAAATCTAAAATAGTCTTATTTGGTTCTGAAATACTATCTGAAGATAAATCAGAATCAGAGCCGTGTCCAAATATTATCATAGTTTGAGTTGCAGTTTTTTCTACCACATATCTGCGTGGTACTACAATTGGTTTAATTAAAGCTGGAGTGATCGCTCTTTGTTCTTTAGAGGGATTTACAAATTCTCTATAGACCACATCTTGAGTTAAATAATCTACTTGATAATATGAGTTCCCATTTTGATCAAAAACAGAAATAACTTCTGCGATGTTGGGCCCATCAGGTAATTCTAATTTTCGAAATTTTGTAAATTCTCCAATATCAAATTGTACTGATTTATGCACTCCTGAAATAACATATCCTTTTGCTTTCACGGCATATTCAAGAGGCACTCCATTTGTACTATTAACCCGACCAACAACAATTTCATTTCCAGCGTCGGCAAAATTCACATCCTGTGTTAACATAAATGTATTGCCGCCGGATGAAGCTAATTCAGTACCTCGACGTAAAACAGGCATATATAAAGAATCGGGGGCGCCGCCAACAGTAGTAGCCGGCACCAATACAAAGAAGCTCACCTCACCATATGAAGTACCAGAAGCATCAAATTTATATCCTAACTGGCGACTTAGTTTAACAATACTATTATATTCTATGGCGGTATGTAAGAAACTTTCATTTGCTTGATAATCTAGATAAAAAGATAAAACGTCCCCAACATAAGAGACCATATCTAACATCAGGGCTCCAAATGAAGCTTCACTAAAATCTTTAAATGTACTCGGGTAGTATCTTTTTGTATAATTTATTAATTCTTCCTTAATAGAAGAGAAATTACGAGCAGTATAATTAATAGCTAATTCTTTAATTTTTGTATTGGCCATATGATATCCTTAACAATATTAATTAGTTTTATGTTTAATTTGTATTTGATATGGTGAGAAGTAAATTATCTGACTCACCTAAATTTCCTATAGAATAAGCTATAAAAATATTCACCCTGTGTGAGCTTGTAGCGCTTTGAGTTATTTCAATTGTTTTTAAATTAAGAAAAGACATATATGTCTTTACTTGAGACATTATTCTACTTTTTACGCGACCTTCCAATCCATTGTCAAAATTTTCAAATAAATATCTTCTTAAGCCAACTCCAAAATTAATATCCATGACGCGTTCACCAGGAATGGTAAACATTAAATTTCTAAAATTTTGTTTTATGGCTTCTTTCACAGTTTTGGTTAAACTATAGTGTCCATCTAAATCATCAATAGTCAGCGGTATCTTAGGAGAAATTCCATACATATTTTTTCAATCCTCTTATCATATCATAATTATGGTGTATATATCTGTAAATATATATTTTATTCATTTTCATTAGCCTCTTCTATGTCAGCAGCAGTTTGAGCATCAACCTCGTATGATCCCCCTGTTGAAGGATCACATGGATTTTCTGGACCTGTATTAACAGCGGTACCTCCAGTTCCCGGAACTGTAGTAGTACCGTCCGGCGTTGTGGTACCCGTCGACTCTTGTTGGTGCGCGCCTTCAACACCGGTCAAGAGATTCATAGTCATATAGGCCATGCCAGCGATTGTAATTGGCGTGCTAAGATCACCAAAAAAGGGCATGCCGGGCGGAAATATTGGAGTTGGTCTAATTCCAGCGACGATCAATGGTAACTTATCATCGTTTAATTTATGTTCTTCTTGAATTTCAAATGCCTTTTTCATACATGGATCAACTTGAGGAAGGGCATGCCGAAATATCCATTTAGGAATAAGTTCTTTAATAAATTCATACCAGAGTTCCCCATCTAATCCCATGGACAGTGATTGATCTAGGCGATCATTATAATTTTCATCGCCCGGGCCGCTCGACGGGTCAGCATACTCATCTCTAGGTATGGATGCAGCACCATGAGTTTTCGCAACAATTTTTTTACAACTTTTAAATAACTTATCAAAATTAAAACCTGCTCTATACGGAAAATACATTACATGTAATAACGCAAAATTTAAAAAATCTTTATTTGGCATAGCAAACCTATTCATTAGCAAGCTCAAAGGCATATTCATTGTTTCGTGAACAAGATTTTCCGAAGTTATGCCCAAGCGAACAAGATAGGGATCGGCATCAGCCAAATTCAACAAATCAATATGATCTTTGAGGAAATCATCGTCAAAATTAATCATGCTCAAGCCAGGTAATTCTCGCTCAGCATGTGCGTCTGGTATTGGAATTACATATATCGATTTTAAATATTTCGCATGAGATTCAATATCCTCAGCAACTTCAGTAGATAAGTGTCCTTCTCCTCCATGAGCCGTTGAAAAAGTACCGTGCGCAACGGGTAACATTTCTCTAATTTCATAAGCTCGATTAGTAAAAATTCTTTCTTTATTAGAAATATCCTTTTCCATCGAAGTTGTAATTAAATTATGAATGGATCCCTCAATATCCGACGATCGTGATGTTGCTCTAAAATTTTTAGAACCTGGAGAAGTATAAGGATGGCCGTTGTCCATGGAGGGAAAAGAATCAGGATCATCGGTATTTTTTATAAAATCATTTACTGGGGCATGCGGAAGAACATAAACTAATCTAGTACCGTATTTGATAGAAGAAAATATATCGCTCAATGATACATCTGAGCGAGAGCCTCCTGAATTTTCAAATTGAGCGAACGACGAGCTTATGTCTCTTAATCCAAAATCAAAAGCTTTATAAGATATATATAAATCTCCTGTTTTGTTTGCATCGGACAAATCATCAGCATTAATAGATTCTAAAAATTTATTTACCCAAGCTTGCTGTTGGCCACCGGTGCCGCCGGATATATTATCAATTTTTTCAATTGCTTCAGCTGAATTATTCATTCTTACTTTTATAAATCTTTGAAGAATTAATCCACCATTTTTTGTGGCCATACCGAGATCAGTTAATACTTCGACATCGTAGAGGTACGGGTACTGAACACCTAATTTATGAAAGCAACTTTGTTCAATCGCATTGCTGGCTTGGTTTTCTGCAAAGAAATAAGGATCAAAATTAATATTCTTAGAATCAAAGCCATGTTGGTTCGCCAGCTCTTCTTCTTGGGCTACATCAAGCCACATATTTCCTATATTCTGAAATGTAAAATTAAAGACTCCAGACGGTGGGTCCCCGCCTGGATCACCGAGCTGAAAGTCGTAGAAGCCTTCTACTTCTTTAACGTCGGTCAGGCCCGCTACACCTTTTTTGTCATGATTTCTGATGTCTTCCAAAGAAAATAATTTGGTCGGCAAATCATGAAGCCTGTTCGATGCTAAAGTTGTTAATTGGTTAGAATTCTCATCAAGAACCTTCTGACTTATAGAAGGTGCCATGGATATAATATTCTCATTTATTAAATATTTAAGTGAAATGTTCTTTAATTTACTTTCAAGCCTGGTATATACCTCTAAAGCTGAAAATGCATCAGCATCGCCATCGACATCAAATCCGACACCTTCTGCTATTTTTACCAAAGCAACTGGATTAATAGGAGAAGCAGTGAGGAGAATTAGATCTGCTAAATTAAAACGCTTTTGTTTGAAATTTGTAAATCTTCTTTCATCTACATTATTTGAAAAATCATAATAAAATTCATTAGATAAAAATTCAACTGTTACCTTCTCATTAATTCGTCTTTTCAAAAAATTATAAGATGTATCATAAGCGTCTGTCATAAAACCAGGTGCGAATATATCACTACCTTCATCCATTCTGTTTACTACCATGGAGAGAAACAAATCAGAATCTAGAATTGTTGACTCTGCTGAATGGCGGGAAAAAAACATGATTCCTCGAACTATAAATTCAGAAATACATAAACGCATATAAAGTAAAACCATCGCAAACTTTATGGCCTCATTTACCGGGTCGGCGACGGCTACGGGGCCTGTTTTATAAGCGTCGCAAGCAATCTTTTTATAATATTCATCCACTAGAGCCTTGATATCATCCGGATTAAGCAAGCTTTTTCTCAAAGCACTAAAATCAAGTTCTGAATTATCACACAACATAGAATCTTGAGCCCATTGAGATTTGGGAGCAAAAAGTATTTTAGAAAAATTATTAACATCAAAAAGACTGGAATCACTTACATTATTAAAAACTCTTTGTTGTCTCTCAAGCAACAAGTATTGATGCATACTAGCAATATTACTTTCTAATTTGCCTCTAGTGCCGTGAACACCCACAAAATCAACCAAAGAATAAGATAATAATTTTGTAAAAGCATATTGTGGAATAGTTATTGTACCATCTCCTATATATAAGCCATCCCCTTCCGCGGGTTGATTAATATTTCGAAAAGCCGGCGTCGTCAATGTTTTCATAAACTGGTGGGCCTCATTGCTTTCTAGTGTGTCATTTACATCAAAATTTAATTCAGATACTTCTGAAATTCCTTGATCATTAATTGAGCCTTTAGTCCAGACAGTAAACTTATTATAATCCAATGTAATAGGATTGGCATGCTGTTCTGCTTCTTTTTCTAATATAAAGCTATATTTAGGAAAATGCATTTCAACTAATGTATTAGTTGTATTTTCCTGACCGGAAAAAATATTACTATTTTGTATCTTATCTAGCTCATTGTTGTGGTTTGTCATATCCACATATTCACCTAATAAAATAGGAAGTTGATTTTCTATTTTCCAAAGGGATTCATTGTATACAGTTACCTCCATCTCAGTCTGGGCAATTGCGTCGACGATATCGTTATAATAATATGTGTTAGCGGTCGGGGAGTTAGGATCGTATAGTTCGTGTTCTGGTGCAATAACTAGCTTCGGATTGGTCGACTCGATCCAGATCCCGCCAGTCTCGTCCGTGTCCATCCCGGCGAGTTCGGGATGCTCGTGGAAGACATTTCTAATAAGATAAAGTGGCTCAAGCTCAGCATATTTTACTTGAACGCGCCAATGCGCAATAGAGTACTCACCGTTCTTGCCGGAGAAGGCGTCGACGAATATATCGGAGAAGATCTGGGCGCCGACCCACTGATACTCTTCGGCTAGCTCATGTTTTTCAATGTCAACAACGTCACCTTCAAGCTGTTGCGGTGTTCCAAAAAGTTTTTCAATTTGATTTAATACACTAGCTGGATCATAATACAAAGAAGAAACATTTCTTCCTATTTTATCCATTGCTATATTCGTTGTAGAATATAGAGTTTTAACAAATTTATCACCCTCTGAGCTTGGCTTCAGGCTAACAATACCTTTTTTTAAAGTTTCAGAAGTATTATCAGTAGTAACATTGCTGTATAATTCTGGTACCACTTCTTTTATTATTTTATCTTGTCTTGGAAAATTTTCTGGCTGTGGCACTCCATCGCTGTCGAAAAATACAGCACTTTCATTGCCGCGGCCGTCGTCACCTACGAGTTCGCCTTGTCCATTCCACATATCCTGATAATCTCTTCCCACTTCTGGATATCGCGGGTATTCGCCACCATATGGAATAATATTATCTTTTATAAAAATTGTTTTAATTCCCATCATTTCCGTATCAAATTGTTGAGAAACAAGATTGATAGCCAAATCAATACAATTTTCTAATGCCGCATTAATATACGGATCATTTATTAAAGCAGATATTGGACTGCCGGGGGCGCATGGATCAGTTGGTACGAGTGATTGAAAATAATCTGAAATTGTTGGATATGATAATATTAATTCTAATTTTTCAAGCTGGCCCTTTAAAGCCTCTTTTTCTTGAGCTAAAAGTGACTCACATTGTTCTTCAGAAAAACCTTTTTGCTTTAAAACTTTACAATAAAAATCTTGTGAAATTGCTTTCTCACAAAGCATTGTAACTAAACTTAAGTCCTTAAGAGCGGTTTCACAAAAAGTATTATTAACATACTGTCCCAAAAGAGCAAAATATTTTGCTACATTATCAGTTGTTTGTATAAATAATCGTATAATACTAAACTGTGTTTTAGCATTGATTATTTTAAGAACAATTTTCAATGTTTGATCCGTTGCCGCATATGATAAAAGAGAACAAATCTCAGTAGGCTTTAAAACTTGTGATAAATAATCTAACAAGAGCTTTAATTGTTCTATTACATCCCAGGTAATGGGTACATTGGGATTTAAATTTTCTACTATGCCACCTAAATCTTGTTCAAAATTACTAGTATCAGGAAATATATCAGATAAATCTATGGTACCAGGAAGATTGCTTCGTATACCGCTATCAGCGCTGTCTTCACCAAAAGCAAGTATCTCTTTATCTGTTAACAAAGTTATTGGACCCAGAACTTGTTGACTTTGTCCTGGAATGAATTCAGCAGTTTGATCCAAGGCACTTGCCAGATCAAGGCCCTCACACTCAGCAAGTAATGTTTCTAATAGCGATTTAACGACCGATATCAAAAGTTCAGTTACAAGTTCTTTTAACATTTGTTCTATTGCTTCGTCGGTGGGGGCAAGAGGATCATCAGAATATTCTTGACCGACGAGGCCAAATGCTGGAGCGTCCATTATTTGAGATGTTACAGCATCTTGTAACTCTTCTCCTGAAGCTACCCTATTGACAAGCTCTAAAACCATATCTAGCTCAGGTAGAATTGGCAATAAGACAATATAAATTGCTTGTAATTCTTCCGGCCATTGTTCCGGATCAGTATTCTCTACCAGCCACTCTTTGATATCGTTGCTTACTTTTTCCAAAAGATTCGGAAAAAAGTCAATAATGCCATATTCATCATATTTTTTGAGGACCTCAAGAGAAATTGATTTCCAATTTTCGGGCGTTAAATTTGCCGCACACTGAAGGTCACCGGCGGCGCTCGCCATATGTGGTTCACGATAAAGAGTTTCATGTATACCCTCTAACATAGAGGTGGAAGTTTCAGACATCCCAGCGGGAGGAGTAACAGCAAAGGGTTCGCTGGTGCCAGTGGGCGTCTGATCATCAACTTCAACACCATCAGGTGTTGGATTAATCATGAGATCTGAAGGCGGTGCTAAATTAGCACTCAATATAGATTTACTATCATTTTCTAATGCTACTTTTTCACACTCCTTTGCTATAGCCTCGCTAAATGCCTCATCAAGAGCATCAGCAACGTCTTGGCCAAGTTGTTCCACAATTGCGGCATGAGTATAGACGCCTGTTAAAAAGGTTACCAAATCTTCAGGAGCCATACTCTTAAGAAAGCCCATTACTGCTGCGCCAATAGCATCGATAGACGGTAATTCATTTGCTAAACATGCGGCGGCGCGCATAAGATAATCAGTCAAGTTAAGACGAAACAAAACTTTTGTATATACGGCTTCCGCTGTTTCAACGTCTTTTTTAAAATCTCCTAGGCCTTTGAAAAAACTATCAGTACCAGAATCATTTTTGGCCTCAACCGCCGCTTTACTTTTTGTTTCTTCTACCGCGGGTGGCTTTTCTCGGTCTTTCTTCTCTTTCTTGGCTGTCGTGGCAGTTTTTACTGCTGGCTTAGGCTCCGGTACTTCTTCTGCCACTGTCGAGGGATCGGCGCTCGCCGTATCTTTTTCCTCTTTTTTACTCGCGTGAAGCGTCGGGCGCCCATATAAAGTATAAGCAACAACCCAATTAATACCATGAAGGTTTGAGTTTGCCGGGGCATCTTTTGTTTGATTAATTTTATCGGCTGTAATATAATAAGAGGTTGTTCTTCTATCAGCAAATACATCAACCACCTCCTTCAAACATCTAACTCCTCTTAATAGGGGCTCAACTTTTCGGTCTCCGCCGGCCTCGGGCTCTTGTTCAATGGTGGCATATAAATAATGTTTATAGTCACGCGTGCACGCAATGATTATTTTATCATCTTTACCTTTTCTAAATTCTCTATCATTTAATGTTAAAAATTTTGTTATTTGAGTGACAAATGTATCTAATCGCTTGGTTACTTGAGAAATAGCAGAGGCGTCGATACCCTTGACATCGCCATCATATTCATTTATACGTCTTTTAAAAACTTGTAAATCTTGTTTTAATGTTTGAATTCGTTTCTCTACTTTATTAGTTTCTATTACGATAGAACCCAAGCCGTCGCTGTCGACGACTATATCTTCATATGCGTCGCGAGCAATTTCTTCCCACTGAGCATGAGTTAATATTTCTGTTGGCTTTAAATAGTCGGCATCTAAGTTGGTTTGAGGTACGCGCACCAAAGCCTTTACAAGTTCATCTTCACGGGCTGGATCCGAATAGAAGGTTCCACCATTCCAAGCGCCCAATTCGGGATCTTTCACGTACTCATCCAGTTCAGCAGCAAGCATATTTCTGTAATTAGGTAAATTAACCAAGCCGTAATAATCGCACAATGCCTCTATACCATCATCACCGCACAAATCACCCCATTCTTCATCCGTGTTGTATTCTAGCGTCACCCAATATTCATTTTTTTGTCTATTAAGAAAAGGTTCACATTTTGTTTTTTTTCGCCAATCAGGAACAGTTACAGATGGTTCTGGTTCGGGTACTGTTACGCGAGGGGCGCCCTTAAATCGATTACAATATTCCTCAAGAGAATAAGGATTAAATTCTATTAAAACACGAGTATCAATATAGCCTTCATTGATTTTCTCTGCGTCATCGTTTAAAACATGGACATATGCCCAATGAGCCCCTTGACCAGTATAGCGAAGAATAACTACTTGTGTATAAGATTCTAATTCTGTTTTTGGTGCTCCGGAGAAAAGAGTTTGAGCTGCGTTAAACGTTGAGTCGGTTTTGGTATCGTCGGTAATTTCATCAGTCGCATCAGACTTAATATAGTCCTCGCGCAAAAGTGCCACTGTATCTGAATTAGTAAATTTCTTTACAAAATGGGATCCCACTTGATTTGGCGGGCCGGGATCTGGAGCCGCCGGTTGAGCTAAATTAACGCGCTCAATAACAGCATTGACGATCGGACTAGTCTCGGCAGTTGGTACTATAATAGTAGTTTCACCGCCCTCTAGATCACTAATTACTTTAGTTCGAGTCTGATCAATTGCAAAAACATGAGGGTATCTATTTGTAAAGGCCCAAAAATCCAAATAAGAAACAACAGCCTCTACAGCCCCTGTATACAGAGTGGTTTCAAGAGCAAGATAGGACTGAGACTGGTCTTGGCCTTTTATATATCTATCAAAATCAACTTGGATAAATTGATTATAAATTGAGGAACCGATAACATCTCTTAATACATTTTCACTGGCGCTTCCATTTTTAATAGCCTCCGCAACATTATAAAAAATCGCAAACATGCCCAAGCCACTTACTTGCGACGGAACTGCCCCGCCAGATATACTTTCAAGTTTTTTCCACAAGATAAAATCAAAATTACTAGTATTTTTAATTTCTCCTGAATCACACTCAACCTTCATAGGAGGAGCAATCCAAACATCATGAAATGCTGAACCATGGAAAGTGGGGCTTCCATATTCTTCGGTGCTTACAGTTGAAAGATCGAGTTCGGTCCAAAGCGCATTAAGTGAAAAATCTCCGTCGCCGGCTGTATTATATATTTGTTTCTTCTGCGTCCAAGCAGAAACTGTGGTCGCGTGCGGATCTCCATTGTGTGTGATATAAGAATTTAAATTTTGTATCTTTTTTTTATCAAATAAAATCAGATCTTTTAATTTTAATAATGCCATTTTTATATCCTAGTTTAGGTAATGCCATGGAGAGTTAATATAGGTTCTATTCGCTTCACCCATTTTTCTTCCAGATGGCTCAAGATAATTTGTATTCCAAACGTTTAGATTGTATTTTTGTGTTGCCAATGATCTAAGAGATCTTGATTGCATATTGGTATATTCTTGCATCCATGAACTCCATGAATCAAATGGCATCATAGTGGGCATGCCGGGGAAGATTGTCATATGAAAATGAAACATTGTCGAAATATTAAATTGTGATTGATATTGAATAAAGCCGGCCATTATACCATTTAATTTTCTAATTTCTTTATTAAGCTCTCTTAGGGCTTTTACTAAATTATCGCCCTTGACCATTCGTTGCATATCGCTGGCATCATTGCCACCAATTAAATCAACTCCATAATGAGTATTTGCAGATTTACCTGTTGATAATTTTTTGTCTGTGCCTGTTACTATCTTAATTCCTTGTCTGGAAATAAAACGAAGATTGTCTGCTTTTAAAGCGATCGCAGATTTTGATTTGGGTTTTCCGGCCGGGCTGTTGGCGATTTTGAAATTATCATCCACCTGAGTGGCCTGAGATATATATATCGTCGCAGCATCTTTAAGAAGATCTGGATCCGCCCATAATTTGTTGCCGGTCTTATCTATATCGCCTGTCTGCGGTGAGGGGCCGGCGACAAGACGTATTGTTGCGCAACTTTCTCTACCTTTGCCGCCTAGGCCGCTTTCCATATCAGCTGGGCGGTCGCGACCGAGAACGATCCAACTATTATTTTCCCCAGCAATAACTTTTTCACACGGTGCAGCGAGATATTGTGGAAAACCTTCATACTTATGGCCACTATAAATGCCAGTTGGTGCGCCGCGGTCGTTAGCAGCATCCTTCTTTGGGCCGGTCTGGTTCTTGGGTTCAGCCACTAAAGTCTAAATCCCCCCGGCCGGCGTGTGATACTGATGGAGAAAAGTTACGAGATTAGAAAGTACTGGCCTCTTGGTATGGAGCCCACTCTTATTCCTTACGCACACACTTTCGGCCGCTCGTATTGTTGTATCGAATGCTTCTCTATGGCTCACGCTATACATAATTCTCATATATAAATAATGTTCATAAAATAATCCATCAGTATGGGTACTCGTACCAGAGTGCGCATGAGATGTTAAGCCGCCGCCATTTGATGTAGTAAAATCACCCGGGATCGTCCCGGGATCGGCCATGCCAACAGAAGTATCATAAACACCTAAATATTTCTTGGCGGTCGCGACCTTGAAAGATCCCCAGTAGAACCCGGGTTTTCTACCATAATCGGATTTATCTCCAGTAATTTGTTCTGATAATAAAACTCCTGGAAATCTTGGTGGTATCGAATAGTGTTCCATTAAAGCTATCACAAAATTATAAAGTTGTATCATTTGGTTCTCGGGTGGTAAAATCCAATTTTTTTTGCCTCCGGTCCATTTTTTAGGGGTTCGAAGGTCATTGGTTTCCCATTCTGTAGTGCCGGTTGACGGTATTGTTTTAAGGCCGGCGTAGTCCTTCTTCTCTTCTTCAGAAGCCAAAACATATCCGGCACCATAAGCAGGATCGTGAATATTTTCCCATTTGTCAGGAGGAATCCATTTGTTACCTTGGTTATAAGTAGAAAATCTATTCTGTACCTCAACTGCGATTGAGGATTCATTTCGACCGGGACAATGATCGAGCAGATCATCATCATAGGCATGATATTCAATAGTACCATCTCTATCAACAGTATAGTGTACACCCAGACATGCTGCAGTTAAACTTTCCATAGTTTTTTTAACTGTCCACGTCATTGGCTCATGTAATAATATCAAGTTCACTGAAGATGGCCCCCCCAATCCAATTCCGGCGCGCTTCTTTTGATATGAAACACAAGGGGTGCCTTTTTTAAGAGCTATTTTTGGCGATGTCACGGCTGTAAATAAATTCTTCGTCGTGTTGGGATAATTCGAATCTTTTAGACTAAATTCTTGTTTTCGTCTTTCTCCCTGGCGTTCAACACACTTCGCGATGTAATAATCTATACCAGAAACCGATCCTGCTAAATCTGATAGTCCTTGCGGGGGTACTCGACACCCTTGTCTTGTAAAAATTTCCGCGCCGTGCTCGCCGACAGCATCTTTTTTGTTCACGCCTTGCCTCTGTGCCGAGCCCACGCCTTCGAGCGCGCCGCCTGGCTTTTTGAGATTGGCCAAGCTGTCTTTCGCCTGGCCGGGTCCGGCGCCAGATGATTTATTACCATTTTCGGCCATTAAGCTCCCCCCTCGGCTGCAGCTGCATATTGTTTACAAAGTTCTAAAATACGATCCTTGTTCTCTTGTACAATTTGTTCTTGAGCAGTTTTGATTTGTTCTTGGACAACCTCAGTGGTAACTGGAGTTTCGGACGGTGGAACAGTAACATGTTCTGGTGGTGGATGAGCTTCCCAAAACTCTACTTCAGCGGCCCGGGCTTCGTCGGTCGCGCCGGCGGCAGTTAAAAATCCATTAGTAGCATTTTTTAATTCTCTTGCTGTCCAATATCCAGTTCCATCACTCTTCGGTGTGAACGGCATTGGGATATCCCATTCTCCAGTCTTATTATAAATTTTGGGCTTGAGTCCAAGAATGCGCCAGAAATCTGGTCCTGTTCTTCCCCATCCTTCGTTTGCGCCTGGGGGTAAAAATATATTTGTCTTAGTTACGCCTCGAAAGTAATTCGCATGATCGGCCTCAACTCTAAGAAATCTTTTATATTCTGTAACAATACCTGTTAAATATTGCTCTACACCAAACATTTTTATAATATTTTTATCATATTCACTGGCACGGGCCATTCGGCCGGTTGTCGAATCGACGTTATTTAAATGCTCATATCTTACCGCCAAATCGCCAAGCTCTTTTAAAACACTCCATCTTTTTTCTGCCCATGGAATCCTCTCATACTTATCTTTTTCATCAGAATATACACGTGAGGAGGTCGGACCGCCCACTATACTACTATCATTTTCGTCTGATTTTGGCCAGGGGCCCCAAAGAGTTGCCATGGCCCCTCCCTCTGATGACGCTCCGTCTCCATACGCATCATTAGAAAAAATAGCACCAGCCATTTGACGCATACCGGCCGGCCTTACATCACCTATTTCAGGCTTAATAGGCTGTGGAGAAAACCTGGTTCCCGGCGCAAAACCCGTACTTAGTCCAGGTATTATATATTTAAAACCTAATGTTTTAAGTATATTAGCTTGATGTACGGGGGCTGGAAAAAGAGCGACCTGATCCTGCCATGCCTCAGATGCCGCAGTATAAGATTCGCAAGCTTCTGGATCAATAGTCTCACCGGTTTCATCTTCAGCACAAGCCGCTTGTTCTGACTCCCAATCCGATCCAACCCAAAATCCAGTTTCTGGATTCCAAGTTGCTGCGTTTTCGAGTTCTCCATAAAGTTCAGGATGTCCACTAAATTTATGAATTACAAAGTCAGCTGCCAACGGACCGGTCGCTAACATGGCCCATGGTATTTTTTCGATTCCTGATATTCCCTGTAGAAGTGGCTTAGGTTGATTTGGCCCCGATGGTATGGCTTTATCAGGAAATCCAAATTCTGCAACCGAAATGCCAATTGATAAGCCGGCCGCTTTGGCTGCTCCATGAATCTTTTGCCAAAAATCTGTTAAAGTAACGGCATCAGAATCGGTCATTGCCCACACATCTCCTATGCCATCTTGAAGTTCGCCTTTCATGAACCATTTTGGGGGGCCCCCAATAGCATGAGCTGGAAATTCAGCATTAGTGGCGCGCTCTATACATCCCGCGCCGGTCGCCTGATTACAACCATATACAGAATCATTCTCAACCCATCCCTCGACATATTTTGTTGTGGGCGAGTGTGTAGTCATTTCAACTACTATACCAATTACACCAGTCTTAGTGTCACCAGCTTTAGCTTTGGTATCGTATGCCTTTGCGCGGGCTATTATTGTTGATGCATACTCATCAATCAGCGCGTTCCACTCTTTGATGGACATCTTTTGGGTGAGGATGAGGTTGGGAGAGCGAACCATCATATAAGTTCGAACACCATTTTGATGATATTTTTTAATCCATTTTCCAACATTGGTAGCTGTCACGGCCTTTTGAGCTGCTCTATCAACGGGTGCCATGACAGACACACTTCTATTATTGTCCTTATGATAATCTGGTATATCAACCCCCCTAAAGCATATCCAACTTAATTTAGCGTCTTGCATGGCGCTAAGAGGGTGGGTTTTTAGAGTTGGTGTATCGATACCAGTAAAAATCCCTTTGCCGGCCGGTAGGGCGCCCTTGGAGCCGCTAATATCTAATACCACTGGTACTAAATTGGCCTGTTCAGCGTGGTGTTGTATTGTCTCAACACCCAGAGCTTCGCCCCAGGGACCCTGGGCACAAAAAGAACATTCTAATTTTTTAAATTCTCGTAGACCTCCCCGCTTAACTCCTGGTTCGACGGCGCCGGCGAGAAAAGGACTCAAATATATGCCTCCTGTAAAATCCTTTCTGTTTCGATAATCAACCCAAACAATATCACCAGGCTTTGGGGGCGGATCTTTCCAAGATTCGGCTGCTTCAAAATCTGGAAATACACTTATTGCTGTTAGGTCGCCGCCTCGCCCGTGCTCATCAGGTATGCTCTTGGGTATTGGTCTGGGATCTACTTCTGGAACAAGAACTTTGATTATTTGATGATGTACCTTGGCACTTTGTCCATGAACTAGGTCTTTTGAGTCACGAGTCGGCGAACGAACAGGATCATTACCTCCTTCCACAACCATATCTTTCACCCATAAAACAATCCCCTTAAAACGACCGACATTTTTTAATAATTCTTTTTTGTATCTTTCATCAATTATTGCGCGCATGGCGCCTATTCCAGTTGTCGTTGGAGTGCGTACGGGGCCGGCATTCGATCCAATATTGTCTCTGTTCAAGGCTCCGTTGACAGCATCTGTTAGTTTCATATTACTATTCTGCTCCCTTCATCTAAGATTCATCCTCGGCACTATTAATTAAATCATATAGTTCTTCTTTATCTATAGCAGTTAATTCCTGGGATATGGAACTCTTTTTAAATAAGAGAGCGTTAAGCTTCACTAATTGTTCGTTAGATCTCTGTAGTGTTTCTAGATATTTAGCGGCCACTGGCCCTGTTTCTTTATGTTCATGTTTGTTTGTTTTAATATGATTTACCAAATCAATCAAAAGAGTGGAAGCAACGGCGCGGTCTTGCCGAATATTGTCCAAAGATTCTTCAATTAAAGAATCGAGACTATTGTTGGGTTTTTGCTTGCTCACTCAAATTTCACCTTCATCCCATTTTGTTTTAAAGTCTCGATACCGGCTTCGCATTTTATTAAGATTATTAACAACTTGCTTGGTATTAAGACCTGTTATTTCTCGAATATATAGATAAATAGCTTTTTTATTAAAAATTTCAATATCATCAACACTTTCAAAAAGAATTTTAATGGCCTCTAAAACACGACGTTCGTTATCTTTGAGATTTAAATTATCCCAATTGTTAATTTCATTTTTTAACAAAGACATAAATTCTCTTTTTTGACGTTCTTTTTCATATTGATTTTCGACAATCAAAACTTCATGAGCCTCAATTCTGCCGGCGGCGGCCAAATCTTCATAACATATTTCTCTTCTTAGGCTTTTAGAGTTCTTCTTGACTTTATGAATGAACCAATTTTTGGTTATAACGCTAAAATATGAAAAGGCTTTGGATTTTCGGCCGGGGTCATATTTGTCTAAAATTGTAGTGAGCCAGATTTTACAATCATCTTTTAAATAATCAATATTTGGAAGATTTGTAAATTTATATGTGTATACAATCTTGTCAACTAATTCATTAAAAGCAGGCCCTATTAAATTTATATAAAGATCAGTTCGTATTTTATTACACTCTGTTGATGCGTATTTCACAATTGCGTCTTCATGTACCTTTGTAAAATATAAATTTTTCTTTCTTTTTTTAGTTTTCTTTGGCGGGGGCACGGGTATCATCTATTTCTTGTTCCTTTTCGTCTTCATATTCATATTCTTCATCCATTTCTGAAAAATATTCTTCCTCAAATTCATAAAAACCTTGGATCAATTCTTTTGAATGGTTAATCAAGCTTTCTAACGTCTCATCCCCATAAAACATTTCAAGCTCATATATTTGTGATAAGTGAGTTGAAAATATTTCTATTTTTGGTAGCAGACTATTAAAATGATTTTGGATTCTTGTTCCTTCGTCCAACAAAAATCTTATATATCCAAGCGCTAATATATTAAATAGCACCAGCATAAACAACAGAAAAGGCATCAAGCCAAATAAATATATCAGAAGGAAAGAATTAAGTATTAAAGAGCTAATCAGAAATATTTTCATCATCATTATGATTTTTCCTTTGTAAATCTTCTTTATAATCTTTCAAAACATCGCGATTGGCTTCTATAAATTGTTTAGTCAATTCTCCAACTTTTTTATTTGAATTTGATACTTCTTGTTTTTTAATAAAAATTTTATTAATTTCACGTACCAATGTATTTTCTGCTTTGCAGAGAGGACAATCATTTAATTTTTCTTTTATCCTATGAAAAGCTTTGAATGAGTGTGTACATTCATCACATCGATAACTATATTTAGGCACTTATTCTGAGCCGTTGTCTATAGGATATTCCTCATCATCACTAAATTTGACCAAGGGAGGATTCATAACAAATAATTCCCCCTCATCTCCAACTTTAAAATCAAAACCTTTTAAAACTGGAACAATATCGCTCTGCTCCATTAGTGATTTTTGTAGTGCCATCATAACTGCGCCGAGCGCTTCATCTGAAAATTTTAACATCTTATTCTCCTTTGCTTCTTTGAAAATTGTTAAATTCTATGCTTTTTTCTAGCATTTCAAATATTATATCATTTTCTTTGAGAAAGTTTAATAATTCTATAGAATCTTTAGGCAAGCATTTACCTCCATATCCAAATTTTCCATCAGGACCTGGAACCATTGTATGTTGTTCTCCGACCCATTCTGCTCTTGCAAAATGTTCGCGAAAAGAATCATAATCTATATTTTCTTTTTCACAAAGATTATATAAATAATTACAATAACTTACTTTTAACCCATAAAAAGTATTTCTTGCTAATTTTAGTAGTTCGACCTCCGACCAATTCTGTGTTTCAAAGATTTTCACATCATGATTTCCCCTATAATCAAAAAAGGTCTCATAAAGATTTCTTACTTTCAAGGTATTTTCTTTTTTACCAGCCAGATAAAGCTCTTGTTGATTAACAAAATCTTCCATTGCGGTTCTTTGAGATAAAAACTCTGGATTAAAAACAATATTGTTTAGACGATAAAGTTGTGATAAAGTTTCACAGGTTCCAGCTGGAATTGTGGACTTAATAACAATTACAGAATTACTATTTTGATTTTCCTTTATAAAATCCTGGATACACGATTCTACAATTGATATATCCAGGCGCCCATCTTTTAAATCCGTGGGAACATTAATAAAAATAACATCCGCATTATAGGCATTTCTTATGTGTTTAAGGGATTTATAGTCCGAGTTGAATGGGTCATATATGTTTGTCGGGAAAACGTCTTTAAGCTGTGCTGTAGCCTTTCCTACGAACCCGTAGCCTATTATTCCAATTGTTGTTTTGTCCACTCTTTGTACCTCTCAAAAATATATTCTGGTATATCAACTTTTCCATTCGCGCATAAATATAAGACATGTGTTTTTAAAGGGTTCCAGTTTTTAGTATATCTAATTTCATCTTTTTCTGTTACTGATGGTGTAGAAAATACGACATGGGGGGCGCCACATAAACTAGCTAGATGCATGGGGCCGGATGATGGTCCAAAAACAGCTTCACAATTTCTCAATATATCAAATAATTCATTAAGTGGTATATTTCTTAAATCATCTGTTCCCTCAATATATCCAGATTCTTTGATGGTGCCGATACATGCTATTTTTTTATCATCTTGTGATAACAGCTTAAGCAGTTTTTTCCAATTATCGAAAGACCAGTTATCTTGTTTTCTTAATTCTCTATTTCTTATATGAAAAATATAATCATATTTTTTCTCTCCAACATTGCCATATTTTTTGTATTTTGGCTTAATGTTTAGGTGTTTAAAGCTTACTTCTTCTGAATAATGTGTATATGGCGGAAAGCCAATTCTTCTAGGGGCGAATATGGTTGTATTGCTATCTACTATATCCTTGTTTTCATAAAGAATTTTTTTAGTATAAGAAGGCATATCTAATCCGTGCATAAAAAAAGAATCAGATAATCCTCCAGGTGGACTTATATCAATAAATTTTGTTGCGAAATCTTGATATAAAGACCGCGAGGATGGTCGACATAAAACTATTATTTCATCAAAATGATCAGCCAACGAACGAATATATGCTTGCCAAGCAAATAATTCCCATCCAAATTCGCCAACCCATGGGCCGGCTATTAATCTTTTATTTGATTTCGTCATATAGATTTATTATTTGTTTAGCCCAATTCAGACGTGTAAACTGTTGTACTGTTTTACATCCATATTCTGCAATTTTTTGTGTTTCTTGAGGATTTTGTAGATAATATTCTATTTTTTGATTTAAATCATTAATATTTTTAAAAATAATTAAATCTTTTCCATCTATAAAATATTTCTCTCTATTATACCAATCATCTGAAATTAAAAATCCTTTTGTAGCTAATACCTTATAAACTCTATCGGATGCGCCGGATGCGGTACAAAGATTTAAATTGATTTTACTTTTTGAAACCTCAAGTGCGTGCTTTCTACTATATGCATCAGAAATTATGTTAACCGGCTTATTGATTTGATTAATTATTTGTGCGCGGTCGCCATATATATTGCCAATAAAACTGATATCATATTGTTTTTTGATATTGTGAGGCTTATCTATGTCAGAATCGTATCCTTCAAAAACATGAAATGAGTTCTTGTTTATTTTCAAAGCTTCTTTGAGTACATTTTCTTTATCACAACAAAAATAATCTACTGCAGTAGTTTTTTCTCTAATCTCTTGATTATAAGTAATTAAAGGATCCATAAACCACATGCATGTTTTGGTAAGTTTATTTATTTCTCTGAACGTTTGTAACGCTATAACATTACATTTACTATAAATTACTAAATCAAAATTTCTATTTCTAATAGTAGAAACCAAATCTTTGTCTCTGCCCTCATTTCCCATCAAAGCAGCTTTTTGTCTGTAGTTGTAGCCAGAAACTTCATGGCCTAATTTTTTAAGAGATAGAATTTGTGATACGTTAGTTGATTTACCTTCGCGGTCGAAGACGCCAATAAATAAAATTTTCATTTATTTTACTCTTCTTTTCTGTATGAAAGCATAAATTTAGTCATCAAATTTTCTAATTTAACCCAATCTTCTTCTGTTATTAAATGATTATTACCAATATAAAATCCCTTAAAATGTAAATCATCTACTTTTGGATAATTTTCCAAATCAAGATTCAAGTATCGTAAGAATGGCTGTCTCAATAAATTTCCGCTACATAGTGGTCTAGTTTCTATTCCATTGGTTGCAAGATATTGTTCTAGTTTATTTTTTAACTCCACTGATTCACAAAGAAACGGAAGTATAAAACTTGAATTACCCTCTATTTTAAAGCTAGTATCAAATTCTGTATAATTCAGCAACTTTATAAATCGATCAAGATTCTTTTTACGTTCTATTATACTACTGTCTAGATTCTTTAGTTGTGACAGTCCTAGCACAGCATTTATTTCCATATTTCTAAAGTTATAGCCATCTGTTATAAAAAGGAATTGTGGGTGTACATCAGGATATTTTTCTATAATAGGTTGCTGAGCTTCTTTGCTCATTTCTCTTGCTAGCCCATGTGAACGTTTGGCTCTCATTAATTCATATAGTTCAGTATTGTTGGTTGATACAAATCCACCTTCTACTGTTGTCATATGATGACCAAAATAAAAACTAAACGTACCGCCTTCGCCAAATACACCTGCTTTTTTTTCATTTATCTCAACGCCATGTGATTCACATACATCTTCTGCTATAAGTGCATCAGGAAACAATTCTTTGTAATGATCTACATCGGCAGCGATTCCAAATAAATGTGTAATCCATATTAATTTAATATCCGGATGTTGTTGTTTTATTTGGCTCAAATGTTCTTTATCAAAACTAAAATCATAAGAATTAATATCACAAAATATAGGTTCTAACCCCAATTGAATTACAGGGCCAATATTGGTAACCCATGTCATGGAAGGTACCAGAACTTTATCGCCAGATTTAAGATTATATAGATCTTTTATAGCAGCCAACAATAAATAATTAGCAGTGCTGCCAGATGAAACAAATAAGGAATGTTTGCTGCCCAGCCAATTACTCCATTTGGCTTCAAATTCTCGAACTTTTACGCCATTAGTAAATCTATTAGTCGACTTTATAAAGTCTATCATGGCATCTTTATCAACATCTGTTATTATATTTTTCATTAAAGGCCAAAAGTGTTTCATTAATACCGCTTTTTTCATCGTAACTCTTCCTTTTCACCAAATCTTTTTATATATTCGTAGTCCTCTTTATACATCATTTCTGCTAATTGTTTGAATTTAATTTTTGGCTCCCACCCCAACACACTTTTCGCTTTTGAATTATCGCCTAACAAGACTGGGACCTCATGTGGTCTGAAAAGACGAGGATCTATTTCAACGTGCTTGTCTATATGAAGTCCCGCATAATCAAAAACCGTCTCCAAAAATTCTCTGACCGTATGTGTTTCCCCTGTGGCTATAACATAATCGTCTGGTTTTTTATTCTGTAGCATCAACCACATTGCCTCGACATAATCTCCCGCATATCCCCAGTCTCTTTTGGCGTCTAGATTTCCCAAACTTAATTTATCTTGCACTCCCAATTTAATCCTAGCAGCTGCCGTCGTAATCTTTCGAGTAACAAACGTCTCTCCTCTCCTAGGAGATTCGTGGTTAAATAAAATTCCCGACGATAAATGCATCCCATAACTTTCGCGATAATTTCTAACTATATTGTGACCAAATACCTTTGCGCATGCATACGGAGAGGCTGGCATAAAACGAGTGCTTTCATTCTGAGGAATTTGTGGATTATCTCCGAACATTTCAGAGGAAGATGCTTGATAAAATTTAATAGTTGGATCTATAGATCGAATTGCTTCTAAAATTCGCAACGTTCCCATAGCTATTATCTCCACCGTCTCTTCTGGAGCTTCAAATGAAACGCGCACATGTGACTGGGCTGCAAGATTATAAACTTCGTGGGGACCAAAGGTGGCTATAGCTCTATAGAGGGATCCTCCGTCAATTAGACTACCGTAAACTATTTTAAGATTAGGGTTGTCCAACAAATGATCAATCCTATCTGTACAAATGAGAGATGTCCTTCTTTTAACACCCATCACCTCGTATCCCTTTTCCAAAAGCAATTCAGCCAAATAAGAACCATCTTGTCCGGTGATTCCGGTAATTAATGCCTTTTTTTTCATATATTAAACCTTTTCAATGGGGTGAAAAAACTTACCCCCCTTCCTTCCATACCACACAACTTCCCTAGAGAATATTTTTCTATCTTCAAATGTCTTGGTGGGTAATATCTTAAGCTTATTTTGTTTCTCCTCTAATTGAGAAACCATCCCTGTCCGTGATTCCTCAAAAAATTCATGGACATCATAAAACAAAGTAAGATATTTAATTTCTTGATTATTAAAACTCACTAGGCGCGCCTTTTGGTATGTCATGATATCATCTATCGCCTTATCCCCAGATAGCTGACAATACGATTTGTCAAGATATTCCCTCACTTCCAAATAAAACGTATCCAATTCTTCTGAAATTCTTAAGAACGTCGCTTCTTCTGCTGGCCACAAAACATCCTCAAAATCTGGAACATGTTGGCCAAAACTTTTTCCCTCAAATACTCCTTCAAGAAGACAGTCGATTTTTTGCAGCTCTGCCCCAATAAGTGTCTGAGGATTTTTTTCTCCATATTTAATAAAGCCCTCATAAAAATCTGAATATTTTATTCCGAAATGGTGGCGTAATGTTATGGCAATGGCTTGAAGCGGCCCTAATAAGTGCATGCTTTGTACTACCCAAGCGAACTTAAAAGTCCTTTTGTATTCATTTCGTGACATAGAGTTAGTTCCGACTACGATCGTTTCACTTTCAACTACTTCGTCATTTTTTGCCCCATCCGAATGCGCTTGAAATATTGGGATATCTACCATATCAAGACCCAATTTAGTTTGATATTCTTTGCTACCCATTTCCGCGTTGGGCATTATAGAGCAATTATAAATAACAATTCCAGAATGCTGGGAGCTATCTAAAAGGTTATCTATGCCGTCAACAAAAGATTGATATGTCTCCCCGGGAAGTGGAAGAATTAATTCTGTATAAGTAACTAAGCCGTTTTCTACATACTTTTTTTGCAAATCTCTAAAGAATGTCATTTTTATATTCTTCCGCTGGATATTAGCCAGGGTTGATTCATCAAGAGACTGCATGCTAATACTCACGCCTTTGTTCATTCCTGCATTAGAAAAAATTTGTGCCAGTTTAAACACTCTGTCAGTTGAGTTCTTCGTAAAACACACTCTAAACTGATTGGGGAACCCCGTCTCAGATTTCTTTTCTGCTAACTTAAGGGCAAAATTAGTATCTCTCTCAAAGATACCAAAGTTAGCATCCGCCCCGAAAACTAAATCTACTTTCTTTTCTGAGAAAAAATCTATTTCCTCTAACAATCTTTCGTCACTGAATTTTCTTATTTTAGCGGCTATAGCGGATCCCCAATCACAAAAAGAACACTTAAAGGGACAACCACGATTTGTTTCCCAAGTTATCATCCAAGAGAAGTCTTCACTTTCAAAAAGATCGTCAAAAACGCCCGTCAAGTATGGGGAGGGAATGGTTTCCAAATCTGTGATTCTTGGACGAGGAGGTGCTACTTTAATTTCTCCCTCTTGCTTATCATAAAATGTAGTTCCCAAAATGTTTTTAAGGTTGGCTCGGGTACCCCGCGTATATTTCTTCAAAATTTCTTGAAACGTAATCTCGCCCTCGCCATGAACCACCATGTCAATGAAGGGGTATTTTTCAAAAAAATCACCAACTCTATTTGGTATCTGTGGTCCTCCAAAGATTATCAAACAATTAGGATTTTTCTCTTTTACTCGTTCTGCCAATTTTAAGCTTATAGACCAATTCCATATATAACACGAAACGCCTAGAACGTCCACGTCCCCTATACTTTTAACAAGACTCGACACCTTATCTCTCACAAAAAGAAATTTATTGAAAGAAAAGTTGTCACGGATATCTTCATCGTCAGCAGCATACGATTGAAGAATCCCAACACTATAGGGTAGATAAACTTGCGATCCATATTTATTGTTTAGTTGGACCAATTGGACTTTCTTTTGGTTCATAGTATTTTATATGCTTCTCGTAATCCATCTACTAATTTTATAAATTTGTAATCTTTAATTATAGATTTCATTTTCTTAGTCGAAATATCTTTTCGATGTTGACCGTTGGGTTGGGATTTATCATACTTAATTTTTAGATGTGTACACCCAGTCGCCATGAGTCCTAGTCTTGCTATCTCGTCAATCTTTAAGTTTTCTTCTGCAGCTACGTTGAAGCTCTCATATATTTCGCGGTCAATCATAATTTTTAAAATTTGAGCCAAGTCCCGGGAATGCATAAGCTGTCTTATTGGGGTGCCGTCGCCAAATAAAACTATATGGTCCGCATCGGTTTCTACGGCCCTTTTAATCTTAGCAAGCAAAGCCAAAGGAAAATGACTCTTATTAGAATATTCTCTATTACTTTCTCCATAAAGGTTGCAAGGGATTACATAATTATATTTTGTTCCATATTGTTTATTATAGGCATCAATTTGAACAGCCATCGATCTCTTCGCATAAGCATAGAAAAAGTTATCCTGTGATGGCGGTCCATTATGTATTTCTGATTCATTTAGAGGATATTTGTCCATATCGGCTCTATCGGGGAACACACAACTACTAAGAATTGCAATGAATCTGTCAACTCTGTTTATTTGAGCGTGTTTGAGCAAGAGCGTGTTCATTAACACATTGTCATCGAAATAAAGTGCGGGATTTTTTATATTGTCTTTAATGCCTCCAACATGAGCTGCGGCATGAATAATAATCTTAGGACTATTATTCAAAAACATTTGTTTTATATCATCCTCAACTCTCAAATCAAAATCATTGCGCGTAATATGCACAGCACGAGGAAACAGAGTTTTTAATTCTGTTCCAACCTGTCCTGCTGCACCTGTTATTAAAATTTCTTCTTGTTTCATATTATTGCCTTATTTATATATTTTACCATCTTCTAAAATAGATTCAATTTTTGGACGTTTTGTTGGATCTATATAATCATAAATTAGAAGAATATCTTCTTTTTTGATTCCGGTTGGGCAGCCCCATGGATGTTGTTGGTTCCAGCGAGGAAATGGCACTCCCTTATCATAAACATTACTAGTTTTGATTAAATTATTTGGGGCGGCGAGGTCGGACAAGGTAGCTGGGTCTACAGAAGGAAGGCCTGCGGGGCTTACACAAGAAATTATAGTTGCGCCGTCATTTTGTGATTCAGGTATATTTTTAATTTCGAAATCCCATGCTGTAAGATTTGGTTTTAAATATTTCTTAAAATATTCTTTTCTCCATATAGCGGGGTGTAAAGTAGTTCGATATGGCGCGTCGGGGGACAGCTGTACTATTCCTGCTTTATATTCAATCGAATAGGCATTCAAATGCGTGTCTAATATCGCTTTTTCTGCATTACTACAGCTTATCTCCTTCTCTAATAATTGCATTCTTTCGACATCTACGTAATCAGTTATAAGCATGTCGCCCGCCATGGCGACAAAGTATTCTTCTTTAATATTATTTATATAAGGTATTAGAGGATTAGTCCAATACTTTCCAAAATCACTCTGTTTTCCCAAAGAGACATAATCAAAATTATCCGGTAACGTGGGAAGATTTGAGTCATCAAAACCCAATATGGTTACATCTTGATTTGGCCAATATTTATTGAACAAAATAGCATAAGGCGTAAGCAAATGTAAATACTGATCGCATGTGGTAACTAAAATTCGCATTTTTTTATTCTTTGTTTAATTCTTGTTTTTGAAGCCTTTATATTGCTTCACATTTCCGTCATCAAATTTTTTGATATATTCTTTGTTTATATGCGCATCTAAATATTGATTTATTGCTTTTGTTAATTTAGGTCGTCTATCTTTAAAACAAAAATCTAATTTTCTTTTTAAATCAAAAACTTCTTGAGGATCATTAGATTCTGCGCATGCGTCTTCAATCTTCCACATACGAATGTGAAGAATGATATACTTTTCAAGCATCTCTGCGAAATTATCAGACCACTCTACGCCTTTAAAATGAGGCGGCTCTTTGTCAAATCTAGACTCAATTTCTTCTAATAAAAGTTCGCTAATTTTTTCTAATCTACTGCTCATAAAGATACTCTCTCTAATATATTATTTAATACTTCTTTTGCTGAAATGTTATCACATCCGCCAGGGGCATAAAATGTTTGGCCGTTATCATTGACCGGTTCTAAAGCCAGCAAATTTGTATTATGGTTTGGCAGCCAATTAGTCATTAAATTAATAGCTGGATGTGAATATGCCCCCATAACCCATTGTGCCCCACTATCAGTTCCTATAACTAAACGCGATGCTAAAGCAGCTTTTACTTGATCAAAGTATGATAAGTGAGGATATGTTTTATAGCCATCTAAATTACTTAAAACCGGATCCCAGGGCATGCCATAGTGATTCACCGTATATCCATTTAAAATTAAATTATCAATTAATCTATTCCACCATCGGGTCGACGGGGATCTGCCAGGGGATCCTGCAAATGGCCAAATTGCTATGTTATTGTGATATTCTTCATCGTTTGTATTTTTAGACTTGGCATATGTAGAAGTTATCGCTGGTATGCCAGCGTCAAACCACCTATAAAGATGTGGCTTCATTTCATCTTCGGATAACACATCTTTTAGATCTGGTATTCCTGCCATATACGCAGTTTCTCTTACACACGATACAGTATTATACCAATCTGATGACGAATGTTCCCATCCCTTTATTGAGGGTTCTAAGTTGATGTTACATTGTGATATCAATTGTTTATCATATTCTCCAAATTCATCCCATTCATCAGTAATTTTGATTCTATCAATAAGAGGATGATTGAAATATAGGGGAGCACATTGAGAGCACTTTTTTTCTATTACCCAAAATTTATAACTACCGGGATATTTCTTTTCATAGTAATTGAGTATAGGTAGCCCCATTATTAGATCACCTATTATACCATAAACGGGGCCCCAGATTTTCATGTTAAATCGCCCTTTAAGTGAATATTACAAAAATAATTATAACATGACAAAAGGCCATCTTTAAATCTATATTTGGGTGTATAGCCAGAAATAGATTTTACTTTAGATATATCTGGTTTTCGCCGAGTGGGCTCATTATCCGGATAGCCATCCGGATGTGGCTGTATTGAATAAGTAGAATCTTCTGGATTTATTATTGTATATGCTCTTTCGGTTATTTCTAAAGCAGATAATTCTTCATCTTCTGAGCCTACATTATAAATTTGGCCAAACTTATTAGATAATAAAACCTTGAACATATAAACTACAGCATCAGCAACATAACAATATGTTCTCGTTTGTTTTCCATCTCCGTATACTGAAAACTCTCTTTTTTCTATCATAGCTTTACAAATATTTGGAATGATTCTACCATCATCAAAATTCATAAGAGGGCCGTATAAATTAAATGGCCTTAAAACGTTAACTGGTATTTTATATTTATCATGATAAACATAACATAATGTTTCTAAAATATTTTTTCCAATATCATAACAACTTCTGTTTCCGAATGTAGTAACAGAGCCGATATAATCTTCTTTAGTTGGAATATTTTCTGGATCCGGTGTACCATAAACTTCACTCGAAGAGAACATTAAAACTGATTTTGTATTTCTGATCTTAGCAAATTCAAGTATATTTTTTGTTCCAGTATAGGATACGTCCATTGTTTTAATCGGTACTTTAAGATATTTTTTTGGAGATGCGATGCCGGCACAATTAATAATATAATCAACTGTTTCTGCCTCTTCGTGGAGGCCCCTCGCTATAAAATCATCTAAAGGATTACAAATATCATGATCTTCATAATCTATTGCTATAATTTTAATTAAATCTTCTTTCTCAAATTTAAATTCATTTAAAAAATTTAGAAAATTAGTAATTGTTTTACCTAAAAATCCTTTTGAGCCGGCTATTAAAACTGTCGATCCCTTGAGAATATTTAAATCGTTTTCCAAATGTTTATATATGTGTATATTATCTTTTTCTAAAATTCTAATTGTTTTCGTAGATTTCATGGTTATACAATCATCCATATATTCTTTTATAATCCAAATTTGCTTGTTCTAGTTTACATTCTTGATAATCAATATTCATCCGGTGTTTATCTAGGGCCTCTTGGCTTATATTTTGTTCATCAAACACTCCGCGGCCTGCGTAGTGAATAATATGACTATTAAACCTGTTTGGGTTGCCATTCCATGGTTCACTAAACATTGTCATATGATTGAAGTGATAGGATAATGGAAATACCTTATAATTATTTTTTTTAATCTGATATCCAATATGTACATCATCCGTCCCGTGATCTGTATAAAAATTTCCATTAATTGGTTGAAATATGTCGCGATGACATTTTGATGTAACAAAAACACCAGTATTGATATATCCCGAAGTCCACCCAATTTGTCCAAATAGTTGCTGAGCCTTCACCATCCAGTGTCGGCGGATGGCTGCCCGATTTCCTACATCTTCATAAACTGTCCCAATGTGGTCGTAAGGAACGTGTTCAAATAAATTTGGACAAGATGGTGTAATAAGTGTATCACCATCAAATTGAATTATTCTGTCATACTCTTCGTGAAGATTGTAGTGTTCCATAATCCTAAAATGCCACAAGCCGTCGCCGCAGCCCGAGCGCGCTGCTTCGCAATTTAATGTCTCGTCTAGCAGCATAAAATCTGCACCAACTTTTTTTGCATAATCTTTAAATATCGGATGAGTTAAAGCTGCCCAGCCTTTAACTTTGCTGTCTGCTCTGGTTGTTATTAGAAGTTTCATTTATTATTCCTTATTTTGTTTATTATTATAAATATTTTTTTATTATTTAATGTTTTCAAATAGTGGCACTGTTTTTGGACCAAAGGGTCGCGGCTTCTCAATAACCGTTACTCTGTGTACCTTGTTTTGTTGAATGAATTCATCAACAATTTTAACATTCTGTTCTCTGCAGAGTTCATCTAAGTTATAAAATCCGGCTGCGAGATTCTCACTTATATTATGTCGTAGATCTCTTACTTTATCATCAATGGTAATGATTACTCCACCATCTTTTAGACTAGAAACCATCTTTTTAAAAGTTAGTCTGGTACCCCAGCTTTCTTGAAGATAGAAAACTCCAAACATAAAGATCACATCAAAATCTTTCTCTTTAAAATTCTGGAACTCTGTCCTAGAGAAGAGGACATTTTTTCGATGGTGATTTTCATTTATATCCCTAAATGCGTCGACGGCATGAATAGATTTTGCCCTTTCACTTAAAAATGATGTATATCTTCCATTTCCACATCCTATATCAAGTACTTTACTTTCAGGTGTAAAATATCCTTCTATATGTGGCCATATCTCAGATTGAAATATTTCCATTGTGTTTAATGGATTTAGGGCTTCAAGGTCATTTTCCTGATATCTTTGTAGGCCCGTGCCTAGGATCGGTATTAAATTAACATTACTCTTATTCATTCTCGATTACCTCACATTTTTTATAAAGTGGCATTGTTCTTAAATCGCGATATGGAGGATTTTCTCCTTGATCTTCATGATAATCCGGAAATACTTGTAACAACGTCAAACCTCTAGCAGCCTGTTCTGGAGTCATGTACATATTCCATCCGCATATTTCAATATCATCATCAATATGATCCCTGCCTTCATATCTAGCTAGCTTAAACCACTTGGCTGCGTTTAAATCATCGGTTAAAATCATGCCGCCTTTCCCTATCTTAAGATTTTTTTTAGTTTGGAATGAGATACACATATAAGACCCGGGGATATACATATTGGATGTAAATCTTTTGGCAGCATCATAAATTGGATAGGGCTCCAGTTGGTATATGCCCTTCCACTCATAATCTCTTAATTTAACAGTGCCGCCGGCGTGGATTATAGTTTGAGGCACAGAAAGGTATGTTTTACAGGGGATTGTCACATCTTTGACCTTTAAATATTTGCAGCACATCATTAGTCCATCTGTACAATTATCCACAGCTATTGCATATTTTGACCCACAGTATTGAGCAATATTCTCTTCAAACATTTCTACGACGTGCCAAGGATTATTCTTTAATTTCATGTTCTTTCCGCAAAAAGTATAATTTGTTCTGGATGATGGAATGGTAGCCTTCCCAACACCTGGCAATTTCCGTAATACTCTGTTAAAACTTCTTCATAAACAGATATCTGGGATTTCATATCTCCAATTATTGCATATTTGCATCGGGGAAGGAATTCTTCAAAAATCTTTTCCTGATATTCAACTGGCATTTCCGATATCGACATCCATGCCAAAAATAAATCATAGTCTTTAATCGCCTTATCCGCTTGCGGAAAGGAGGGGGCCCATCGTACATATGATGGATCCGAAACCTCCGCGGTCTCGCTAGAATATAAATCAACTTTCTTATTGTTTTCCTCTAAAAAAACCTTTGTAAATTTTAACATCTCTTCAAATTCAACAATTGAATATTCTGTATCTGGTTCTAATTCTAAATATTCATTACATAGATTTCCATATGCTGCCCCGAACTCAATTATGCTTTGAGGTGGGGTGGGCAAAAGGTCTGTAATATTTTTGGCGCGCTCATACATCTGCTTTGTATTTTCTCTAAGTGGAGATGGCACAAGCATTCTCATAACATTAGAATGTGCAAAATTAAATTCTTCATCTGCCGGAGTTTCGTTTAGGACCTTTTTGATAGAAGCCCAAAAACTCTCGTCACAATCAACTCTATAATTTCTTAACAAACTTAAATTTCTTGATTTTCTATTACTCATTTCCCCACTCTATAAATTAAATCACCATCTTTGGAATATATTACCATACTTTTTCTAGATTGTATATAGAATACTTCATCTTTTATTTTATGATAGTGCCACGAACATCTCTTATTTTTGACAAATTTAATTTCCAAAGAAGTCTTCATCTTTCATTCCTTTATCGTCGATATAAATGTCGCCGGCCGGCTTTCCTAATTTAACGCCATGAAATTTGACACCCCAGCTTTTTAACTGTCTATCGGTAAAAGTATAAAATTCTGGCCATGCTTTGCTTCCGTCGTTATCATTTCGACCCATACCCCGGGCTGTATAAAAAAATATTGTGTGTCCTTCGTCATAAAGTTCATTCACTTTTTTGATTCTTTCTTTAAAAGGGAGGGCCTCTTCATAATTTCCATCTGTTTGAGTACAAATTGTGCCATCTATATCAAATACATAAGTCATTATTTAATCCATTCTTCAAAATCTTTTAAAAAGCCACTTACAGATTCGTCTGTTTTTGGATGTTTCATCGATTTTTGAATTATATTATAGCCGGCAGTCACAATATGGGAGCCGGCGCTCCATGCATTCTCTAGATCGTAGCTATTTCTAATGCTTCCTGCTATAATTTCACAATTCAAATTATTAGAATCAATAAAATTTCGTACTTTTCTTAAAACTTTAAGTGGGTCTCCATCAGCATCAAAAAGCCTATTATAAAACAAAGAAACATATCTGGCGCCAGAAAGGGCCGCTAATTCCATTTGGGGAGCTGTAAAACAACAAGTACAATTAACTGGAATTCCTAAATTGGTTAATTCATTAATAACTTGTAATTCTTCATAACCAACTGGTATCTTAATATTTAAGCCGCTGTAATTTAATTTTTGTATAATCTCCCTTGCTTGAGAAACCATCTCTTTCGGATCTGATGCAAAAACTTCGACGCTTAATGGAGCAACGTTTTTATAATTTTTACAAAGACTTACAATTTTTTTAATATGTTCATAAAAATTTGCTTTTGGCTCTTTAGCTAGCAAAGAAGGGTTTGTAGTAACACCTTGAATTACTCCTTTGGTCATAGCATCACTAATCTGTTCTAAATTAGCTGTGTCTAAAAATAATTTCATTTAAAAATCCTCTATGTGTTTGTATGTCTTCCCATCTTCAACTATATGTGAATCACCATCATCATCTAAAGTAGAGAATTCGATAATTACTGTGTCTTCTATGGCAATTCTCATATGCATGAGCCCGGGGGGAATGTGAAATATGTCTCCGGAATTCATTAGGAATGACGTATTCTTTGCCCTTCCTATTCTTGTGCCTACTTTGAGTATTCCAGATTCAATATAATAAGATTCTTCTTTTTTAACATGATATTCCATACTGCTTTGAGTACCTTTTTTCATAAAAATTCTTTTTACAGTATATTGATCATTTTCGAAAAGAGTCTTCATGTTTCCCCAATATTTTTTCACCTCTTTAATAGGTCGTGATTTTGGAGGTAACTGTTGACGACCATATCTTATTTCATCACTTTTGTCCATAATATTTCTGGCTTCCGTGTTTTCTTAAAAAATGCTTATTTAACAAATTTTCATCGAATTCAACAAGCTTATTATAGCATAAGTTTATTGTTTTGTACGCCATTTCAGCAATATTTTCTAACACGACCGCGGTCTTCAACGCATTGTCTAAGCTATCGCCCCATACAAATACGCCATGAGAAGGCGAAAGCGCTGCAGGCATTTCCCGAGGAGATATATTTTTTTCTTTAAAATATTCTACAATTTTCAAACCAGTGTTTCTTTCATATTCATGCTCTATTTCTTGCGGACTTAAATCTCTAACAACAGGTACCTCGCCATAAAAATAATCAGCATGCGTTGTGCCCATACAAGGAATACTTATCTTTGCTTGAGCAAAAATGGTACAATACTTAGAATGAGTATGGATTATCGCTTTAACTTCTGGAAATGCTTTATACAAAATAAGATGTGTTGGAGTATCAACCGAAGGTTTTAGGCCGCTTAGATGGATTTCTGTCTTTAAATCGATCTTGGATAACTTTTCCTCTGTTAAGTCGCTAAAAGGTACCCCAGAGGGTTTGATATATATATTATTATCGTCGAAGCGACAGCTAGCATTTCCCCATGTAGAGATAACCAATTTTTCTTCTTTTAATCTTTTATTAACTTGAACTAATTTATGTAAATCATTCATATTTTTCCATTAATATAGTCAGCTGCATATTTATTGGCTTTTTCTGGATTTTCAAAAGATAGAAATGCTGCGTAAAAACAATCGCCGGCACCAATTAGGTTCTTTGGATTATCAATTGCGTTCGTCGGATATATAATTCCATTAAGTTCGCATCCCTTTTCCCCTTTTGTGATTAATATATTTTCTCTTCGCTTGAACGAATCAGCCTCGGCCTCGTTACATATTAGATAATCCATATTCATATATTTCGTAAAATTGGATTGATGGCTTGATATTTGAGAAGCTCCAAAAGTTATCGCTTTGCTTTCCAAGCTTCTATTAATCATTTTTTGTGAAATTAAACCACAGCGATAATCTGAAAATGCTATTACATCAAAATTATTAAAATCTAAATCAATATCTAAATTCAAATTTTCTTTATTTGTATCATTAACTTGTAAATATTTATATCTCTCATTTCCGTGTTTCACAAAAAACCTAGATTTAATATTTTCTATATCGCTACTTAGATTTAAAAACGTCAACTTATTCTTTTTAAGAAATTTATATTCAGAATCTTTAGACATGCTGCTGGCGAATGTTACATCTAAGCCAAAAGAAGCAGCATATTTGGCTACATTTGAGGCGCCTCCAAAATTTATTTCTTTATCAATATATGAGGTTTTCATTGTTGGAGATTCTAAAGATAACCCAACAGCCTCAAGATTGAAATTTTTATCGATAATTGTATCGCCGATAATTAAGATTCTTTTTTCCATGAACTCAAACCATAAATTTTCTTAATAGTATTTGTTGTTGAATAATTTTCAACAAGAGAATAGATTTTTATTTCGATATCTTCAGATACACTATCTCTTTCGCGAACCTGTTCTTTTGTCCATTCCCCACCTTTAACCAAAATATCAGGCATTAAACTTTCTCTTAAATCATGAGGATCAATATCATCAAAAATAATTACCTGATCAACTACATTTAAAGATTCTAAGATTTTTTTCCTATCATTTTGATTATTAATTGGACGATTATCGCCTTTTAATTTTTTGACTGACATGTCTGAATTGATACCAATGATCAATTTATTACCCAGGCTTTTAGCAAAATTTAAAAGTTCAATATGGCCGGTATGAAGAATATCGAAAACACCATTTGTAAAAACAATTTCTTTTTCTTTGTTAGACAATTTTTCAATTCTTTTGACATGTCGGCCTTGTCCAAATTCTGTTTCAAGCCAAAAATTTAATATTTCTTTTGCTTGAGGATATGGAGTAATCCAACTACCCAAACATAAAATATTCGAATCATTATGCTCGCGACATTTTGGCGCCGTAAATTGATTGTGTACCAACGCAGCTCTTATTTTTTCATTTCGATTAGCTGCGATGCTCATGCCGACGCCGGTGCCACATATCAAAATACCTTTATGTACATCACCCGAAGCAACAATATGAGATAACTGATTAGCATAATCTACATAATCTACTTTAGTTTTACTTTCGAAGGGCCCTATATCAATGGTATCAAATCCTTTTTCTTTTAAAAATATATGCAGTTCTTTTTTTAATTCCACGCCATTATGATCTGACGCCAATAGAATTGTTTTATTTTTCATTTCTACACCATTCGTCAAACATGTTCAAAGCTTTGTTTTTTTGATCTCGAATTTTTTCTATTAATTCGTTACCCTTTAAATATGAATAATCTTCGCTAGCAAAACCTAACATATTTGGAGTAGTCACCAAATTACAATTCAGCATTTTAGCTTCTGCGGCGAGACGTGAAAATGTTTCCAGCACTTGTGGAAAAAATATTAAATTTTCACATTCTGCCAATTGAGCTAAGAAATCATAATAATTATTAGATTTAATTAAGTGAGGCTTAATTTCTCTATGTTGGCAATATTTTAATGCCCTGTCTAGACCTTTGACTGGATTTTTATTATCTACAACGCCAAATTTATACTTTTTTTCTACACGAGATAAAACAGCTAAATGATCAAGTGTTTTATCACGCCACAAGCTACATCCAATATTAGATACATTATTAGAAATACTATTCTTTTCTAAAATATCTTTACATATTCTACTAAGAACAATAACCTTCTGTGCTTTTTTGTAAAATTCTTGATGAATTAGTTGATCAGGAGGGATTTCAAAATCTTTGAATTTAGAAGCATCCCGTGTTCTTACGTATTTGTGATCATGCTCATATATAAGATATTTTTTATCTGTAAGCCAATCGCGGATCGGGATAGGAAGAGTAACGAAATTTGATACAATATATAAATCTTCTTGTTGTAAAGAATCAAGATTAATTTGGGAACATCGATATTTTGTCAAATGATGTTTCTGCAATAAAAAGTCAATTAATACTGCATCATTTAGTTCACCGCCTCCTTGTAGATTTTCTACAAAAAGATCTCCTAAAAATCCTATCTTCATTTTTATAGTATTTCAATTTCGTCTAATTTACTTATCCATTCTCGTTCTTCTCTCGAAGGTAAAAATTTCTCAATTAAAGAATTTATTTTTTCATATTGATTCTCTTTCGAAAGATTTTTTAAGAGATGTTTCTGAAGTTGTTTTGCTTGTTTTTTAAACCTTCCATGATCTCTATAGATCTCTCTCATTCGAATCTTGAATGAGCCTTGCTCTGGAAAACACCACATTGAATCTTGTTGAATTACGCCATCCCATACTGCTTCTTTTTGAATTGGCGCCAATGAATATTCAACTTTGGCAAACATAGCTTTATTTTTAATTTTATCTTTTTTATCTTTTGTTGGCATATGAAGAAAATCTACATAACCGCTCCAATCAGCAGCAACTATTGGTAAGCCCTCATACGCAGCTTCAAACATAGGTAATCCAAAGCCCTCTCCATGGGTTGTTGTTAGAAGAGCTTTTATTTTTGAATTACGATAAAGCTGATGTATTTCTTGATCTGTCATATCACCATGAAGAAGATATACTTTACATTTTCTATTTTTATAATCTTCTTTAGATAAGATATTTTTTAACATTTCCAAAGTATGATTTCTATCCATTAAAGAATTTTTAGCAAAATTCGTTTTTAAAATTAAACCAACTTCTTGATCAATAAATTCTTCAACAAACCATTGTATACAATTTACAATATTTTTTCTAGGACTCCATTGTGCGACGGCCAAAAAATTAAAATCAGTTTCTAGATTTAAACTTAAATCAACATCTTCAAAAGATTTGACAGGATAAGATACAACTTCAATTGGAGTCATACAACGATAATCGGGTATAATTTGTCCTGTTTCTTTTACAGTTGCCTCATATTGTGTATTCTCATACACCTGTTTTGAATGATTTGATGGAACAATAATTAAATCCATTATATTTCCATTTTCAATCCAAATAGGTGCGACTTTAGTTGTTTCAATTCCTGCTGTAACTCCAATATTGATTGGTGCTAATTTTTCCCATTCATTGGGGATAGATACTTGTATAGATATATCAAAAACCGCAGTCTTGTTGTTGACTACCAATGTTGTTTTTTGTATTATGGAATCCAACCATTCTCTTTCGTCATCATTATCGACAACCCAGCCAGTATGACCCCATCCTAGAGGAATTATATATAGATCTAGCTTATCTTCCATAGTTCTTAAAGCCCGTAATAAAAATCGAACATGTTCTCCATATCCAGATCTTGTTAAAACTGGTCCTCTTACTAATACTTTTGTCACTTTATTGCCTCACTTCAATTAATTGCCATGACTTATAATTTTTTCTTGTTTTCCAAGAGCCATAATTTTCATGAATTTGTTCTAATAATTCAGGCCAACGGGCAGAATAATTTTCAAAATTATAATTTTCTTCGACATGTTTCCGTCCCAAAAGTCCAATTTCTTTACGTTGTTCTCTTGTTAGTTCATAAATTTTTAGAAGTGCATTAATGAAATCATTTTTAGTAATTCGGTCTTCATATATATATGGTACTTCTTGCGATCCAATGATGGCTTTTGAACTAGGCTCAATGCCTACTCCAAACCAATTTTTACCATCTGTAACTTGCTCTTGAAGGCCGCCAGTCATATTAACAATAATCGGCGTTCCACATGAAAGAGACTCTAAAGTAGCTAAGCCAAATCCTTCAGCATCAGATATATTGATAGTACAGTCGGCAAAATTATAAATCTTAGCTAAAATCTGTGGATCGACAGGGTGTGTTGAAAAAGTTACCTCTCCATTAACCAATCCAAGCTCATTTATTATTGCTGCCAAATCTTGACCAGCACCATCTTTTGGATTAGTATGCATAATCAAAGATGCTTTATCGTGGCCAATTTTATCCAAAAATTCTTTAAACCAATAAATCAAAGTTCCACTTTGTTTTCTCCTAGCATTTCTATTATTCCAAAAGAATACAGTCTTGTTTTCCAATTGAGGCATCGCCTCCAACATGAACTCTTTAGTTTCTTGTTCATCCAAAGGTTTAAAAATTTCGCTAGGTACTCCATGTGGAATATAGTGGCTTTCGACATCTGGTGATACAGTTTTCACAATATCATCAGTCACTTTCGAAATAGCGGCTATCACATCTGTAGAATCATAAAAGACTTTATTAAACTTAGGATATGGATAGTTATCCCATACATGATAATAGACCATTGGCATTAAACTGCGAATTTCATTTTCAATTTCCCAAAGCCATCCAAAAAATCTAGGATCTGTCATAAACCAAAGAATGTCTGGTTTATGACTTCGTATCGCAGATCTGATCATATCATGATCACCATATCCATCAACTGGAAATATTAACCAGTCTTCACCATATGGATCAACTTTTCGCGGAGTATAATCTGCATGTTTTATTGCTCCCCCAAAACACACAAATTGAAATTTCTTAGTTTTTAAACAAGAATCAATCATATATTTTGTTTGTGTACCGACGCCGGAAGGAGATAAAGGATGATCAGATAATACAAGAACTTTAATTTTTTTATTTTCTTTCATAAATACCTATTTTTTACATATTGTGGGCTTGTCTTTAAATGGACAATACATACAAGACAATTTATTTTTTACATATTGTCTATTTTTAATATTGTACATTGCTGTTGACAATAAGTTAAGCGCATTTTGAGTTTTTTTGGGGCCAGCACTTACCTGGAATATTTCTATTTGATCTTGTTTTGCCGTACGTTTTAAAAGTGCAAAATAAGTTTTAATATTTTTTGGATCAATATCGTGTTTTTTGGCAAAAAAATGTTTATATAAAGTTAACTGATAGGTTACTAACCTATCTTGTTTCTTTTGCTGTTTCCAGCCCCAAGAACAAGTCTTCCAATCAATAATATGATATTCATCATCCTTTTTCAGCACTAAGTCTATAAAACCTTTAAAATTATTTTCTTCTTCTTCGATGGGCTCATATAATCTTTCTTCTACAGAAAAAACATCAAATTCTTCAAAATATTCTTTAAGGCCCGGTATCATTTGAGGAGCAAGAAGGGCGCCCTGTTGTCTCATCTTTTGTACCAAAGAACTATCTAATTTCAGATCTTTGTCTTCTTGAGTCAATGATTTTAATTCATTTAAAAATTGTAGTTCAAAATACTCTTCTGGTGCTGTATTCGAATCCTCAACAAGAAATTTCTCTCCTACGGCATGAATAGCTTTGCCAAAAGAAGTAAATTCATTACCCTTAAAGATTCTTAATCCATCAAGATATTCTAATTTATGCCGATATGGACACTCTGCCCATGTTTTAAGCTCAGAATATGAAATATGTTTTTTCATTTTTATAATTCCTATTAACTTAATTTAATAATTTTTTTATTTTTTTGATCAAGCTTGGACTTATTGTCTGTAAGTCTCGATGATCACCTAAAATATATTCTTCAAATCCTGTCGCAAAATATTCTCTCAGAGAAGTAGCAGCATATGGGGTGATAAAGAGTCCATAATTTGTTAATTTATCAAATTTCTCATAGCCTACCACATTTAATAAAAACATGTCAAATGCTCCATTATATTTTACATCGTAAAAATCATATTTAGATATATCAAATCCTTGATGTTTAAGGGTGCTTTCTAATTTATGACGCTTTAAAAGAAATTCATCTTCAATTTCTTTATCAGAATATATCTGATCTCCATATATTTGTTCTAACGCATGCGAATATTCATGAATAATATCATCTAATAAATCCAACATATCATCTTGATCATTAGAAATATACAAATTATTTTGATGATAAAGTGCGTTAATCTTTCTATCATTAAAGATAGCATAATCTCCCACATAAATATTTTTGATCATATCTTTTGGAGGGAGCGGCAATAATGTTTCAACCGCAGCAATAAGCTCACGCATATCAATATTGTTTGTTAATTTATCTTGTATAATTATAGGAACAGAACCAAATAAAGTATATTCAAAATTTTGTTTTTGTTGCTCTTTAATCCGATTGATTATTTTTTTCATTTTCAGTTCTTTTATTATCAGCCTCTTGAAAATCATTTAAAGCCTGTTCATAACCTCGAAAGAAATTTTCTTCAGCGACTGCTAGCAAAAACTCTGGAAATTCTTGTGCTATTGTTCCAACAATCATCTCTACTGTTACTTCTCCGCTTTCCGGTCCATGTCGATTACCTACATATTCTATAAGCCATTTTTTTAATTCCGTATCCGGAAATGATTGTTCTAATAAAACAGGATTACGCTCGTATATCTTTGAATCTGAATCGTTGATTTCCATAAAATGCTCCTTTTCACATTGTATACTTAAGACTATATCATAAAATTTTAATAATTTAAAGTATTTTCGATGCCAGCGTAGCCACTTTTGATCTTTCGCCTTTTTTGAGAGTTATATGCCCTGAAACTTCATGTTCTTTAAATTTTTCAATGGCATATGAAAGACCATTAGAAGTAGCATCTAAATAAGTATTATCAATTTGTTCAATGTCTCCAGTTAAAATAATTTTTGAATTTTCACCAATTCTAGTGACAATTGTTTTTAATTCATGAACTGTTAAGTTTTGTGCTTCATCAATAATAACATAAGCATTGGAGATAGAACGACCTCTAATATATGTAAGCGCTTCGATTTCAATAACTCCTTGATCCATTAACAAGGACATTGTATCTTTTTTATCACCCATCAAAAATTCTAAATTATCTTGTACGGGCATTAACCATGGGCCCATTTTCTCTTCTAAGGTACCAGGTAAAAATCCTATATCACGGCCGACTGGCTGAACCGGCCTAGAAACGACCAATTTTTTATACTTATTCTGATCCAAAACTTGATCCAGGCCAGCAGCAAGAGCTAATAAAGTTTTTCCACAGCCGGCTGGCCCAATCATTGAAATAATGGGAATATCTTCATTCATCAACATATCTAGAGCAAAAGCCTGTTCTTTGTTTCTAGCTTTTAAACCCCATATTCCTTTATTTTTATATTCATTGATTTTTTGTAATGGTGTATTATTATTAATAAATTTGGCCAATGTTGTATGTTTTGGATCTGAGCTAGATATCAGCATGATATATTGGTTTGGATTAAATTTTCCTTCTATGACCTCAGCAGTGATATTTTCGCCGGTATAAAATCTATCAATAATCTGATCATCGACTAAATGGGTCTTAAAGCCATCGTAAAGCTCTTGGATATCCGAGACTACCTGATTCTCTATATAATCCTCTGAAGGCAAGTCTAAGGCGTCGCATTTGATACGCATATTGATATCTCTAGATATCACAATTACCTTGCGTTTTGGATTATCTCTTTTTTCTGTTAAGGCTGTGGTAACAATTTGATTATCAGCATTAGTTTCATCTAACCCAATGGGCATTAAATCTAAATCATACATTTTAACAGATAAAATACCTTTACCTTTTCCCAGACGTATTCCTTTATGAAGATTTCCCTTTTCTCTTAAACTATCAAGAATGCGGATTGAAGATCTCGCATTTAAGCCAACTCCATCTTGTCTTTTCTTGTGTTTATCAATCTCTTCTAGAACTTTTAATGGAATTATAATATCATTATTCTTAAATGAAAATATAGATTTAGCATTGGTTAAAAAAACATTCGTATCAAGCACATAAGTTTTTTTCATATTTTTCCTAACGTTACAAGTATTTATAGTATGGTGAACTTACTAAAGAAAGCATTTTTATTCTTTTTTATTCTAACTTTAACTAGTTGCGCGCACTCAAATTTTCAATCATTTGATACTACAGAGATGCTACTCAAGCAAGCAAAAAAATCATTTGTAAAAATTGAAGTTGAAGTGTGGAGCGTCGAATGTATAACGTTAGAAGATAAGCAAAAAGAATGTATAAAAGAGAAAATAGGAGGAGCATGGGGATCTGGCTCTATTATCAATTACAAGGGCAAGAAACACATATTAACTGTTGCTCACGTATGTGAAAGTGAAAGAATAAATATGATGGCTTCAATGACCGGTCAAGAAGTTCATTATGATTTTCTAGCAACTGTTGAGGCCAATGATTGGCAATCATATGGTGCCAAGCCAATTAAGATCGATCATCAAAATGATATATGTGTGATGTCAGTCGTCGATATTGATGCGCCATATTTAAAAATCTCCAACAAAAGACCTTCCTACGGAGAAAAAATCTACACTGTCGCGTCGCCAGGGGGTTTAGCTAAAAATGGAATGGTACCGAACTTCGAAGGCAGATTTCTAGGTATTCATGATGGAAGGGCTTTTTATAGTGTACCAGCGATGGGCGGATCAAGCGGTTCTCCATTGATTAACGGAAGAGGTGAAGTTGTAGGTATCACCCATTCGGTATACGCATATTTTCATCACGTAACGGTTTCTACTACTTTTGAAGAATTATGGAAATTTATCGCTAATTAATTGTTATTCTTTAAAAAACTTTACTTTTTACTGATGTGATATCCCAATCACTTTTATTGTGTCTTTTATTGAGACTAGCTTTATATACATAAGCGCCAGGGCATGCCTCCGCAAATGTTTTTGCTTTTATTTCTAAATTTTCAATTCTTTGTGTAAGTTGATCAAAAAATGTAAAATTATATAATCTATCTTTCATATCAATCCAATAATAATTTTTTATTTTTTTCTTTTATCTCAGAAACTTCTTCATCAATAACAAATTCTTCCAAGTGCATTTCTGCTAAATGAGGATATTTTTTAATCAATTCTTTGAGGGTCATATTTTCCTCCCTCATTATTTCTTTTATTTTTTTTGTTACGTTTGACATTTTTCTTTTTTTCCTTCTTGGTTTCAAAATCTGGATGTAAACGCGTTTTTACAACAAATTGATTTTTTGACGATAAGAAATGAATTTTAACTTGCATTCCTTTATGCTTCTCATCATTTTTCCAAATACGTAAAAGCTTATTGCGAAGACTATCGGCCGACTCATACGTTTGATGAAATGAATCATCTTTCCATGGTTTGCCCGGGCCGGCCACTTCTTGTTTTTCCAACATAAACTACCTTTTCTGTAAAGTTGTTACGACTTTTTTCATATCACTGGCAACTTGACTCTTAAACGTACCAATTTCTGCTTTGAGCAGAGCTAAATCATCAGCAATTAGACCAATTCTATTTGTTAAACGATTGATTGTTTCTTTTTGTGTATCTACTACTTTAATAAGTTCTACATTGGTCATGGTGGACCTCCTTTAATAAATTATAATTATAATATAACACATCTATAATAACATGTTAATCTTTAATAAACCAATTTTCTATTTTAAATTTTTTCAAAAGTTTACGAAATTCATTTTTGTTTATACCCAGCATAGCAGCAGCTTCATTTTTTGTTCTACAGGCACTATTGGCATATTTTAAAACTGCATCTTTCGCAATATTTGGAATTTCTTTCCAAATATTAAAACCATATAATTTACCATTGACTGAATTGGCAGCCAATTCTAAACGAAGAGCGATAATTTCTTCGAGAGTCAAAGCAGAAAGCAAAATTTCAAAATCAGTTGTAATTTTGGCTTCAGACTTTAACTTGTTTGAGATAGAATAATACTCTTGGCCAGGCCTGGAATATTTTTTTCTTTTAAACTTCCACACTTATAGGCCCATAGAGGCTTCTTGTTCGACAGTTTCATCAGAAATATTTGTACTTTCACTTTCTTGATCCATTTGGCTGGGATCGTAATCTGGACTAGTCGGTTCTTCAACTGGTGTCATATCGTTTTCAAATTTATCAAAATATAGTTTGATATTTGTTAGAAGATAATTATAAAATAAATTTTGATCTTCTGGACTTCCAGTTAGTTCATCATATTTTGAGACAATTTGTTTTGAAATTTTCTTGAATGTATCAAACGCAGCATTTCTTCCAACTTCATTTTCGCCCTCAATACCGAATTGTTCTCTTTCGTCTTCAGTAGAGGTTGGTTCGCCACTTAGCTCTGCTTCTTCGTCTTCTATTTCTTTATCAGATCGGATATCAATAAAGCTTGGATCATCTTCTACTCGAATTTCTAAACCTTCTTCCTCTTCTTCTACTAATTCTGTCAAAGAAACTTCTGCCTCATCACCAGCTTGTGTGGTTACTTTTAAGGGTTCAATAGTATCTTGAATCGCTTTAAGGATATGATTTCTGAAAGACTCTCTTTGTTCTTTTGAACTGGTAAGTGTTTTATAATCATCTTCTAGTGTAGGTACTATATTCTTTAATAATTTTTCTAAATAATTAATACCTGTTGTTTCATGTGCGGCTGGCTGTGTATCTCCGGTCGTAGTTTTTTCCATAAGAATAAATTTACGAACAATATTTCTTAAACGTTGTTCTTCAATAATTTCTTGCTGTTTTTCATTCTTAAATTTGGCATTAATTTTCTTAATTCCCTCACGAATAATGTTACGTAAGCGAATTTCTTCATAAATTTCATATCTATCCATTTGTTCCATCCCTTCTCTAATTAGTCCTTCAGGTTCTCTTTTTCCTCCGGAAGAACCTTGAACAGCACTTACGCCAGATGCCTCTTCTAGTTCTTCTTCCTCTTCTTCTTCTTCGTCTTTTTTATGGGTGCCCCAAGTTGTATCTTCACCTGGATCATTAAGGAAAGGGACACCTATACGTTCTTCTAATTCTTCTTCTCCTAACATTCCAAGAGCTTTTCCAACGGCTTGTTTTTGTGTTAAGCCTTCTTTATCTTTTAAAAATCTAATTTTTCTAGATATCTTTTTTTGTTTTTTTGTTTCTTCATTCATCACTTCTTCAATTACCCCAAGAAAGATACCGAGTGATATACCCTGTACCTCCTCGTTAAGTGTATCTGATTTAAACTTTTCTTTAAAGAGATTAAATAAATCTTCATCAAAAAATCCCATAATACTTTCAAATTTTTCCTTATCGCCCATACCCAGAGCTGTGCGACAAGTTGTACCGCACATTTCGCCAAAACCAGGAATGTCTATTGAAACATGGGGAGCAACAGCTAATCTCCAATCATAGCCTTCTTTTGTTACACCACCTCTTTTTGAAAATCTAGGATTTTCTTTCATATCTTTGGCGCCTACAAAATATAAAACTTCTATTTCGCTGGGATCCCATCGCGATATTATTTCTTTAGCATTATACGGATTTTTAACTTGAATAATTTGATTTTCTGGTATCCCATAGGTCATTATTACTTGTTTCTTCTCTTCAAAATTTAATGGAGATTTCGGAAGCTTGACACTGTCGGAAGTCGCGACAAATGTATTGTCTATACCATATTCTCTAGCTATTTCATCGTAAGCTGCATAATGATGTTGTCCCATCGGCTGAAATCTACCAGGATATATAGCAATTATTCTTTTTCCTTCGGTTTCGCCTTCTTCAACAATCTGTAGTGCCGGAATATTACCTCGACCATATTTAAATAATCCTAAAAGCTGGTTCATTGGAGCAAAATTACCAGTAAATTTATAAGTAACACCATCATAATCAAAAACAAATCCTTCTGCCGCAGTTGTAATATTTTCAATCTTTTTTATTTTTTTCATTTGTTTCTGAAGGATTTTCATTGCTTCTTCATTTTCGGAAGTTTCAATTCCTTCCTTGGCGCGCTGAAGTTCAGCTTGTAATCTTCTAACTTCTGATTCTTGATCTAAAACAAAGGCACTTTGAAGATTTCGAATCATTTCAACTGAAAAATCATGTACTATGTCTTCTAATGGCTGAATTGCGACTTGAAGTAATTCTTTTACATTACCAACAAGTATATTTACAGCTTCGATTTGTGCAGGATCTAAATCTTTTCTAATAACACGAATATTAATTCCTTTAGCACCCAGCATTTTTTTAATAAGTATGCCTTCTTTCTCTTCTGAAAGTCTCACCTCTCTTCGAATTAATGGTAAAAGGCGTGCGATCATATATTCGCCAACTGTTTGACTATCGGAAACTCCTGCTTGATTTAAAATATTATTTAATCGATTGATAGTATGATTTAAATATTTATCATCTGATAAGCTATCAAGCCGACGAATCGCATTAACTTGTACACCAAATTGCTGGGCGGCTATTTTATCTTGTATCTGACTTAAGGTATTTTCTAGTATAGTTGCTTGACCACTGAGATCCATTTCTTCAGATGTAAGAATTTTACCAGCTTTTAAATCAACAGCAAAGTGTCCAACTCTATGAATGTTGAGAAGCTTTGTGTCATAATTGATTACATTCGCATTTCTTGGATCTTGAACCTCGGCATTATAAAAAATTATATAATCAATTCCATCTCCAAATAATTCTTCCTGGACTTCAACTGGAAAAGATTGTGCTGTTAACTCAAAAGCTTCGAATGCTTCATTAAATGCTTGCTCGACAGTTCCGCGGCCTCCGAACATTTGTGCTAATCCAGCAGCATCTAGGCCACCTTGTAAAACATTTGATTTATTACGCGCAGCTTTTGCTTTGCCTTCAGTTGTATTATAACCAACAAACAGATTTTGTCCGTCAGTTTTTTCTGTGCCTTCTAATTCTCCACTAGACGCAGCTTTAAATATATCCATCATCTGAGAAAACTTCAGATCTGGATTATCATAAAGATGGTTCATATGTCCAGCAACGCCGCCCATAATTAATCCTCTTATTTAGTCCATTTTTTAGTAAGCATCTCAAAAAGCACTTGATCTTTCTTCGAAGTGAAAGTTTCTTCTAATTCTATGACTCGTTTTTCATACATTTCACCGCTAGGAGGAGTTCCTTCTCCAAAGCCGGCTTCTTCAAGTGCCTTCTTCTTTATCTTTCTCTTTTTGTCGCGTTTGGCAGTAAACGCGCCTGGCGATGTCGATGCTGCGGAGGAAGGAGCGTTGCTCTTCGGCGTGACCGATTGATCTGTGCGTATAGCTGCGTCTGTACTTCCCGGCGTTCCGTACGGGTCGAATGAAGAGTCAGTACGCATCGATGGGGTATCCGACACTCGTTTGAAGTCCACCTCTGTCCCTTTTGGCGCTGGGGTAAGTCCGACTTCTTCAAGCTCTTTCTTCTTTATCTTTCTCTTTATCTTGTCACGCTTTCCGCCGGGATGAGGGCCCGGGCCAGCCGGCCCAGATGGGGGGTTTTCACGGGGCGCGGGACGGCCCGGGGCGTGCGTGATGGCGCCCGGCCCGGGAGCGCCGACCTCAGCAAGCGTACCAGCATCATCTTCTTCATCTTCACGAAGCTTCTTGTTGCGTTTGCCTGGTATCCAAGGTTTATCAGTATCACCACCCCTGGTGTCTGCAGGTTTGTTCTCTTCTATCACTCTTTTAATAGTGCTAGATAAAACTGTTTTAATTTGTTCGCTGGTTAATTTTTTCATTTTTTTACTCTCCGTTAAATTTTGATAATTTTGTTTTAATGAATCTTCGAAGTCTCTAACTAAAAAACCATTTCCTAATAAATAGGCTTCTCCTTCCATTCGTCTCAAATGTGGATCTTTTTGTGCATATCCAGGTTTTAATGCTCCCATATGCTGAAAATCTCCTCGACAATTTTGAGAATGATGAACAAGCTCATGAGATAATGATCTTAACATATCTTTAGGGTGTCTGTTATCTACAAATATAGTAATTTCCATTACTTCTGGATTATAATAAGCAGTTCTGCCCCAAGGATCTTTAGCATTTTTAGGATCTGAGATTAAAATAACTTTTGCATCTTCTTTAAAACCTAATTTTTCTTTGACATATGGATAGAAACGTGATACAATATTTTCTAATTGACTTAAGTCTTTAGTAGAATTATTAGTAATATCGCATTGTTCTTCTATGGCATATTTAGTTCTACCAGTACCAACAGGTATATCTGCTCCTCTTGCCGGCTGGCGCCGGTATTGAGATAATTCATCTGCAACTCTTTTTTTATTACGTCTTAAATTATCTTTACGAAGTTCAGCAGTTCTTAGGGCACGTTCAAGTTTTGTTTTTTCACTTCGAGTTATGGTTCGGTCTCTTAATTTAGCTTTTAAATTATTGATTATTTTATCTACTTTAGTTAATTTAATAACATATGGTTCAGTGCCTCCTTCTAATTCATCTTCCGCACTAACACTTTCCCATCTTTCATCTAAAAGTTTTTCTATTAATTTATATTTTTCTTTTATATTCATTAACTTCCTCCAAAACCGGCCGGTGCGGATTTAGATCTTTTATAACTAGGTTTCTTACTAAAAGGGGAAACATTTTTTTGCCCCCCAAAACCAATTAAAAATTTCTTTTTAATACTATGTTTTTGCTTTAATCTTCTTTGGAAGTTGGCCTCCTCGACAATCGGATCAAATCTTTTGCGTACATCGTCTTCTAAATTATCGATCATTATTTTAAGTGAACCTCGTACATCTTTATGTAAAGACATAATTCGATCATATGATTCATTAATTAATTTATAAAGTAATTTCAGATAACCAGTTCGTCGCAACATCTTGAATGTTAAATTTTCTGGTGAATATATGCCATCTTCTTTTAAGCCTAGATTTCTCATATTTTTAATTTTTTCTTTAAGGTTTTTTGCTGCGTCTAAGCTTTTAGGATATTCTTTCAATTCAAATAGATCAAAAACTCTTTCGATCCGATCGATTAATTGATTGGTTTTTTTCGAAGTTGTCTCAAGATCAACTTCGAAATCAGCTCTGATTGGCTTTTTAAGCCATTTATTATTTTTTACAGAATATACACTATCAGATATATGTGGTTCTTTTTCATTTTGTACATAAATCTCTACTTCATGATCATTCATTTTAATATTGTGTTTGTTGTTCCAGATAAAAATTTTGCCTCCGAAAAATTCTTTGACTAACTCTTCATTTTCATCCACATCTAAAAAATCTAACAATATATGAAGATCAATATCAGAATATTTTGACCAATTATAGCCAGATAATGATCCAGTAATAATAACATCTTTGAGCTTTACTGATTTTAACAAATCTAATGATTGAAAAAAATCATCGGCAATTTGAAGTAATTTTTGACGAACCGATTTATTAAGCACCATCTTGTGATTCCAAAATGCTGGTTGCAACTTTTCTTTTGGCACTAGAGATTCGATATCTAAGTCGGCTTCTTTTTTAAATTCTTCCCAAAGTGTTTTAATCATCTTAGGTTATCCAGTTTTCCTTCTAGGCGGCCAATAATACGCAATATTTCAGTATTATTATCTTTTATTTTATCGATATCTACTCGAATTAATTCAATTTCATGTTCTACTCGTTCCACTCGATCATCACCTACATTTTGAATCCAGAAAATAATTCCCGCGACTGTAGTAACTATAGCGACTCCCAATAAAATATAATCTCGAACTATACCAATACCCGATGATGTTACTGTGGTTTCACTGCTCATTTTTTATTCCTTTTTTTATTCTTTCTTCTAGGCGTTTTAGACGCTTGATAATTCTTCTTTGTTCAACGTTTATACTCGGATGCTTTTTGTCGATAATTATGATTTTTTCTTTTTTAGAATCTTCTGTTTTTGTTATTGCCAATGCTGTAAATGCTAACACAGAGCTAATAAAGAAAAATATTGACAAGGCAAAGAGAAAATAACAAACCTTGCCGCGGCGGTTATTACAAATATTTTCTACCACAATACAGTAAGTAGTTTTATGTTGACTTGAAAAAATTTATTACATATAATAATATTGAAATACTTCTATAATCTAATTATTTTAGAGGATGGCCTTTAAGTATTATTAATGAAATTTGCAAATATTGATGTAAAAATCCGAATTCTAGCCTGGTCAATCACGTTAGTTTTAGTATCTCTTTTATCTTTCTGTGCTGAGGCTCAAAACTCTGATACCGGCAATATTAACAATATATCTGATGTAGATGAAAACGAAGAAAAAGATACTCTAGAGGAACCAGATATTATAATTATTCCATGGGAAGAAGAAGATGTCATCCCAGAGCCGGAATGTTTAGAATGCAAATGGTACTTTTGTCCTCCGCTCGATGAAATTTGGAAAAAAGAAATATGTATGAATATTTGTGATGATCCTCCAACACTTTACTCTGAGTCTGAATGTATACAATATATGGAATGTGATCCAACACAATATCTTCTTGATGAGATCGATTGTATAACTGATGATGGTTATCCCGGTATACAACAAAAAGTTTGCAATAAAGGAATGATACAATATACAGATTGTGTTACAAACTGCGAAGAAGAATTATGTAATTATGAAGATGACGATTGCGACGGAGAAATTGATGAAGGACAACTCAACGACTGCGACGAATGTGGAATCATACCATATGAAGAGTGTAATAATTTTGATGACGACTGTGATGGAGACACAGATGAAGATTTGATTCAGCCTTGCGCTACAGCATGTGGAGCTGGATATGAAATGTGTTATAATGGAAATTGGATATCTTGTACTGCTCCTCTAGAAAATGATGAAATATGCGATGGCCTTGATAATGATTGTGATGGCCAGATTGATGAAGGCTTAGATTGTGTTTGTACAATACAAGACGTTGGTGTGTTATTTCCATGTCAAGATGATCCTTTATTATGTGGACAAGGCTATAAAACTTGTGAATGTGTAGATCCGGATTGTAAAAATCTCTTAATGACTGATTGTTACGCTCTATGTTATTGGATTCCGTCAGGAAATCCAAATGAAATTTGTGATCCACTTACTGGAATGATATTAAGTCAAGAAAAATGTAATAATTTTGACGATGATTGTGATCAGGAAATTGATGAAGATCTCTATGCACCTTGTTATACCGGTCCAGAAGGTACGATTATGGTTGGTATATGTATTCCAGGCGAAATGACTTGTGACGCTGGTACTTGGGGAAATTATAATGAAGCTGAAAGTTTTATTCCATATTATTGTAAAGATGAGATAGTACCTCAAGAAGAAATTTGTAATGGATTGGATGATGATTGTGATGGAATCGCTGATTGGGGCGACGAAATGAAAGACACAGATGTTTTATTCATCGTCGATTGGTCTGGATCGATGATTGATGAAATGGGTGCAGTAATGATAGCATTAAATCAATTCGCACAAAATTTCAGCGATGAAGATGTTATTAAGTGGGCATTTATACGCGGACCGGTCGCCGTACTACCTTCAACTTCTAATGAGCGCTTAGAATTACAGCAAGATTTAATTGGATTTTCAGATTTTCTGACTTCTTTGGCCGGAATAGATACGAATCCTCAATCGATGAGCACTGCTTTCGAAATGCTTTTAGATGCGATTTACATATCAGTTCATAATATTACAGCAACGCTTTCGCAACCAATTTCCAATTTTCAGTGGATTGGTGAAGCTGGAATGTCCCCACATGTAATAGAATCAGAACCTCCATTACAAAATTTCAATATAAGTTGGCGTCCCGGGGCAGACCGAATAATCATCGTTTTTAGCGACGAACACCCCCAAAGCTACCTGGTACCTAAACTTGACATAGAAGACGTTAAAATGGCCGTCTCTGGCGTGCCTCAGCTTAAATTATATACATTTTCTCGACCCGGCTCTGATCAAAACAAGTGGGAACAAATAGCGAACGCTGGAAATGGAAACTGGTATAAGCTTACAAATAATCCTACTGAAATGTATGCTAGTTTAATGGAGATACTTGATGAGATTTGTAAAGGCGGGTCAAATGAATGATGAAGAAAATAACAATTTTTATCATCATGCTTTTATTTGCTGTTACGTGTAGTAATCACAATTCAACTATTTTTCTCAATAACAAGCACAAATTTATATATAAAAGACAACAATGTGATCCACAAAAACCTTTCCCACAAATGATATTGATTCCTTATTTTGAAAAAGCTACTCAAATAATACCAAATTGTAAAACATATCCAGTACATCAAACAACATTTGCTTTATTTATTTTTTATCACCAATGGTTAGAAAACTTTGAAGATAATAATATGGCAGTCAGAGGAATGCTAGAAAAAGTCATGATTGAGTGGGGAACAGAAAAACGTGTTAGTATTGGCGGCTATGATTTAAAAGGAATTCCGGCTGAAAATCAAAATATCCTAGGTATTGTAGAGTCTGAAAATATGATTTGGGTTTGGGAAGGTTATAATCATAATATATCTGAAAGTGCTTTATTTCATGAATTAGTACATCTGGCAATTAGAGCGAAATATGGCGAGCATGGGGATCCGGATCATGAAGGATCTAAATATAGAGGATGGACGGCGGCACATACTAGAATGATTATTGAAACCAAACAAATGTTACAAGCATTTGAATTATAAAAAACTATTTATTTTATTATGAAAAACTTTATTAAGTTATTCGAAAATTATCGTCGCTTCTTAAACGAAGAACAGCTTCTTGTTGAAGCTCGCGAAACGGATGCCCTCAAAAGGGTTGTCAAAGGAGTCAAGAGCGAAGAAGTAAATGAATTTTTAACTTCCTATATGGATCATCTTTTTGGTTATGATCCTTCTGGCAATCAAAAATATGCACTTTGGATTGCCAAAATGTTGAATAATTCAGCCCATCGAATGATTCACAGCGTTGAAAAGGAACGTTTCGCGGTGGCAGATTATCTTGACTCCATCAAAGCCGGAGTTGGTTCAGACATTCAAACTATTCAACGAAACTTGGCCAATTATCATAAAATGGCTCAAAAGAACTTGATTGAAAAAGATATTAATAAATTTGATGATATATCCGATTGGGCTCATGCTGTCTATAGGGCAATTGCCGAGAACGAAGAGAGACAACAGATGAAGGCAATGGAAAAAAAGGCCAAATCTGAATCTGATGTTATTTCCAGTGGTGATGATTATATGATTGTTCGTCCTCGATCAAAAGAAGGCTCTTGTTATTATGGCCAAGGAACTCGCTGGTGTATCTCTGCCACAAAAAGCCAAAATTACTTTGATAGTTATACTGAAGAAGGCAAAGGCTTCTATTTTGTTTTCTTTCATCACTTACAGCAAGATGATATAATGAAAAAGATGGCTTTGGTTTTTGAGCCCGGGTACGACGAACCCTCTGAGGTTTATGATCGTCCGGATGATGAAGTTGGAATCGACGGCTTAAGAGAAGCTGTCGAAGAGAATCTTTTGCTGAAAGGATTCTGGAATTCGTTGCCAGATAAAAAAGCAGTAAAGAAGATCTTCAATAAAAAACCAGAAGAATTAAAAAAGTTAGTAGCTAAACTTCAACACGAATTGGAAATATTTAGAGAAGGGGACGAGATAGGCGATAAAACTCTTAAATATAAAGATGCGGATCTTGAAGTTCTCGCTACAGCTTTTAAAGCTTTGGGTATTGATATCGAAGATAACAATGATATAGAAGAAGAATTTGATGAGCTGATCAGCGAAGATCTTTGGGATATTATCGCGGCATCAGCTCGCCATTGGGATGAAAATCCTGCAGGACCAACTGAAGAAGAATATCAAGTAATAGAAGACGCAGTCGATCTTAATCATTTTTATATCTCTCGCGAAGAAATGGATGAAGGTAGAATGTATTGGGATGCTGGAACAACATTTCAGTTTGATGATGTTGATGATCTTGTAG